ATTTCCCAAACAGTTTGTGATACCTACGTTGTAGAGCTAACGCATGATTCCATACAAAACAACATTCACGAAGCATCTTGTCAAGATACTTCGTTTTCCTGGAATGGTATATGTTGTATTTGTATGAAATCATTTTTTTTATCTGTAATTTTGATTCAAAATTAATCAAACCAATTCATCTACCTACTAAAGTATGGTGGTTTTGTTGGTTAAATAATCATAAAACTATGAGCATAAAAGTAATAAGATACAGGTTGCCCTCTTATTGGGCTTGCCCGTTAATCAATGATGATTACACTGGATTAACGGATGAAGAATGTGAGGAAATCAAACGCTTCTTGAAAAAAGCAGAAGGTTATCCGGTAGATGTAGACTGGGGAACGCAGGGGTTTTACCGTTGTAATGACGCGGGAACACTTCCTGGAGAATGTGCAGATTTTATTTTTCATAAGTGTAATGATTAAATTGAAATAATATGGAAACTACAAACAAACTGTTTTATTCAGGTACAAAATTCTTTACAGAAAATGAAGAAGATTATAGAATAACAGTTAGAATCTCTTTGGATGATGACTGCAAAAATAACATATGCGACTGGAGCATAACAGCCGACGTTGACTGGAAAAACAAGCATGGAAAATATAAGGATTACTTAGGAGGCTGCTGCCACGATGAAGTCGCAAAACATTTTCCGGAATTGTCGAAATTCATATCGTTGCATCTTTGTAACCATTATGGTGCTCCTATGTATCCGGTGGAAAATGGCATATATCACGTTAGAAGAAGTGGCATGTCTGTAGCAATGGAGTATTTGCGTATATCAGAACAAGAATGCGCAGAATTATATAAAGCCTCTGAGGATGAGTTGTATTTCAAGTATCAGCTTTTCAATCTTGGGATTGTGGATAGATGGAAAAGAGAATCAGAAGAGCTTATTGCGGAACTTGAAAAATTGTGTGGAAAGAAGTGGGTTAATCCATATAAGCCGGAAGAAGAAAGATTTGTTTTAACACTAACGGACGAGGAACGATCTCTTATTGAAGAGCGTATTAAAGCCGGGCATTATTCCTCAGAAAATATAGAGAAACGCAGAGTGGAAGCCCATAAAGCAAAGATGGCGGCAAAACGTGCTGAAATTTGTGAGCGATACGATAAAAAAATCAGACAAGCAGAAGCAGAAAAGAAGATAATACTCTGTGTGTTTGATTATGGATTGCCAATTAATAATGTTATATATTATCCTCACACGAACACTTTATTTTTCAACTGGAACGATTATGGAGGAAAAATCACACAGGAAGAGTTTGATGATTTTGTGAATAACGTAGACCGCTCTCAGTTGCCGGAAGGCATCAAATTTGAACTTAAATAATACAGGATATGGAAAGGTTGGATTTTGAAACGTTACTTCGTGTCGTAATATGGGATTACAACCGTTGTTTTAAAGATGAATCGTTGGACAAGGATTTGTTCATAGAAAAATACGGGAAAGTTATGGGTGAACATTATTATAACAAGTTTATCCATGAATTTGACGGGAATATCCTGAAGATGATTGGTTACTTCAGAGGTTCCGAAAAAGAGGGGCAAGTCTTCTGCGATATGATAACCGAACGTATTGAAAAATACGAAAAGAGAATGTCATATGATAAAGGTAAGTTAAACAATTAAAAAGATACTTATATGAACAATTCAATGGTCGCTCACTTGTGGGCAAACGAAAAGCAAGAATCAGCGAATGGTAGTAACTTCTATTTTGAAGGAGAAAGTATTTACTCCTATGGAAGACATTTTGAAATCGGAAGAATCGTACGGAACAAGCGTGGAGAAAAGGCGTATTTGATTAATGATACATACTATTCTTCTACTACAAGCAAGCATCAATATTATGTTCGTGAAGCAATACCAACTGGCTCAAAGGTGTTCTATGTTGAATGTAATATATCATATTGTATCGGTAACATGCTCTTTGTTACCAATATGTTGGAATCCATTAAAGATGCTATTGAAAAATACAAGAAAGCCAGAACCGAATTGTCTTATCGGGATGTTTGGGGGAATTTTAAAAATATTATGGATTATATTGAGTTCTTTGATATGGAAACTCCCCAACGTCTTCTTAAAAAGAGCGCAAACGAATGGCTTGGAACTAACCATGAATTATCATATAAATCAGATAAGATTAAACGTGAGCATGTCCGTGAATTGAAACGTGTTTTCCAGATCTTGTTGAATCATCAAGCACTGGAAGTCCTTGGAACCGTTAATGTGATTGTAGATGAAGTTTGCGGGGAAGGTACATGGATTAAGTATTCAGAAAGATCTGAAAGATGGAGAAAGGGTGAGGAAGAAAGAGAAAGAATAAAATTAGAGAGATTAAGAAAGGAAGAAGCCCGTTACAAGGATTTTGATGAAAAACTGGAAGAGTGGAAGTCAGGAGAAATCAATTTCTTGAATACACCTTTCTATATTCCTGATGAAAAACCTAACGCCTGGATCCGTATAAAAGGAAATATTATTGAGACAAGTAAACAGATAAAGATTGGAATAGCAGAAGCCAAAAAACTGTGGCGGGCTGTGTCGGCAATGCACCGGGGCGCCGAGTTTCGGCACGGTCTGGTGGAGGACGTCACCGGTAACCAGTGGAGTCTAAATCGGTACGAAAACGATTTGCTAACCGCTGGATGTCATAGGATAGAATATAACGAAATGGAGAGAATAGCAAAACAACTGGGATGGGTTTAAGTAACCCATCTTATTTTATAACAATTAAAAACGAAAAGATATGGAAAATCCAATTGTTGTTCCGTTTGATTTAAATACGGCGAGAAAAATTAAAAGCGGAGAAATAGAAGGTTCGGTATTAATTAATGATATTGAAATAGAATTTGTATATGAGTCGAAAAACTGTGCAAGTCCTTATAATTTGTTTTTTGTAAAAAAAGATGGATATGGAATAAGCGCTATATATGCTAACACAGAAGGTTGTACTTTTGCTGACGCCACTCTGGAATTGAGGGTAGAGGCTGGAGCGTATTTCAAGAAAGGAGATATATTAATAAGCACGCTTGGGAACCCATTTATATATAATGGTATTATTAATAGAGAAGGAGATATGGGATGCATATATGGCATATCGGCATATGGCGAGATTATATCTGAAGAAGTTCCAATATGGACAAGTGTGTGTAGTGAGGATAAATCCAAGTATGTTAGATTAGCCACAGAGGAAGAGAAAAAAATCTTTTGCTGAAAGAATTGCTAATACAGAAAACCTTAAAAAAGCAGGAATAATAAAACAATATCTAAGTAAGTACGAATATTTACTTGACGAACAAAAGAAATGCGATTTTAAGCCATTCGATCAAGTCTTGGTGAGAGCGAGCAATTTGGGAAATTGGAATCTACACTTATTTGCCAGAGTAAGAGAAGAAGAATATAAATATGAATGCTTGGGAGGTTTGAGATACAAAGAGTGTATCCCATACCAAGGAAATGAGCATCTTTTAGGAACTAATAAAAGCAAATAAGATCATGGAACAGAGAACAGCAACAATTCCGTTTGATTTAGAAACGGCGAAAAGAATAAACATAGGGGGAATAGTAGGTCGGATTGTGACAGAGAAAGGACGAAATAGAGCAGAAATAGTATATGAAGACAATTCGTCAAGTTGTCCGTTATTGGTTGTAATTCATTCGATTACTGTATCAGCGGATTGGTTTTCTGCTACAGGAAAAGCACTTAGCAGCGAAAATCGCCTCCTTCTTGAAGTTCCAGAATATATTACATTTAAAGATGGAGAGGTGTTAAGCAACGAAGATGGAAGTTTTATTTTTATTTTAAATATACATGGGAAATATTTAACATCTTTTTATGCGAGTCTTGCAGCGGGAGTAGGTCTTAATATATCGGATAATTTTTCTGCATGTAATAACGAAATAGAACGCTATAGACTTGCAACAGATTCGGAAAAACAGAGGATGATTAAAGCGTTAAAGAAAAGCAAAAATCCTAAAGCAAAAGAATATCTAAAACGCTTCTTCGGAATTGAAGAAAGGCCGAAATATAAGTTTAAGCCGTTTGACAAAGTGTTAGCAAAATATTATGAGGACGATAATTGGGAGGCCAGTTTATTCATAAGAACAATTACAGACGATCAGGATGGGGAGACTAAATATGAATGCTTGAATGGAACAGTGTATGTTTATTGCATTCCTTTTGAGGGCAATGAATATCTTTTAGGAACTGCTGAAAATCCAGAAAAATGAAAACGGTAAAGTTATCTGATTTTTCTCCTTATGACAAAAACAAAGGAGGAATACAAGAATTGCATCATAAAATTGAGCCTAAAACACTTCAGTATTGGGGCGAAGATAGTGGTATTCTGATCGGCATCACTCCGATATATAAGAGACATTTGTGGAGCGAAGAAGTAAATGTTATAAATGATAAACAATAAATATGAAAACAAGAACATACAAAGGGGTGCAGCATGGAGACTGGGTGAGATGTACTCAATGTGGAGCACAAATGCTTCTTCCACGTGGAGCTGACCAATGTCCAGAATGTTATGGATACGACACGTTGGTGTGGGTAGATGAAGATAGGCAAGAAATGGACACTAAGCATCTGGATTGCCTTGCTCCAATGCGCAAATTGGAGCTACAAGAATATTTGTCTCAAGATGTTTTGGCGATAGAGCATAGCGAATATTATAAACAATTGATAGGGGAGGATGAATGGTGTGAAGAAGAAATATAATAAAGAGTATCATTATTAAAACAATAGAGAAATTATGAACGAGGATATTTTAAGCAATATGTTTGGGTGTGATACATATTGCATATGTGACAGTTCTTCAAATAGGTACTGTTTTATTGGGCCTATTGAATGTAACGGGAAGTTAATAGAAGAGTTTAGGAAGGGAATAATAGTAAAATTGAAATATGTGGAAAAGAGGGTTCTGGATACATTCAAAGAAAATGGGGTTGATCTGGATAACTATACCCACTGTGTTATAGTAAAGCGGAATTTTTATCTCGCTTGGTAACGGCAAAACATAAACAATATGAATAATTTTGTAATAGATACTCCAGATAATTTCTGGCAAATAAGATGGCTTGACAAGTATATGGAAGGCCACAAAGGATTCATAGCTGGTGGATGTTTTAAAAATATCCTTTCCGGAGAAAGAGTAAAAGACATTGATATTTTCTTTGAAAGTGAAAGCGATTTTCAGGAGGCTATTGATTCGTTCAATGATGAAAAACATCAGAAAGAAGGATGGAAATTTAAGTACAGGAATGAGAAGGTATGTGCGTTCCATAAAGAGGGAGAAAGGGTATGGATAGAGTTCATAGAGTCAGAGTTCGGAAAGCCTGAAGAGATTCTCAGGAGCTTCGACTTTACTGTGGCAAAAATGGCTTACTACAAGGAGCCTAAATACGAAGAAGAGGAAGATGATTATTTTCCATTCTCATCTGCAAGTATAGTAGCATACGAGTACAAACTACTCTACCATGAGAAATTCTTTGAACATCTTCATATGAAGAGGCTGGTCATTGATGAAAATATTCCTTTTCCAGTAAGCACATGGGAACGCTCATATCGGTATAAAGGATATGGTTACAATATGTGCCGGGAGACAAAGAAAAAACTTCTACAGGCTCTTAAAGGTGTAAATGTAGAGGAGGAAGATGTTTCTTTGTATGCTACTGGAGGATGGGATTAACCTATAAAACAAAATTGCTTATGAAAACATTAGAACAACTTAAAGAATTAACATCAAAATGTTTAGACGGTAGAGATTTTAACAGACTGGCTAAATTTGTTCCATATAGCATGATAAAGGATTTCGGTATGGAGCCGAATGAAGAATATGACAACGAGGAAAAGTGGAACAGTACTGTAGTTGAATTTACCAGAGAAAATGTCCTGAAACAGCTTGAAGAAGACGTAAGATTCGGTTTTGAAAAGGCATTAAATCAGAGAGGAATATCAGCCAGTTTGATGTTTGAATGTGTGATGATGTGGAACTACATTCTGGAAGAAGGTCTTGAAGGCTGGGGTGAGGATGATTATGCATTTTATGGACTCCCTCTATTTAAAGCTACGGCTGTAAAATATGGATGGGACAATCCGATAGGGGAAGACAGCGGGAGAGAAAGAAAATATGATTCACAATATTAAATCGGTATATTATGAGCACAAGTAAAGAATACAAGGCAGTAAGGAACTATATATTAAATGAACTTCACCTTACCAAAGAAGATATAATCAAAAACATAGAGCTGTTATTAGAGAAACACGTAAAACGGTACATGGTTAATACATATGGAGGTGACAACCAGATAGAAAACTGGATCAGATGCATGGTGAATGATGAACTCAAACAAAGAGATCATGATTTTGTAAGAAGAGCATGCGAGAGCGTCATCAGGGATCATGTATTAAATGAGTTGAATATAATCGTAAGATCCAAAAGTGAGAAATGTACATGTGAAAACAGAGTACCATCCGAAGAGGATAAGAAAGAGTCAACTGACGGACTGTATATAATCTACAAAGATGGACATGCAGAGCCGTTTACCGGCGATAACTCCAAAGATTGTGTACGATACATTGGGTTGAAGCACAGATACATGTCATTTGCAATCTCACTGACGGAACATGATATCGTACAATTGCTTGACGATGATAGCCGTGAAGAATCCGGAAGTGGGACATATTACGAACGTGAATGTGATGCGCTGTTTGACATTGACGGACGCGGCAATACGGAACGCCTTGTAGCCAGAAATCCAAAATTGAGAAATCTGCTGGAAGATGGCGAGTATATACCATCTCTTGGTCAATTAAATTTAATGGCCCATTATATGGACGAACTAAACAAAGCATTCACTTATGTTTCGGCATCTCCCCTCTCCTCGACGTGGTATTGGTCCAGCACTGAGAGCAGCCAGGCCGTCGCGTGGTACGTGGTCTTCTCCAGTGGCCTCACGGGCACCGGCAACAAGCACATCGGAGACATGGTTCGGACGGTAATTGATTTTTAAAAAGGATTACAATGATAACATCAGTAAAAATAAAAGACAATACAAAAACTCCATTTGAATATGTTTCGGATATAGAAGCATTTGAAAATGGCAGAGAATTTATTTTCAAGTCAGGAGTGAATGTAATTATAGGTAAAAACGGTAGTGGAAAGTCAACTTTGCTTAACATCATATCAATGTATATGTTATGCGAGAAATCCATGTGCTCTGAAATGCCGACCGAGGCACTGGATTTTCCACCTATATTTGATGACGATGATAAGGTTTTTGATGGGATTGACATATCATCCGATTATGCAGGGAAAGTATTCCGTTTATTGCCATCGGCGGAGATGAATCGAGATAGCGTATTGAAAAACATCAGCAATCTCGATTTGTATGTGAATAATATTCGAAAATCTTATGGAGAGAAAGTGGTGTTATCATTGGAATCACTTTTCAATTTAATGTTCGGTCAAAAGGATTATACGTTTCCAATACAAGATCTTGTAGAATACAAGAAAAAATCAAATGCGTTTTGGATTAAAAGAATTGATAACCTGTTGAAGTATTATAAAAGAAACCGCATAGCATTAACAAAAAGCAGTTTTGAATACACGGTTCTCATGGATGAGCCAGACAGGAATCTTGACATTGACAACATAATGCAAATTTATAATGTATTGTCATTTCATAAACCACAAACACAAATTATAGCCATAGTACACAATTCGGCATTGATTTACAAATTAAGCAAATTGGATTGTGTGAATTTCATAGAGATGACAGAAGGGTATCTTAATAAAACTTGTACATTTGTGTCCAATTGATCAAGGCATTTATATGTCATTTTAACACATTTTTTATAAATCAATTAATTATTCATTTTTAAGTTACAGTCATGAAAACATTAAAAGAAAAAGACAAACAATCTTTTTTAGCAAGAAAAGAAGAAGTTTATTCCTTAATAATGGAAATGGGATCATTATTGGCAGATTATGATCATCAATGGTCTAATGAACTAAGAAGAAAATTTGAAAGAGCTACTTCTTTTCTTTCCTCTATGAATTAGAATATTTTCTATCATCGGGGAACTTGTTGGTAGGATTATAGAATACAAAGTAAAACAACTTATTGCAATGGCTTATTTCATATTAATGGGAAGAAGAATCCCCAAACAAGCTATAACAGGCTTCAAATTTCAAAATGAAACAGATAACATTCGTCCTTTTCTGTCAATCAGGATAAGGGGAAAGGACGAAATTATACCTTTCAAAGATAAAAAGGAGATACAGTCCGTAAAAGCGCATCTGTGTTCTATCTTCTCCGGATTTGTAAAAATAGGCGACTGGTATCTCAAGATGTCGGAAGTTAAGGAATATAAGCCGGTGACTGCCGAAGACATGAACCCCTACATCTTATTCAAAACATCTAAGTTCGGGAACATAAAAGTTCGTTTTCTAAAAGACGAAGATATGGATGCGGAATTATTAGTGTTAGATCAACTTTTTGATGTAGAATAAACTATTAATCATCTTTTAAAAATCATGACCTGGAAAGAATTGAAAGACAAAATATCCCTTATGACGGAAGAAGAGCAACGACAAGAAGTTGCAGTATGGGGAGAAAATATGAATCTAATGAAAGATTGTTCCTTGGAGAAAACAGACGAGGATATGTACTACAACTCTGAATGGGATTATACTCTTGAAGAGAGTGAATTGGAACCAGAAGACAAGAATGACCCTGATGTACATAAGGTATATGAAGCAGGAATGCATTATATTTATTCAAATTGATTTTAAAACAAACTAAAGATATGAAACCGATATTAAACATAGAAGACATCCACAAATTGAAGATGGATGAAAAGTTAATTGAATGTATAGCAGGGAAAGTGAATTATTACAGATTCTTGTGTTTTCATCCGAGAAATTCCAATTTTGTGATTTTACTAAATCATTGTGAAGAACCTGTACGGTTTTATTATAATAGCCTGATAGACAGATTTTTTACGGATTATACGCAACGTGATATTATCACCTATCGTAAGGAATACGCCTTAAAGGAAATAAAGGAATTTGAACAAGCATTATCTGAATTAGAAGGTAAGGATAATTTAGAAGATTAAATAACAACTAAAAAGAACTAAGTCATGGATAACGAGTATGTCTACTACAATAAACTAATACCTAAAGAGTCTATTTTTGTGGAAGAAATAGAAGCCAGCCTCCCGATGTGGGAAAATAGACCGCCAGCATGGAAAGGTTCTTCTTGCAAATCCGGAAGAAGCGAAAAACAGATCAAGAAAGATCGTAAGAAGAAGAAAATGAATAAACGTAATCGTAAAAAATAAGTGAGCTATGACAGCCGAGAAGTTTAAATCTATTTGCAAAGAGAAAGGAATAACTTGGAATGATCTTGTCCGCATTAGGGTTATCAAACCAAAGAAATTTCTCGGATTCTTTAGGCAATTAACAGGTATAACAATCGAAGGTGCATTCAATAGATGTTCTGCTTGTGTTGAAATAATGGCTAATGATGACAACGGTGTTTCAATGATGCACTATATTGATTACGAAGATATTATAGGAGTTGAATTAATTAAAAATTAAAAATAATTGAGTGAACAGTTTGCAAAAATCAGTACGAATGCGTTGTTAGGATTATCAACATCCGCCACATAAGAACCATCTAATCCCGTAAATATCGTGATGCGTTGGTAGTATGTGTACAGATAGCAAGCAGGCGTTGGGATAAAGCATTTGGCAAACATTCACTCTAAATAAGAAATAGTAGATATGAATACAGAATTTGAAAACATGGCTTTGCTGAATATAGAAGACTACAATGAGCTTAAAGCTAAAGCCGAAGCAACAGATGAGCAGATAAAGAAACAAGCCGAAGAAATGGCTAAGCCTGAAGTTGTCACATTGAAAGTGTGCTTTGATACATACGGATTATTATACAGGCCAAATACTTGTGTTGATGTTGAAATACCATTCTATGATGATGAAAAAATCAGAGATATGCTTAACAAAGCAAGTGCTGATATAATGAAATGGTGCGACAAAAATATGGTAAAATACAACAAAGAACTCAAAGAATCCAGATCTACAAAAAAACATTGCGAAGGGCTAAGAAAGCATATCGCAAATCTCGAAAGGCGCCTCTTAAAGCATGCATTGGCAAACGTTATTTTATCTATTATATCAGTTGCGGCTATAATTGCTCTTTTCACATTAATTCAAAACTAAATAGACATGGAACAAGAATATGCTATTCCTCTTTTTAAAGCTGGTGCAGAGTGGCGCATTAACAGCGTGTGGCATTCTATAACAGTAATTCCAGATTGCCACCGTTTTATTGTGTTTCTCCCTAAGAAATCAACAATAGGATCAAAGAATCCAATTATGGGTATATTGGAAGAGAACAAAACTTTTATATCCAGCCGTCCAGGATGTATTTTATACAGATTAGATGAAATGGAATCATGGGCTTATTTGGATGATCTATTACCCTAAGTAATTATATACTCAATTTTAAAAGTTAGAATTATGAAAAAATATTTAACAGACAAAGAAAAAGAGGAAAGAATGAATTACCTTACCATCCATAAATGTAAAAACGAGGATGAACGTAAAGAGTTAAAAGAATTATGTGATTGGTATTTTAAGGATACTCCTACATTAACTATGTCTTTTTCTTTAACAGAAGAAGATTTTCGGGTAACAATGGAAAGGGACGTGGAGTTGTCGGAGGTAGCCGGAGCGGTAAAGAATCAACACCATAAGAAGAAAATTTGAAAGGTTATGACCGACAGAGAACTTCTTGAAGAAAACAATAAGATGTTAAAGGAAATTCTAAGTTTTGTGAGAAAAGTTGACTCTGTTGAATACAGGGATCATCAAGACTTTATGGAATTTCTTAGAAATGTGGCGGCCGATATATGGGTGGAATATACGGAGCCCGAACAAAGAGGTAGATTGTTTAATTTAATAAATAAAAAGAAATGAAAACAGTTTTTGATTTAAGCAGAGATGAGATTGTGTCATTGACATGCAAAGAGATATATCTGTATATAGACAAAGAGCTTGCTGGTAAAGGTATTCCAATTGAAGCTAAAAACTGGAATATAAAGAACAAAAAAGAAGTCGTGTATCCAAGAACTGGAGTTCCAGTATTTATGTTAAAAGATATCGGCATCGGTTTTAGAACCATAGAAGGTGCAACAGAGGTGGCTAATTTGCTTATTAAATATAATGCATTTAAAATGGAATCAAAGTTTCTGATAGGATCGTATGAACAGTTTTGGATCATAAATGGAAGTGTTTGCCCAGCCATTACAGGAGAAGCAGGATATAGCAAGGAAGAGTTTGATAAGGTAAACAAGGAAAACAAAGATCCAGAATTGGAAAGTATAAATTCCTTCAATGATACTGTGAAAAAAGCCAATGAAATTAAAGACAGGGTGTTGAAATACGTGTACAACATAAAACAAGAGCGTTCATATAACAATGACCTGATTGGTATCTTTGAAAGGTATAAAGATATAGCAGACGGTGATATGGAGGTAGCTATGAATTTTATTAAGGAGGCCTATCCATTCAATGAAGAAACAGAGTCGTTTATCAGAAAAAAGTTTGACATGCCTATACCGGACGGATCAAAAGAGCCGTAATTAAGCTAAATTAAATCATTTTGAATCTTTTTTATTATCAAAAGACATATCTTTGTCCAAAAAAAACAAACAGAATGGAAGAAAAAGAGATAAAAGAAGCTATGATTGAAGCCCTGACGCACTTAGAGGGGTGTAAGTATTTCGTGGCTACGATAGTAAATGAAGAGGAAAGAAGATTTGATATGAGTCAAAGAATGTCACAGCATCAATTGGCGTTAATTATAAAAGGTATCTTATCCAACAATGAGATGATGATGATGGACGTTTTGCAGTGGTGTTCTGAAAGATTTAAAAATAGTATAGAGAAAGGAAAGAAATCAACTAATTAAATATTAATACAATGAATAGATGGTTTGAAATTACGGTAAAAGCCGAGATTGATAATATCGAGAACGGCAAAAAAAAGAAAGTAACTGAAAAGTATTTAGTGGATGCCTTGTCTTACACAGAGGCAGAATCAAGATCGTTGGAGATCTTCAAGGATTTGTACAATTCTTTCGAGGTTGTAAAAATTAATCCTATTAAAGTGTCGGAAATCTTCTTCAACGGAGAAGCTGAGTACTGGTATAAGTGTAAGGTGAATTACATTACACTGGATGAAAAGAAAGGTAAAGAAAAGAAAACTCCATGCTATATGTATATCCAGGCCGGCAATCCTAAGGATGCCGAAGCTGTGTTGACTAAAGGTATGCAGGGTACGTTAGGAGACTGGAATTGCGAGTCTATTGTGGAAACGAAAATCATTGAAGTGTTTAAATACGATCTTCAGAAGGGAGCTGAAAAATTAGGCGAGAAGAAGAGTGAAGAGTAAGGCTGATGTAGTTTCCAACATAGCGCTTGTTGTGGCGATAATATCATTGCTTTCAGCAGGCGCTTTCCTTCTGATAGTGATTAAGACAGACGAGGTATCTAAATTATTAATGAACGTACCTCATCTACTGGCTTCAGCGGGATTGTTCTTTTCAATAATATCATTATTATTCGAATGGAAAGCAAGGAAAAGAAACTATACGTCTGCGAACGATGCGGACGAAAAGTGATGATAAGAAGTCATGGCTTATGCCAGGCTTGTAGGAGCAAAGAGTTGACTCCGAAGAAAAAAAACAGAATTACATCCATTAAAAACAGCAGCAAGAAGAAAAAGTTAGAGAACCCGGATTTATCCGGGTTTTTTCGTCTTATGTTGGAAGAGCTGAATAGTATTCGGATGTCTATGACTGGTAGGGCTATCCATTTTCCTACAGTATGTAACGTATGTCACATACTTCCAAAAAGGATATATAAGTCGGTTGCCACTTGCAGAGATAATATAGTTTTTCTACATGAATCGGAGCATACGGTATTCGACATGTATCTTGACCGGATGGAATTTGATAAACTTGAAACAGAATTTCCTTTTGTGTGGAAGTATGCGGTAAAGAAGGTACTGGATATGGAAAACAGGGGAATGATTAAAGAAAGAGGTAGATTAATTATTGAAATAATTGACAGATATGAGAAAACTTTATAAAATAAGAATAGAAGCTGACAATGAAACTATCTTTTATGCTCATATACAGAGAGAGAGTTATGGTAAGGATATAGCTATCGCAGTGAAAGATAAAGATAAAGATGAAGTGGAAACAGTGTTACATTGTATTAAAGAAGAATTGATTAGAGGAAGATCATGAAAGAGAAAATAAAAATATTGACAGATTTAGGATTTGTTCCTATGGTGGAAGGAGAAGGAAATACGTTGTTTAGAATGAACGATGTTGTGATGTCGGTGTCAGATCCTAATCAAACACCAGAGCAGTTGAAGAAGGAGGTTATGTCTTTAATAAAGAACAGAGACATAGCAGAAAGAGGCGGACAGGTTCCAGTAGTTGAAGAGCCGGCGCCTGAGCCAGAGCAGGCCCAGAAGGAGGAACCGGAAGCTCCGGCGGAGGAAGCCGCTTCTAACCCTGGAGAAGAGGATTCGAATCCGTTTACAGAAAATCAGGAAACGTTAGAGCCGTTTTATATCTGTGATGAGTTAAAGAAGATTGAGACTCCCAAATTCGTAAGATTGACATTAGACGGTAATCGTTTTTATGTAAGAAAGATGGACGATGGGACAGCCAAGATATACGCCTCGGTAACAACCATGATCAGAGACGGATTCGTAGATGACAAGACGGCTCTTCAAGAATGGAGACAGGAGATGAGGATGATTGGTCGCAATCCGGAAGAAGTATCAGAATATGATGCAGATAAAGGAACGATCATGCACTACCTATACGGATTGTACTTGACGGGTAGAGATATGGTCTTAAATCGAAGTTTTATAGTTAAGACAGTGCAAGAAGGCAAGCTTAAAATATCAAAAAAGAATCTTGACAAATTCTTTGGTAGCATAGATGATCTTGACGATATGATTGTCAGAGTTATGAAGTTTGCTAAGTTTTGTTCGGAGTATAAGGTTAAGCCGATGATGATTGAAAGAATATTGTCATTAGAAGATTATTTGGTAGCTACGCCAATAGATGCGATGGTTAAAATGACATTCAAATACAAAGAAGAAGGTTATTTTGGAGCCGTGTATCAAAGGGCTACGGGGCAGTTCAAAAAAGGAGATCCGAAGAAGGAAGTGAGAGAAGTGGAGAAAGAAGAGATTGTTATCTTAGATTTTAAATCAGGTGACATACGAAATGAACATGCTTTTCAATTGGAGGCTGAAAGGAGAATGGTTAAAAACTGGTACGGAATTGATGCACGTATTATGAATTTTTCTCCAAAAAGCACGAACAGTAAAGGTTATACGCTAAAAGAATGGTCTGATAAAAATGCTGCTATGGAGAAGGCAGACTGTGTATTCCAACAAGGGATGTTGAATCATATCAGAAAAGATAAGAGGTTCAAAGTGAGAAAAGGAGTGCTGAATATCAATAAGCCATACAATGAAGAGGATCATATTGTTGTATATGATATTGCTGAGGAAATGTCTAAAAGATTCGTAATCTAAAGAATTATGAAAAGAAAAATTAGAAGAACCGGGGAGATAATAGACGTAATCACCTTCAGTGGTTCAACTATAAGAAGCGACTATGACCAAATACAGTTCTATGACAGCAACGGAAGTGTGATAAATGAGAGTTTAAATTATTATCTCGATACCCTTCCTGTGGATGATGAAAACAAAGACGTAGATTGGGAACAACGTAGATTCGATCTTGTTAAGGCTTATTCTATTGAGTTTATTAAAACGCTGCATAGAAAAGGAGAAATAGATTGCGGAGTATATGTACCAGATGTGGTGTCATGGTCTATAACTATAGCAGATAGAATCATAGAAGCAATGAGAGGAGCTAAAAATGCTTGATTTTAGAAGATACGAAAACGTACCCCGGTTTCAACTTGACCGCAGGATCGGCAGGAGCCGACTTAAGCTGACCTGCCCGGCTTGCGGAAAAAGCCGGTGCCTCACCCCTTATATTGATGTGGCAACAGGTCAGGTTGTTGGAAACGAGTTCGGAAGATGCGATCATGAACGGACTTGCGGTTACGATAAACGACCTACCGGTAAGGATGTAGGTGATAAAGATCTTTGGATTTCGGGAAACAAGTGTATAAGAGCTTATCGTCCTCCTGTAAATCCTGACGTTGTAAATTACATACCTTTTAGCGAGTTTGAGAGGACTGTAGTTCCAGACGATAGAAACACCGTATTTAGATTTTTATCGTCTCTATGGGGAAAAGAAAGGGTATCTGATGTATTCAGAAGGTATCATGTCGGAACAATGGACTTATGGGGATGGAAAGGGTGTTGTATATTCTGGCAGATAGACAAAGATTTTGTATGTAGAACCGGCAAGATCATGGACTTTTATATAAAGACCGACAGCCAGGGGAATGAGATTGATGTAAAAAGAGTGAAGGAAAAAGACGGTGACAATGAGCGGCCTCATGTTATGTTTTATCACTCGTTGCATGCAAGAGACTTCTTGTTTAGACAATGCCTGTTCGGAGAGCATCTTCTAAGCCAGTATCCGGATAAGGTGGTTAATTTGGTGGAATCAGAAAAGACGGCTATTATATGCGCTGTGAATAAACCGGATGAGTTATTTGTAGCTACCGGTGGGTTGCAGAATCTAAGGCCGGAAGTGATAGATGTTTTAAAAGATAGAAAGACTGTAGCTTTTCCGGACAAAGGACAAGCATTTGAGACATGGAGTAAAAAGATAGATGGGATGATGATGAAGTCAAGGATAAAAGTATCGGACTATCTTCAAAATGTTGAAAATGTAGGAGACGGAGATGATGTGGCAGATCTGATAATTAGCAACAAGGTAAAAGAAAAACAGTATGAGCCTGGACGTTTATATTAAAAGTAAGAAGAAAGAAGAGGATCGTGAATGGGTTGCAAACATCACCCACAACATGAACAAGATGGCACAAAGAATATTTGTATCAGAAAATAAAGAAACGCTGTACGATTATATTTGGAGACCAGAAGAATTGGGTAGGGAAATAGATACCGATGAGATGAAGAATGTACTTACAAAAGGTATATGTATTATGATCTCCAAGAGAAAAAGTCTTTTGAAATACGAGCCAGAAAATGGATGGGGGTCTTATGATTCATTTCTTAAGTTTCTTATCAAATACAAAGAGGCGTGTGAAGATCATCCGGGTTATATAATTGAAGCAAGTAGATAACAACATGGAAAATTATAAAAATACTTTAAATGAGGTAGTGGTGATCGAATCGTCACCAGAAACGTATTTTGTTTACGCTATTCGTAATGCTATTCGTATCTCTAAATGCGCGTATCCGACAGCCAAGAAAGTAATTTTCAAAAGAGAGGACGTAGAGGTAGAGATCTCGGAAATGGAAACTGAAAACAGTTTGTATGAAAAGTTTAAAGAAAAACAAAAGAATAGGGTATGGAACTTAATGAGCGCCAACAACGGGTTTTAAGAGGCGAAATTTGTCCTTATTGCGGAAGAGAGACTGAGCTGGTAAATGCCGATAAAATATATAGCAGAAAAGGCTTAGGGATGGTTATGATGTGTAAACCATGCAACGCTTATGTCAGTGTTCATGAATCAGGGCCGAATAAGGGAAAAGCTAAAGGCCGGCTTGCGGGGCCATCACTGAGATCTCTTAAGATAAGAGTCCATGCCGAACTTGACAGACTATGGTCTACGCCGGAGGAACGGGAAAGGATGTATAAAGATTTATCTGAATTTCTCTCTATACCGGAAGAATACACACATATAGGTATGTTTGGCGAGAAGACGATGGGAAAAGTATTTCAATTCTGTCATGTAAACAAAGAGCGATCAGGTTCGAGAATAGAATGGCATAAACCTGGAGATAAGTGCCCTAATAAAAACAATCAAATAGTGTCAGGAAGTAGCGCATGTAGAGGATGTCCTGAGTATCTCCATGATGAGAAAGACGGGTATGTCTGGTGTGATCCTGATATGAGTTACGGCAGGTTGAAATAGGGCGAGAATTGCCTATCTTTGTGCTATTATCAATCAAAAAAAATGTAAGAAGATGGGCAGATCAACAGAGTACTACAGGACTCATCCCGAAGCCAGGAAGAAAAAGGCTAAAAAAGACAAGGAGATAAATGCCAGACCGGAACAGAAAGCCAAACGCCGGGAGCTTGGTCGTAAAAACTACGAAACGGACAAGAAGAAGGGCAAGGGCTGGAGGAAAGGCAAGGATTGTTCTCATACCAAGAACGGTCTTAGGTATAAATCAGTAAAAGCTAATAGGGGATCCAAGTCGGATACGAAAGGTGACAAAAATGCAAGAGGAGATAGCAAATAGGATAGATATAAGAAGGATATTCAAGACCTCTAAACAAGTTATGGAAGAGGCGTATGAGAATATCTTGAAATACAGGCGGGGAGAGCTTATCCCCGCTAAAACCGGATACGATTATATTGATGAGGCTTTGCTTGGAGGTATTTTCCCTCAGCATGCTATTGCCATAGGAGCCCGGCCATCTGTAGGTAAATCGTATGTGGCCCAAAAGATATTGGAAAATGTGATGAATCCGATGATCAACCCGCAAGCAGAAGATTATTTTCTTGTTAATTGCGAGTTCGAAATGAATCCTCAAGATCTTCTTCTTCGTAGAATGAGCCAGGATATGAAAAAGCGGGCTCCTGAAATATTAAGAAGGCAAGATTCTAATACAGTAGAAGAGATGAGGATGTTTGAAATCCTTCAAGGTGAAATCAGGAATAATATAATATACATCGATGCTCCGTGTACGGTAAAAGAGTTTGAGGCGGCTGTGTATCATATAGCTACCAAACATAAAGACAAACGTCTTATAATATTTAAAGTCGATCATATTGCTTTGATAAAAAGAATGGGGTTAGATCCTAAGTCGGCTATAGATGATTTGGTGGCGGTTATGAACGAAGCTAAATTAGTATATAAAAACATATTTTTCCTCATCATATCCCAATTCAACAGAGAGATAGAAGGAAGGATAAAAAGCCCACACGAGCAGCCTCCGCGTCTTTCTGATTTTTACCAGTCTGATACGCTGGGTCAGTTATGTACGTTAATGATAGGTTTGCACAATCCTCGTAGGTACGGGCTGGATAAGTATATGATATTTGGGAAAGATTGGTATCAGACTCTTGATAGGTTTAAAACTGAAAACAAAACATCATTCAGGACAGCCGGACTGGTGTTTCATCATATACTGAAGGTAAGGCAAGTTAGTATGGAAGAGCTTACTAATACAATCCACCCGGAGATCCTGCCAGGGCATGGATGGATGTACGGGGAGGGCGGGACGAAGTTCGTGAACCCCAACCAGCCGCCGACTCCGCCCAAGCTCTATACTGTGGAAGACGTTACAGACAATCAGGAACAAGAACAAGAGACAAAGGAAGAACAGTCATTGTATTAAAAAAAAAATAAGAACCATGAGACTAACAGTAGAAGAAAACGAATACCTGATAAGTAAGTTCCTTTTGGTTCTTACTGAGTTTGCAGGGGATGAAAGAGAGATGTTTTTAATCAACTCCATACATGATAAGGCGGTGGCGGATATGAATTATCGTCTTCCGTCTTTAATAAGCAGAGAACGTAAAAGACGAGTTATTGAGCTCCTTAAAGAAGGAACCAGAATAATCAAGGACTTTTCTGGTTATGCAGGTGATATGGGTATGATTAACGAATACGATCGTCTAAAGAAAGAAATAGGAACCGTCCAAGACCAGCTTGGTGACGTAGAAGGTCAACTTCGGGCAGCAGGAGAAGTTATTAAAAAAGAACTTGATATGATTGCTGACCGAATAAAAGAAGATCTTCTTGATCGGGAACTGGCTAAAAGTAATGCCGAGGCTGAAAGAAAAGCCAAAGTAGATCCGAGATACGAAGTAGCTTTAGGTGATTACAAGGAGATGCTGGAAGTAATTTTTACAACCAGAAACAAGTATTCTACGGTAGATTCTGTACATGACGATCTTCGCCAGTCGGTATCTACCGGTAGAAATTCGATTATTAAAGAAGGGTACAACAGTTAAAAACAAGGAGGGAATATGGAAAAGAAGGAATTTAAAGTAGGAGAAGTATTTGATGCCGGACTTGTAAGATTAAAATGTGTGGAAGGTGATATATGCGATAGGTGTATATTCGAAGATTACGATTCTTGTTCATGTACAGACATAATTGTTGGTCCATGTGGACATGTTGATAGACAAGATAACAAGAATGTTATTTTTATTAAAGCTGATTAGGTATGTACATCAATTTCAGACAACTTGCAGCATCAGACATGACTCCTAATGATCTTGCTAATCTTCTTGCCATAAGACAGAAGGATACGGTTATGATCGAAGCCATGCCGGAAGAAGATGCTGGGAGGTATATAGAGCTTGGCCTGGTTGAGAAATTAAAATCAGGCGTGATGAGATTAACCAACAAAGGAACGTCTTTTGTGAATTATATAGAGACACCGGAAATGACGGACGAGGTTCTGGAAACGTTGAAGATTATGATAGGAATGTACGAATCATATTCAAAAGACATAGGTGTCAGCAGAAAAGAAGCGGAATCCAGATTGTGTTGGTTTATGGGTAACACCTCATTCAAGAAAGAGGTCATACTTCAGGTAACGGAATCTTATATAGCAGAGTCAGGAGATTACACAATGAGCTTATGCAACTTCATATGGAAACCGCCTTCTCAGGCTTTTTCAGTTCATATGAACCTTAAAAATTCAAAGCTCTTTGACCTAATAGCTGAAAAATTTAAGATCGCTACCGAGCCTTATTTGGAGCCTAAGAAGAATAAGGAAATGGATTGGTTGTTTGCCGTATCTAAATTGCCTACGCCGCCGGCTAAAGGCAATCCGGATTATTTGTTTACCGGAAGTGCGGAAACAGACAAAGAACGATTGAAAAATATAAAAACGTATTTATTTAACAAAATTAGAAAGCAATGGAAAAAGTAAGAATTAGAAAGATAATAGAGAATATAATTATTACTCAGTTTCTTAATTTGGAAATGGATATAGTTCATGAAGAAGATGTGTCGTTTGAAGAACTTGGATTAGATTCTCTTGATCAAATTGAACTCGAGGTGATGGTGGAACAAAAATTCAATATTGTTGTTAATGATGACAATATTAAATCCATCAAAGATATGACTGATCTTGTTTACAAAATAAAAACAGAAGGACATGGGAAATGATATAATTTTATGCATGGCTTTAATAGCATCATTTGCTTTTGTTATACAGTTTTTGTTGTCGATATTAGGATCTGATCTGGATACGGATATTGACATTGATAGCGCTTCTGATTTAAGTATGTCTTTGTCGGACATCATATCATTCAAGGGCATAACACATTTTATTCTTGGATATAGCTGGACTACCTACTTTTCGGGTTCCCATTTAGTAGGGGTTGTGATAGGGTCGTTTTTCTTTATCGTTTTGTTTTACGTATATAAGTTACTTCTTAAGTTAAAACAAGAAATGGTGTACGAATGTCCGGAAGATTTAAATGGCAGAGAGGTGGAGATAGTATTTAGATCAGGAAAGAATCATTATATGGTAAATATTGTGAAAAATGGAAGACAGGAGCAAATGAGAGTAAGGTGCTTGTCTGGGAAAAATTACAAAAATGGTGACAAGGTGAATATAAAATATGAAGAAGGAGAATTAAGTATATAATTTAATATGGATTTTGGACAAGATTTAGAACCAGAAGAACTGACCAATCATTATGATCGGTGTTATAACCCCAAATAGTATTAAACCAATATAATTCTATTATAAAAGTTTAATACATCTCTTTCAGAGATCGGGTTATTAGCCTAAGCCTTGAAACAGAGGCTACGTTATTTGAGAATAAATAGTTACCAAGGAATGTTTATCCAAGTTTCTTGCTCTAAGGATGGTGATTAAACAGGAGTAGTGTATTTGACGAAACAGTGTTGCCATTATATAAAACCTCTTATAACATTGGCGATGGGTACTAACAGGAGAAATCCTGACTTATCCCTAACGGGATTTACATCTACCAAGGAGACCGAAAGGTCTCCGAGGGGATGTATTAAAACGGATGAATAGCTTTAAATATATTTAATAGAATATGAGATATGGAATTGATTTTGAAACAGAAGAAGAGGAGGATGAAGAGTATGACTGATGAGGAATTTGTATTGGATAATAAGAAAAAGGTTGTTATAAGAAAAAGAATATCTTATTTAAACAAAGGGGATAAAGTGTGGATTGTGTCTTCCGACGGGTATCTGCTACACACAGACGTAGTTAGAGCCGAACGCGGTAGATCTTATGTGGAGATAGACGGGATTCTGTATTGGAAGCGAGGATTAGATGGCAAGCATCGTAATCGTAATAACTACATGCAGTTTGCCATGACACCAGAAGACGGTAAGAAGTATGTCGTATATTACCCGGAAGAATTTAAAGACAATGACTTATGATGGTTCCGGAAACGCATTTGCTATATAAGGAGTTTAATGGTGTGAAACGCCTTGCCATATCTTATTCCCAGATAGATACGTTTCTTACCTGTCCAACGAAATGGTATAAGACTTACGTAGAGGGCAAAAGGTCTACGGAAAAACAAGAAGCTACATCCTATGGTACGGTTATCCATAAGACACTGGAATACTTCTTTAAGAACGGAAGACAGCCTTCTGGTAAAGACCTTGGAGAAGCAATAAGTTACTATGCTTACCAAGAAGACATACCTTGGCAATCACCGGAAAATATGATGATAGCCATGAAACAATCTGGGGAGCTTCTTGCTTGGATTGTGGATCTGTTTAAAAAAGACGGGAATAAGTTTATGATAGCTGATAGTGATCTTAATCCCTGCGAGAAACTTATCAGACACGGTGCTATAGTTGGAGTCGAAGAAGATTTTGTGCTACCATACCGTCTTCCTAAGCCTGTTGATATAAATGGTGACGTTCATACTCATGTGTACATAGTAGGATCGGTGGATCTTCATCTGGCTATAAAAAGCAAGAACGTAGTTCACCATTATGTCATAGATTGGAAATCAGGAAATAAGGTTTTTGACTCTAAGAAGTTGGAAACGAATTTACAGCATCCTATATATTCGTTTTACATCTATAGAAAATATGGTGGAGTTCTGCCAGATATGAACATCTATTTCTTTACCAGAACCAGGCAGTACCAAAAGGTTAAAGTAGATGAAGAACGTAAAACAAAATCTATAGAAATGCTAAATGACACTTTATCTAAAATGTATGATTTTGAAGATAATAGTGTAAAATCATTTCAAGCGTACATCCAGGGAGCAGAAGGAGCCAGGTATAGCAAGCGGCGTGCCACCCTAAGCCAGCCTGTTTCGCAAAACAAGCTACCCTGCCCGTCAGCACTGTGTTATTATTGTGACTTTGGATTACATAACAAAAACGAATGCCCTTTCTCTTCGGATTGGGATCCGTCTAAAAAGATAAAGCGATGAAATACGAGGATGTTCAAAGGTTAAGAACAAAATACCGGCAAGATCCGGAAGTTATAAACGTAGAATACATGAGAGACGTTGCTGTAAGATGCGGGAATTTCAAGAAAGCGTTTGAGCTTCAGGAAAGACTGGAGGATATATGGTTTAACTACTTAAAAGAGGTGCAATGAAAGAAGCATTGATAGCAGGAGCAGCGGTCTTTTTATTATCATACTTGTTTATAACGACTCTTATAAAAATAAGCAGGGCAATAGATCGGTATAAGATGAAGAAGAAGACCGACAAAATAAAAGTCGGTCAAAGATACGAATACGAAGGCTACTTCATGGATCCATTTGAAAGAGGCAAGCATGTGATTAAGATATTAGAAATAAAGAAAGGGTTCGCTCTGTACGAGTATGGAAAAAGCCCAAGTTTATTATTTTCTATGGAGCTTGAAGATATTGTTAAAAAATATATTTTAATTACTGATATAAAATAAGGGGTTATGGAAAAGAAAGTCACAATCAAAGAAGGGATGGATATTTTTTACAAAAATGCAGGGAAAGATATATGGGTCTATATTGGACTTTTTGGAAATAAAGTGCTATCCATTTTAAAAAACAAAGGTGTTATTGCATGTGAAAACGATGCTGAATATTGCGTGTTGATGGATGGAGAAGATCATTTTATAAGTATAGCAAAAGACATGAGTCACGACTATTGTTGTGAATACGTTGTAGAAAGAGCAGAAGCCTACAGAGACTACCCTTCCAAAGGTGCTACATGCAGTGTATGCCTGTTTGAAGATAATGAGAATAAGGCAAGGGAGATGTTGAAAGAGGCGATAATAGAACTTTCAAAAAATAATATAATAGATTGTGATGGGCTTTGAACTTAGACCTTACCAAAAAGAGGCAGTAGATGCCGGGCTTAAGTTTCTTACAGGAAGATCTAAGAAGCCTGGCATAATCGTAGCTCCATGCGGATGTGGAAAGAGCCTTCTGATATCCAAGATAGCACATGAAATAAATAGACCGACATTAGTATTACAGCCCTCAAAAGAGATTCTGGAGCAGAATTATGCGAAGGCCGTATCATTCGGTTCTGAACCTACTATATATTCTGCTTCATGTGGTATAAAGGAGCTGTCGGCTATGACTTATGCAACATTAAAGAGCATAAAGAAAGATGTAGCGAGGTTGAAGGATATAGGGATAGATACCTTATTGATAGACGAATGTCATTCAGGATATTCTCCTGAAGAAGGTTCTGAATTTATGGAGTTTATGAACGGGTTTCCAGAGGCGAAGGTGCTGGGCTTCACCGCCACTCCCTGCCGCCTCCGAACCTACAGTTCCATGCTGGAAGGAAACTATAGCAAGCTCAATATGCTGACGAAAGACGAGCATAACTTCTTCAAGAAAATAGTTCATGTGACTCAAATACAAGAACTAACTTCTCAAGGGTTTTGGTGTCCACTTAAGTACGAACGATGGTCGTTTGATGAATCGGCTCTGATGTTAAATAGTACCGGAGCTGAATACACCAACGAATCTATTAAAGAAAGTATTGTACGAAACGGCTTAAACAACTCTATCTACAAGCGCCTTCTTCAGCTTATGAACGAGCGTAAAGCCATTTTGGTTTGCATGGATTCTATCGAATCATGCAATAGAATATCAGAGTTCATGAATGCCAGGATGGGAGCTATAACAGGCGTCGTAACATCGCTAACAACCAAAAAGAAAAGAGAGCAAATCATATCCGATTTCAAAGAAGGCAAGTTGAAAGTGGTTTTTAATTATTCAACGCTTGCTACCGGATTTGATTTTCCTGAACTTGATTGTGTGATATTTGGTCGCCCAACGTTCTCATATTCAACATATTACCAAATATTAGGCCGAGCCGTCCGCATCCATCCTGACAAGAAAGAGGCGCTGATAGTTGATTGCTGCGACAACATGAGACGCTTTGGTCGGATAGAAGACCTGACAATCGAGCAATTCCCTTCTAAGGGCTGGTGTATGTTTGCCGGCGATCAGCTTCTGTCTAATATAAGGATGGGTGATATTATTACCAAAGACGAGATCCTTCGTCGGGCAGCCTCGCTTAAATCTGTGAATGGAGATGGTAGGAGAGAAGACGATCTTGATAGTATAATAATGTGGTTTGGAAAATATGAAGGAATTAGATTCAAGGACATACCGGTGTCGTATTTTAGGTTCTTGGCTGAGAATATGGCAGTAAAACCAGGAGATAGAAAAGAAAAGGTTATAGAATATTATAATAGGATAAAAGCATGAACAACAAGAGAAGAAAAAAAATATTGGATGTTATTAACAACGTAAATAAGTACGAAACAGATTTTGAATACATCAAATCAAAGTTGTCAGAGTTGAAGCACAACATAAATTCAGCCAAGGATGATGTTGATATAATTTTAGATGAAGAGACTGAGGCGAGAGATAATATACCGGAATCGTTACAAGACTCAGAAAGATATTGGGAATCAGATCAGGCTGTAACTGATATGGAGGAGGTGGTTGATGACATGGAAGGTATTATAAATGATATAGATGATGTGATTTCAACCATAGATGGGAGCATTAAAACCATAAATGGTTTTATTAAAGTAAATTTGGAAGGAATAATATAAATGGAAACAAATGAATTAAGGGAAATACTTAAATTGTATGGTCTTCAACATGATGTTGTTATCAACAAGAGTTCAAGAAGGTATTCTATTATCTTAGATAATAACATAATAGGAACCAACCACGACAAAGAGAGGGTGGTTGTGTTCCGTCCTATACCGGAAGGGAAAAACACATTCTGCATGGAGCGAGATAGGTTCTACACGGAGTTTGAAGAAGCTTTTGATGATGATAAGGCTATAGAAGCTGTAAGACAATATTTTGAAAACAATAAAAATGGAAGGTTATGAACGAAAACGAAATATTTAGATTAAAGGGCAAAATAGCCATATCCAACCTATCACGTGAGGACAAGGATATGATAAATAGCATCCTTGATGGTACCAATAAAAAGGATGAAGATGAAAAAGGGTATGTCTATACCGTAAGAATAAAACAAAACGACGGAAGGGTTGTGCATGCTACTTTATTTTTTAAAGACAAGAAAGGCCCTACATTTGAAGATTTAAAGAAGGAGCTTGATGACATGGGAGTTAAAAATGATAGTTATAGCAATAACGGCATAATTATCATTAATCGCATTATCATGAGCGGAGAAGAATTTGATCGCTTTGTAGGAGATGATGGATGATATTATTAGACAGTTAATTAAAATAACGATAAAACAAAATAAAAGATGGACGATATTATTATTAAAAAAGGAACCGATGTAGTTCTTAACAGAGATCTTAATGTTCGTGAAGTAACAGTAGCCAGAAAAGGACTTAAGGTTGCATGTGAAAAGGATATCAAAAAAGGAGATACAGAAGTTACACTGTCATACGAAGGTCGTATGAAGTTCGATGTACCAGTTGAATATATATCTAAGAGTGATAATACTCTTTTTGAAAATAAAGAAAGTAAGTCGGCAAAGAATGACATCATTGACGACAAACTACGATGGGATTTGCTTCCAATGGAAGAGATTGAGGATATTGTAAGAGTCTATCATGCTGGTGCAAAGAAGTACGGACCCAATAAATGGCAGAACCTTGACAACGGGTTTGAACGGTATCGTGCTGCGGCTGCCAGGCACTTAATGGAATACATGAAAGGGGAAAGAATAGACTCAGATACAGGAGCTTTTCATCTTGCACAATGTGCATGGAACTGTATAGCTACGCTGTGGTATGATAAGCACGGGAAAGGATTAATACCATTAAATAAGGAGGAAAAGAAATGACAATAGAACAACTAAATTATTTATTAAGAAAAGAGCTTTATGCTATAAAAAAACATAAAGACAATATTGATAGAATCAAAAAAGAATATTTTGATTCCAATTATGGATTAAAAGAAGGAGATAAGATCCGTATTTTACACGAAGCAGGAGATGAAATGATAGGCTTCTTGAAAAAAGTTGAAGTATGTGAAGACGGAGATCTGTACTTGACAATCCAAAAACAAAACGAAAAAGGTGACAGAGGCAGAGGGACATGGAATATGTATCTATCATCAAAATCAATTAAAATAGAAAAATTATCATAGGTGGTTATATACAATATTATACTAATCATGTTGTAAAACATAAAGTAAATCTAAAATTTGAATGCGATGATTAATTACGCAGCAAAAGCCAGAAAAGCTTATTTGATAAACAATTTCGATAAGATTCTTAACAGCCTCAACACGCTTCATTCAACGGTTGAAACCATGACGTTGTTCGTAAACGACCAGGCTTATAATTACATTCTTAAGCTAAAGGAAGTAATTAAAACCAGTCCTATGTATAAGCACAATATCAAGCGTCTTTTAAATGATATGGACAAAGAGATAAAGAGGTACAATGCTTCTATCTACTACATAAATAAAGAGCGTAGTGAGGTTATAGCTGATATAACACAAGCGATGGAAGATTGCCTCATGCCATACATAAACGACCTGGCCGGCGCTATAAGGGCAGCCGTGTGGTCGAAGGGCGTGTCCGAGGAGCGGACGGAAGCGGCGGTACTGTCCCTAATCGTATCCTCCTTGGCCATGACATCAGGCAGACTTATTTCAGGTGGATATCAGATCATGAAAGAAATGGGTGGTGGCTGGGGTGGTAATCCATTTACGTTTATGAGCATTGATAAAATAAGACACTTATCTACATCATTATCTGATGCTATTACCGGTGGAGAAATAGCTCTTGAGGAAAAAGAAGCCAATGACATAACTAAGGCGATGGATGTTTTTATTGAGAAGATGTCCGATTCAGATATTGTCGATAAAGTAATTAGCATACTCGAAGAGGCAGAATCTAAAAACAAGGAGGAGCGATCGTGAATTATTTGGATGGGTATGTAGAAGAGATTCTTTCCGAGCCGTACTATGATGATTATGGCTCTGGGATTTTTAGGTGGTGGGTGGAAGTATCTTACGTTTGTTATGGCATAGGAGCTGTCACTACCTTAATGTTTGATACGAGAGAAGAAGCTGAGGCTGTAAAACCAGGTTACAAATTTTTATGTTGAAAATAATATGAAGTATTTTGTTTTATTGATGGCACTTGTGTTATCATCATGTTCGCATGATGATAGTCGGGTTAATAACGGATGGGTTATATATGATCTACGTCCTTTAGAAGATGGATGTATAATGTATTATGGTGAAGACGAAAGAATTTCAATATTTTATAATAATAGGCTTATAAAATTCGTTGGATACCAAGGGGAATACAATATAGGAGATTCTATTAAAATCGTAAAAGTGAAATAATATGAAAAATAATTTAAAACTCGTATGTCCAAAATGTGGCACCCCTCACCAGCCTCATTCTCCGCACACGATGGATGCAGATGGATTTGAAAGGTGTGAGATAAGAACGGTCATGGAAGACAGGGGATGGTGCTACGAATGCTCTTTTTGGCAAAATATGTACGACAAGCACAAAGACGATCCTGGATGGGTTAGGATAGACGGTGAAAGCTGGGTGCTTAAGCCTATGGTGGAAAACGTACCGAGCGGATGGAACAGCCTTGGATGTGGTGGAAGAAAAATGTATATCAATATCGAAGGGAAAGGCATTGTTACATCAAATAACTGCTGGTGTCAAGGTGATGTTTCGGACGCATTCAAGGATCTTATGCCTGATAATGCTACTTGGGCTACGAAGGAGGAATTTGACAAAGCTCCTGTAGTAGGACATATCATAGAAGGTATTGGTTTAGTTTTCACAGATAGGGGAGGTCATGAAGTTAATGCTTAGAAACTTATTTCATGTTCTGCTTATACAAGAAAAGATGGTAACTACAACAATCCCCAACCATACAATAGGCGTACGGTTGGGGACTGTTGTCATATCGTAAAATTAAGTGTTTTTTCTAATATCAGGTATTCAGTATGAACTTTACTTCCGTCATCATCTATCAAGTCCAAATTAATATAAGCTGTATATGATACATGATGATCACCAGGAGCAAGACGTTTCATTTCTGATAAGAACATAGAATTTAAACCTTGGCCAGACCATGATTCTGGATATGGCAAAGGTGTAAAGTCGGCGTCTGTACATCTTACAGCCCAAGTAAGATTAGGATCTGCCCTAACTATTCTATCATGAGGTCCATCAATTACAAGATCTGGCATCTCATATTGGTAACTATCATAATTAAGGACAATAGGATCACCAAAGTTTACACCGTATATAGCAGCAGGTGGAGTAAAGCTTGTTATTAAAAAGGTTCTATTAATCCTATTGGTTGTTCTTAGCGTAAACTCATCAGGTGCTATCACACTTACTCTAAATCCATAATAAGGAGAGGTTGTTAAAGCAATAGCAAGAACCACCGAATCCTGTTCAAGCAATTCCTCTGTCGTATCAACCCTATTATCGATCTCTTGCCTATCTTCCATTGGAACACCGCCTTGGACACTTATGGAATCCAGCCGTTCTTTTTTAGACAGAAAGATAAATTGCCCGCCCTGTGGAATGGTGCCTACTTTCTTTCCTTCTACGATTACCCCCCCCCTATACAGTTACTAACTATTTTATACTCATATAGTTTAGCATTATTTTCAAATCTTCTTCTCATAATTTCATAAAATTAATTCAGTAAAAGGACGGACATAATGTGAACTACCCCTTGAACCTGTATCCAAATGATCTCCTTGGATGTTTATATCATAATACCACGAATAGGTAGATTGTGTAGATTGAGTGGATGTCCACATTTTATTACTCATTATCGTACCTCCTACCATTAAAAGGCATTCGTTTATTTCATTCGCATACAATGATATCAAAAAAAACTCTCCGGCGCCACCTACATATCCATTTTGACCATTTTTAAATAAATAGCTATTAGCTTTATTAAAAGCGTAATTTTCATTACTGGTATCATATTCAAGATACGCATTCTGATTTTCACGCCCCCAATAATCCTTTTTAACGGTCTTCATATAAGAACTATTTTGTGCAAATACATTATCTACTCTTCCATCCTTACCCCAACGAAATGTGCCAATATATTCGGTGGCTATAACAAAACACACTTTATCTACAAGAGCTATTCCATTGCATAGATCATTGGAATATCCTTTATTAGACCAATTTTCTTTTGTATATAATCCTCCATCTACATGTTGGATGTATATGCCTTTATTGATTATAAGCGAGGGATTTACCCCCATCCCTATTTGAAATCTTCGTCTCATGATTTTTGTTTGCAAGATAGCAATAATTGACAACATAAAAGAAACCGGTTCTCTATCATCTCTGACTGAGAACCGGTAAGAAAACAATTTCAGAAAAAAATAAACCTACAAACTTTTCAAGTAGGAACAAAAAACGTACAATCTACTCTTTGACGATGCTAATATAACATATTGGAATCATACAAAAACAATGCAAGTCTGATATTCTTCGTCTATTTGTAGCTAACATCATCGTCTCCTTCCGAATCAGGAGTGGCGCCGATGAAGAACATCATTGACTTGTTGTTCGTCTGCTGCCACCAGTTATAGGCGCGTGCTACGTCTTCCGGCGTCTTAATGTTATACCATTGTTTGATAAACGTCTGTTTGGCGAGTTGCCTAAATAACTTAGACTCTCCCTTGTATGTACCGGATGTTACTTTATCAAGTGAATAATTCCTAAGATCGGTAAGATCCTTCAGCTTCCGTCCCATAACAAACGGGTCGTTAATGATATCTACAACGTTAAGCTCCATAATAAACGGCATCTGTGAAGCTATTTCGTTTATGGTTCTGAATCCTACATAGGATCCGAATTGAGTAAGCCAACTTTCTTCGTTTTCATCATCATCACGCCATCCGGCAAGAAGCATAGATACGGCTTGCATGATAAGAAACGTGCCGGCATAGACACTGAGACGTTTGAGATTGGTTTTCTCTACCTCATTCATATTGTCTTTATTTTCGTTCCAGGCATCTATGATGTTTTTCATACCAGACTCGGAAGCTAAGCTAAATGTTTTGGCTATCATATTCTTTAACGTAATTGACAGTCCTTCCTCTTCTTGCATTGTCTGGAAATTGAAGCCACGTCTTTTCCACAGACGTTGAGCCGCCAGCACCAACCATCCTCGGTGGGCGGTCATGAACCTGGCTATCCAGTTGCGCGATGCGGCAGTTCGGTTTTCTTCATTCAAAGATCCGTTACATATCTGCGACAAGCTACGGACTTGATTCCTGGTTATAGCCATCTGGGTTTCAACTTCCTCAACAGTAACACCTGATCCGGGCTTTACAACCACCTTTCCATCCACGACGTCTACCATACTCCATAAAGTACGATCTTTTAATGCGTTCCATTCTCTTTTTATGGTACTCTGTTCTTTATTACGTTCTTTTTCCATCTTGAAATCTTGGAACGTATAGAACCGGCCTTTGTAATAACGAACATTGTCCATAGTAGCAATCATAACCTGCGGATCAAGAGGGTAGTTCAGGATTTCCATAAAAGCATACATAGGCGAACGCATTAAGGTCCTGGCCGCTCTATTGTATCCGGCACCATACATACGATTTCGGATATTGAATATCCCCATTCTCTCACCTATGACATATAATTTGCTTTTCCTATCTATGTCTCCGGTTTCTGCTATACAAGATGGCGCAAGACGTGAAAACTCAGCCGATGCGTATTTAAGGGAGTCTTTGCTTATATACTGTCCTACGGCAGATTCCATGATGAGGTTGATATGACCTGTCAGGGCGCCGGTAGCTGCCACAAACGGAGACAGTGCCAAGTTCATAACCGACATAAATCTTTCAACAGCCATCATAATTCTTGTAAGGTCTACCGTATATCCTCCGATGTTCACCGTAAGTTTTTTGGTGTTCATCCTAATGCCATAATAATGATCGTTGAAGAAGTCCCTAAACATCTGATATGCTTGGGTTGCTTCAGCCTTCTTACCGCCCTCAAATTGTTTGTTCAGCAACATCTGCTCCAGTCCTTGGGCAAGCTCTATAGACTTCTGCTTTTCGTTGTATAACGATGACTGCATCATAAGCATCGAATAAGAGTAGCCAAAATCGTGAGATACATCATCTTGGTTCTCCAATTCATATATGTAGTATTTAGGTATAGACCTAAGTCTGTCTTCCGGGTCATATACTTCCCCTTGCCTGGTCTTACCATATAGAGAATCGTCTACTCTGTCCAGGCACAGATCTGATACAAAATTACGAACCGTATTTTTGAAGTTAATACCCAATCCTTCCATACGTTCTATGTCTTGTTTTGATATCTGTGGAATAGCATACAAATTGGGACTCTGCTCTTTGTATAGATCAAGGGATTGTCTTTTTATTTCCTTGAGTTTTTGAATCATATTCCACTGCTCTACGTTTTTAGTAGCAACTTCATTACCGTCAGCATCATACTTGATACCAAAGTCATTGAAATACGATTCATCACGATACAGGCTTTTCTTAGGCATGCGATGACCATACCCATGATCTTTTACATAATCAGGATTACGGCCGCTATTTTCGGCTTCAGATTCAGCCACCCATGCCCTTGCAGGATCGAAAGACAGGTACGATATGTCCATGCCATAATCTTGGGTGGATGTACCGTTTTGTACGTCCTTAACCATCTGCGCCACATCTATCTCACCTCGACCAATTTTGTCGATCATAGCCGCATATCCGGTAGGCGCCATGCGTTTATAATACGAAAAGACCTGGCTCCTGGCAAATTCATTAACAATAGCATTAGCTTCTTCTATGCCCGCTTTTATGTCAGCTTCTATACCCTCTTCTCTTGTATTATTTAAAAATAAGCTGGCCATCTTAGTATTAACAGCATTCCTGAAATCTCTACCGTCTAATTCTTTGCTTATACCAAGCTTTTCTGACAGGTAGTTGGTTTCAGATACGGTAAACAGATATCGGTTATCAGCAGCCTTAAACAGCTTATCCCTTAAAGCCTGAATCCTTTTTGCTTTCTTTGCCGTAGTATGACGTTGCACAAACTTCCATTCCACTTCCTTGGAGTCAGCAAGAGCATTTAAATAAGACTGATTTACTTCGTTTTCAGCCTTACTGCTTTTAGTAAGGTACTTATCAATATCTTCAAGACCCACCATCTTAGCATAATCTATCAAAATAGCGTAATCGGCTTCAATAGCTTCAGATGCGGCCCTAAAAGCATCTCTTTCAGATGAGGTAAATGTTGCTTCATTGATTTCTCCGATATCAGCCACGTCACGGTTGTTGCCGATTATTTCCTTGATAATAGCCTTATTTTTTTCTATATCTTTTACAATCGAATCCACGTCAGTCGCATCTCTATCACTTGTCGTAGAACTAATGATGTCTTGTGCCATTTTAAGATACGAAGCCTTGTTATTTGATTCGGTACGTGCCGACTGTTCTGATTCTATGTCATTCCAAAACCGATCGTTAAATGACAGGTGCCCTCCCAACATAAGTGTTCTCAGTGCGGCTTCCCCTCCAGACTCACGCTGAATCGTTATCAATCTTTCCAAAAATGATTCTGATACGGCATTAGTGACATTATTTGATTCTTTTCTCCAAACTTCATTTATGGCTTGTATTTCTTTAGCCATCTTGAGTTGATCACCGGTCTTATCTACTCTCCTGGTTCCTACGTATATGTATTCTGAAGCTGCTTCCTTGCGTTGTTTACGAAGCAGTCCTTCTTCTTCGTAGTTACTACTCTTATAGTAAGCAACCTCATCAAAATTACCATTGCTATCAATAAAAGGCTGCCTCAATATCCGCTTCTGCCGAGAAAGAGCATTAAGGTATTCTTTGGTTGTTTGAGAAACCGGATGCCCTAATTCTTCTTCAGCCTTTTTGTATATGGATTCCATTCTTGTGGCATAACTTTCGCTAAATTCCAGTTCCGAATTTTCAGCATCCCATTTTTCCATCTGTTCCGTATAGATTTTTTCCTGTTCGATAGTAAAAATATCGGTATTAACCCTATCGGACGACGGTTTAAATTTAGCGTTCTCAGTAACCGTATTTCCGTCCTTGTCAACTACTTCTCTTTTAAATACGTAATTACGGTTATTGTCAACCACATCATTGATTTCTTCTTCTGATATCTCTATGTTCATGGCGGTCGCAAACGCTCGCATCTGCGCCAGCTTCTTATTACGATCGTATTTAGCCATATCAAGAGCACTACGAAGGTAATTAGAAGTTTTGCCGTCTACTTTCTGAAGCAGTTTTTCAAATTCAGATTTATTGAAACCATGCTTTTTCGCATATGCCAGGAAGTCGGATATGGCGGGCTGGGCATTCACCATCGCATTGTAATTGTCTTTGGCAATCATAGCTCCAAGAGCGTTATTGAACGGGCTGGAGGAATGTTCTAATATACCAAACCACCTACTTATCCAAGAAACATCGTGTTGAACCTTATCAAAGAACTCTTTTACTCTCTTTACCTTATCTGCCGGCACATGAAGTTCGTTCATTAACTTATCAAGCAACGTACTTTCATCAAGATCTTGTACTGATTTAATATCAGACTGAATACCGTTGATGTCGGCAATGACGGTATTGATCCTATTTGTATAATCCTGCTTTTCACGCTCATCAAATTCGGTACTTCTGTTACGGATATATCCTCGAAGATCGTTCATGATCGGAAGAACCTGGTTGTTGATAATATCTACGTTCTTTCGATCATTGGTATTGAAATGAAGCTTACCGTCTTTGGTATCACCATGAAGGATAGTATTTACTACGTTGCTTAAGTATCTGACCTGAGCTTCGGCTGTGGAGATCATGCTGTTCATGGCAGCCGCCATCTCATTCTTGTCTATTTCGGTCTCTACCTTATTTATCTTATCTTCTATGGTCTTAAGCTGGGCAAGGGTCATAGACGTAGTTACAGCCCTATCAGAGCTTATCTGACGTAAGTCTCTTAACGTTTTTCTCAATGCCCGGATCTTAGACTCAAGAAACTTGTTCTTCTTCATAGAAGAAAGGGAATATAATGTAAAATCATTATCCTTCAAAAGAGAAGTATCAAATCCTTTATCTATGTCGGTAATAGCAAGATCACGAATATTTTTAATAACGTTATTCAAATCCTGTCTTTGGGTTGATAAAGCTGATTTAAGCCAGTTTACAATTCCAGAGAGAAGCTGCCGGACGCGCCCCAGGAAGGAGGTGGGCTCTACCGGCGCCTGTGCTGTGCCGGTCTGCATCTCCCTGGCGAGGATCTTTCCAAGAATTTCTCTCCTAACAGCATTATCAAGCTCAGCTCCTTCATATACCTTACCGTATGTATTATAATACTGACCTGCATATTGATTCCATTCTTCAGTGCCTTCTACATCTTGCAAAACAGATTCAACAGCATTCTGATCTCTGTACGCCTCTACGAGAAAGTGTGCTGTTTCTTCTACTAAATCAGACAAAGTAGCATCTTCGCCGACTGCTATTACGTTATTGGCAATATCCGCCAATGCTTTAGCAGAAGGTTCATGCCCGTATTTGGTTTGGTACTTCTCTATATAATCGGTCATGCCAACGACACTAACGCCAAGAGCTTTCAGTATCTCGACAATAGAATTTCGTTGGTCACGTTCCTGCCTGCTATAATCCGATACGATCTTAGCTTTAGTATCAGCATAAAGATCGTTGTCTTCTAATATGAATGAAACTACAAGCGCATCAAAATGATCGTACTTAGCATCCAATTCATTGTATCTTCCAGACTTAAGATCGTTCTTTATCTGCTCTTTGCTAACCCTTTCCGTTCCTCCGGTGGCGAGTCTCATATTCACCTTACTATTATCCAACGAGCTTATGGTTATCATACCCTGGTCGTTCATGGAAACATCGGAACCAAAATGATTACGGAGCTCGGTGTAGGATAATGCCGAATTGAAAAGTCTAATTTGTCCTGTATGTCCTTCTCCTGTAAGATAATAGCTCCTTGTTTCAGGATCGAATATCTTGGATCCGGACAAAAGATCTTTCTTTATAAGGTAGTTAATTATACCGCCTTTTGTTGATAAAGAAGTAGAAGCAGAAGCGGTCATGACCGGTATAAAAGATTTGGGATTATTAAGAACATACTTTCCAGCCTTGTAAGTAATGTCTGCCACGCCATCCACGGTAGATTCTTGAACGGTGCCTGATAAGAATCCTATTCTGATATCATTCCCGCCAGAGCGAAGAGCTTCTCCGTAATCTTCAAATAATTGACTACGATCGTTCATGAAAAACAAACGAGGCTCTCCGGTCTGATACGTTACACCCACAGGATTAGAATCTGTCTGTGGTAACTCTTCTGGACTAAATATCTTAAGACCGTCTTTTATAACCATATAATTAACACCCTTATCCTGTACCATAAATACGGGAGTAAAGTCCGAAGATATAGCATCTTGTAGATACTGTCCGGCGTCTATTCCTGGTTCTTCCGGCACGGAGATACTTGACGGAACCATAGCATCCACCAACATAATATTATCACCCAGATCTTGGCTGTAGAATCCAAAGCCCGATTCTCGGATTTCATAAGGTGCATCTGATTTTGACACAAGAACAGGATTACTCATCTTAGAAGCCTTATCCAGCACCCTTTCTCTATAGGCTTCTGGGATAAGGTCGATGTTAGATTTTACCTTATTATAAGCCTGTTTATTAACAGGTACATTCCTTCTCCAGTCACCAAAAGCCTTTAAGAACTTATTAGAAAATACGGTTTTAAAAACAGTAGTAGCCCGTTCCCTATTCTCCATAAGAGGAATAGATGCTATTTTATCAAACAACATAGACCTGTCCCCTGATCTGGTAGAGACAGAAACAACTTTATTTTTATTATCTCTTTTAATAATACACGTTGATGTCATAGTAAAACATTTTTGTTATGAGACAAAGGTAGTTAAAAATCAAGCATATCATAAAAAATAAAGCCGCCTAACTTCTCAGTCTGATGGCTTAAAAATAATATGAAAAAAATTATAATCTGACGAAAAATCGTCAAGTTCAGCTTATATGTAATGCATGTACCCATCTCGGTGTATAAACCTTCCCGATTCAAAGCGCTCAATATCTTCAGGGCAAATAGGGCCCGAATCCTCTCTCCTGGCTTCAAACCAAAGCCCCGGCTTACGAAGTCGGCAAGTTATGATATAGTTGAAGCAATTGTGCGTAAAATGGAAAACAGATCCTACAGGGAAATACCTATCAGCTTGAAATACGATTCTTTTTCGTTTAGTATCAAACGTGATATCTCCTACTATCTTAGCCACGTAATAGCTTCTGCCATTTAACGTTTCATCTGTTTGTGGTATCCAATAATAACCTCTTGCCATGCCACAAATATAAAAAAAAGTCGGATAACTTACGTACCCGACTTTATTATTTGTTTAAATAGTTCAATTCCGCCATTTTTTTTTATGATATGTCCTGCTTGGTAATCATATGATAAACATTTCTTTCAAGATACTATTTTTTATACTATATATCAATTTCATCTCATCTCTATCATATACGTCAAAAAAGGATTCACTGGGGTCCTTTGGATTTACGTTCAATTGAATTATGCAATTACCAGTATAAACCTTAAGCCTATAATTATCGGAGTATATATCCTGCATGGTTTCAAATGTCTCAATTAAATTTTCAACAAGTGCTCTGTTAAATGAAAAAGGTTCTTTACCATTACCTTTAAATGTGATATGATCTAAATCCCTGTTGTCAAATTCATACTCTAATTGATTGCCGTCCATCATATCATAAAATATTGACTTTCTGATTATAAATCCCATATTGTTTTATTTTTTAGTTAATATAAATCTTCTGAATACAATTGTTCTCTAATAGCATTCCTATCTACTACCATCTCCTGATTATTGTTCTTAACAAGCTCAGACGCTTCTTCTCTCGTCAGAAACCGGTTCTTGCTTGTCAAAAATCCTTGAACACTGCGGTTTTTATGAGCTATACCGTATGCCGCAAACTGAGAAATGATAGAACAATGTCTCAATCCACAAAATACGGCGCCGGATGGTATATTGGTGGGCTGATGAGGACGCTTCTTGCCGTCCTGCACCCAGATGGCCGCGCATATTACTATTTCTTTATTATACATGATACGTTTTTCTATTAAATTTATTAAATCCGTTCATTTACTTTAATATAATCGGATGCCTCTTCCCTCTAATGAGTTTAAACTTTTTGCGTGAAACATCTTTTGAATTTTCTCCGTTGAAATCCCTGATATTGAAACTCCCTGATTTTCTCCTTCCATAAACAAAGAATATTTTATTGTTATACAACACTTTATCAAACAACCTAAAACCGAAAACCTCAAAAGGAGCTTGATTGTTTTTCTTCTTCCCCCCTTTTAAAATTTTCATTTTATGTATTTGTCTATTATGTCTACGAATTAAACGTTTTAAATATTGACGTTCGATTCGTTTCGCATTAATATTCTTAGAAATGACAAACGCGTCGGATGTATGGGATTTTTCAATCCCATATTTAATCCGATTATGTTTCGTAATGTAACCAAACGTCATAAAAACTCTGTCGTATCTGGATTTTAACTCTTCATACAACCTCCATTTCATAATTCCCATTACGGCTGCGTCGCGAAGCGACTTGCCTCTTCTGATCTTTAAATCTATATTACCTTTATGGTATTCTTTGTGACATGTTTCACATAAAGTTATAAGATTAGAAGGGGAATCCCCTCCGGTTTTTCGAGACTCAATATGATGAACATTCAGTATAGAATCTTTTGACTTGCCTTTACAATACTGGCATTTATGTCCATCTCTTGCTAAAACATACTCCCTTGTGTTCCAAAACTCAAGTTGATCACCTTCCTGGTATTCTTTACCTGATATCTCAGGATTCTTAATCTTTTGAGTATCGAATTGAGCTACTTCAATAACAATACGAGATATTGGTAATATAGAGCAAACATTTTCAACAACACGAATATGGGCGTCTACTTTGTATTTCACCGAAGGTGCTATCCATCCTAGACGCTTGCTTTTTACTCTGTTATCAAAACGAGGTTTTCTATATCTTAACCTGTTCCGTCTTGCTTTCCGTAGCTCTCTTCTGGTAGACAAAAGATCTACGATATCATTTCTAAGAATTACTTCACTGCTGTAAAGTTCTTTGCTTTTCGTCGTTGCTGATAGACCAACATGTTTAGTTCCAGCATCAACGCCTAAAACAATTTCCTGTTTGTAATCAGATGTAACGTACATTAATTTGATGGTAAACGGACATAGGTTTACAACAACTGCCTTTTTGTCTTTAAGCAGTCGTCTAACCTTACCATGCCTTGTTGTGGGCATCAAAGGTTTACCATTTATGTCTTGTACGTACACCATATCTACAAACGTTTTTAATGTTTATTCAACATAAGTCAGAGTAAAACCCTGTTAGTACCCATCGCCAATGTTATTTAAGGTTTTTAGTAAGCAACACCGTTCCTGAATACCAGAACTGTTTAATCACTTACCTTAGAGCTACAGACTTGGGTAAACATCCGTAGGTAACTATCTATTCTTAAATAACGTAGCCTTCGTTTCAAGGCTTAGGCTAATATCCGGACCATTTATGGTACATTAAAACCTTATAATAAAATTATATTGTTTTAATGTTATTTCGGATATACAAACTCATCCCGCAATCTCCCAGTCATTAGACATAATATCATGTTCGGTTGGATTCCAATTTGATGCTACTTTTTGACCTGTATCTACCATCAATATATTTACGTCAAACATACAGATATACTTTTTACCCCAATCGATTCTTTTTATCTTACGACCTAATTTAAGCCGTTCTAAAGCCTGTTCGAATGTCATGCCACGACGAGGCAGTTTGAGATACTTTTTAAGTCTGTCGGCGGCTTCATTTGGTGTATGGCCATCGTATTCGAAAGCGGTTTCTCTTTCAGGAACATCAAACAAATCCCAGTATTTGCTTTCATAGTGATTAGATACCTGACCGGTAGGTAGGATCGCCATCACAATAAACCAATCATCAGAACCGAAGCATTTTTCTCCATCGCTGTGTCTCCTTGATTTGCAAACTTCAACCTGTCCGTTTCTGGCTAATAGATTAAAGAAGGCAGCGTTATACAACATGCGATACCGATACAATTCATTGAAAGTGTGGTATCCGTCAGAGACTTCTCCCACGTCTACAGGCTTCTTGTTTTGAATACTACCCAAAATATTCTCTATATAGAGCTGTATTTTATACATACCCATTTCGGTGTGGCCGTATTTGTTCAAGATATTATTGACATCGTATTGTATATTAAAATCTTTTTCAAATTCTACTTCAGGATGATTAGGATAGTAGTAATCTACTGATGCTTCTAACACAGACTTGATATGCTCTACTATTCTCGTGGCATCATCATGTTTTAAGAAATTCTTGAATCCCTCAACGAATTTAATATCTTCTTCGATTGTTGATTCGAACTCTTCTTTTGTCATTACTCTAACCACATCTTTAAAATCTTTTAATTCCATGATTTGTTTTTAATTAATTGTTACTATACTTTCTTTATCCTACAATACAAACCCCATAAGAACTCAGCAGAAAAACCATCCCATACATTATTCTTCTGCCAAAGTTCTACTTTGTTAATAAACCAAGACCATGTGGGACCCTCATATGAAGAATCAGATGATGATCCCAATCCGATTTTCTCTATTTCATTCGCTACATCAGAATAAGGATCTAAATCGACTCCCCTAATCATGTTAATAATATCATCCTTGTCTAACGTAAATTGAAACCGCTCCTTGTTAGTAGGCGGATCTTGATTCAATTTACCAGTCGCAAGCCATTCTCCATCATGATACAATTCGGCAAGTTTCTTTACCTTATTTTTAAGAAAAGAATACTCTTGTGTGACTTCTATAAAATCAGCTTCGTTAGCTTCACCCTCTATGAAGATAACGGTTTTGCTTCCAGGTCTATGATCGTCTAAGCTTGCCGGGATCCCCAATATCGTCCATCCTTTAAACTCAGCTATCTTAAAACGCATGACGTCAAATACCTTATAGAAATCATCACAATCTACAGATTCTATTACCTTAATATCCTCTTCTGTGAATTTACCTCGTATCGGAATAGCGTAATGACCAGGGCAGCCATCGGTTCCGAAATATGCGATTCTAACCACGATATTTACAATATTTTAATTTATTTTGCTAAAACATTCATATAACATGGCACATCTACCACATCTCTTCTACGAAGTCCCTTATCAAAATAGGAAACCATATAAGTATTTTTACCTTCGTGATCAGGTCTGGGATCAAAACATTCAAAAACGAATCTTGTTATACCTTCCAAATGACCAAGCATGAAAACAAATTCGCCACTGTATCTTTTATTAGCCAATTCTTCTACGGTCATAATCTGTCCCCTCCTAATCCTGAATTGATGCTAACATACTTGACACGGACATCATTTCCACGTCCAAGCTGACCCCAGCCGGGCGATGGCGTTCCCTTAGCCGGAGCAGGGACAGCCCTAAGCCGAGACCAGTCCTGCTTTTGCCTCATGGCTTCAGCCTCTTTGTAATACCGGTTACACAGTTCTTGATCTTCGTAACCAACGTAATCTTCCTTATTTTCCATATAGAATACTTTTTCAACAAAAGTACGACATTCATGAATTAATTAGATTTAAAATAAAACAATATGAATTAAAATAAAAACCCGATACGTTAAAATCGCATCGGGCCTGGTATTGAAAAAAAATAGGTTCAGATCTTGGGTAAAGATTCGAGCCAATTTTTAACATCTTTATATTTAGGGTCTTTGTCTATTCTATCTTTCAGTTCATGCAATGCTGAGTCCATAACCGTATTCGGTACGCCAATCAACTCTCCTATTAAATACAATGGGGTTTTATTCGATTTAGATTCGTGTGCTATATTCATATCCAAAAAAAAGTTATGTGAAACAAACCGGCCACGGGTATTCTATTGCCCGCCGACCGGTATAATATTTTTATTCCTTTTTTTCCAAACGGGAAAAACGGGAATGCGGGAATCATATTTTTTACTATGGCTCCCGCACCACCGGAAGGACCTGGATCTGGATCTCAGGTCAGATCCTTCCAGTTTATTTTTTCGCCGAGGTAATCTTGCACGGCAAGCCATCTTATAAAGGCTACTCCTTCGGGAGCATCCGGATCATCCAAATACATTAACGTAGCTTTCACCAACTCGTTCTCACATTTGAAGACCTTCGGAAAACCATCCGAATAGTACATTGCAAAGACATATTGGACATCGCCCCATGTCGCTTTATCCGGCTTCTTCGCTCCGCACTTTTCAAAAATATCTTTTATTTCCGGCTGCTTCCAGATCCTCTTGGATCCATCGACGTTGACCATCTTCTTTACCGCCTCATCAGCGAGAGCATTAGAAAAATGGTAGCCGTAAGTATCTACATATTTCTGATAAGCTGGATCCTCTGCGTCTGCTCCTCAATAAGAACGACCTCTGCCACGTCCGCGACCTCTACGCATCTGAGGTCCGTCACCGTAGTATCTGTCGTCTCCATAGTAATCGGTCGGGTAGGATTCGTAACCCATCCTCCGGTATTCCCGGTCCTCCATTTCATGACGACGTTCGCGCTCTTCAAGCCTTCTTTCCCTTTCTTCCAGCTCGTTTTCGCGTTCTTCCATTTCCTTCATCTTCTCATGCATACCGTAATGGTCGTAAATACCACCACCGTACCCCATGTACGTCCCATCAGAACGCCGGCTTCTGCCTCTGCCTGAGATTTTTCAGCTATAGCTCTCTGAGCAGCTTCATACTGATCGGCCCATGCTCTTGCTGCATCTGCTGGATTAGAAAAGTCAGGAACCAAAATTCCCTTGCCGCCTGAACTTGTTTTATATTCTCCTGTTTTACGAATAGAAGGAAGAACCTCAGATGTTATCCATTTCTTAAATCTCTTAGCAGACTCTAATTTTGAAGATAATATAAGAGAATATAAACCAGATTCATTAATTATTCTTATACTATCTATATATCTGGTTTTCAATATAGATCGTTTTACGCCCCATTGATTATCAGATACTTGCAAAAGCATAGAATCATCATCATCTACATGTCTTTTTACCGCATCTTTAGCATTTATATATCCAAGAGATTTAGCCACATCTGACGCCACAAACCAAACATCTCCTTTTGGATCTACAATAATTCTAAGCTCTCCAAAATCCGAACTTTCAAAAACAGAAACTTTATCCATGATAAAAAAATAGGCCCAAAAGAGAATGTCAGATCCCACTATGACAAACCCTAATGAGCCAAAAATATCTTTCAACATCAAACAACCAGAGGTGGGATCTCGTTGTTCATTGTTTCTGGAGCAAAGACAGGAACAGGATTTTAAATAGCAAATATTTTAATACTTTTTAAATCAAACCAGGGCCCGCATCACTGCGAACCCTGATCTACACTAATCTAAACTAATACCATGAAAAACTTAAATCTAAAAACTAAAGAACACACAAATGTATGAAAATGTATGCTTTTCACAAAGAATCTGTATCCTGTTCTTTTGTGTGATTCAAGACATGGGATATAGTTCTGATACTTAATCCGGTTTGATTTTGTATCAGATTATAAATATAGGATTTTGAAACTACAGTTCTTAATTGACCTAAATCATTCATAATGTTTTTATACATAAGATGAATGCTGTTATTACGTTTGATGGTACTGATTCTCATTTCCTACTGTTATTAGTTACGTTCGGTTCTTACTTTTTCCTTATTCCCATAATCCCTTCCTGAAACTAATATTGCAAACTTAACAAAAATAATCCATAAACAATGAAAATCTAACTTTTCTTATATGTCATTGATATACGTGCATATATAAGAAAAGTGAGACTTTCACAAGCCTCACTTCCCAAATTATAACTATGAAAAAACTATATATATGTATATAAAAATTACCTGCATTCCAATTTGTTAAGATCATCCAATTCAGACTTGCTTACGGTCATGTCTTGCGTCAAGCCAGATCTGTTTTGGTATGGAGCGTAATCGGTTTCTACCGTCTTAGCCTTCTGAGTAGAATCGTATTTCACCTCTGATTCGGTTCCTGTCAGATTTTGGTAGATAGAGCCGGAACTACTCTCGCTTACTTTAGACCATATCTTATTACCTACTCTTATAAAATTATCATAAATACCTTCGGCTGTTATAACACCATCTTGCTCTACGATATTAGGGCCCGATTTTTCTTTTAACAAATACGGGTGCCTGGTGTAAAAATAGTGTTCAAAATCATTCCCGGCATACGAAGGGTCATACTTCTCCAAATAAAACAATTCTGATAAAGAAGGATCGGTACTGGTCATGCTATAATCAAACAACATCAACCTGTCTTTTCCAGATAAAGATAATTCTATTGATTTCAAAATATCAGGATCATCAGAAATAAGGCCCAAAGATGGACCAGGTTTGAAGTCAAGATACTTATAGGCATTATCATATAATTTTGTTTTATGGAGTTTGTTGTCAAGGTAAGATTGGTATAAATCGAATAAGGATAATGGGTTTTCGCTATCTTGTTTTTTGTTCATGTATCGACTATACTCCCGATCCACATCCACGTAAGGAACGTCAAGTACCTCCGGGTGCCCAAACGCCATCCTGGTCATTATCATGTCCTCTGTGTTCTGAGAATCCATGAACGATCTGACGTATTTTTTAATGGAATCCATGAGCGTATTATTATCTACGTTCCGTACTTTCTCTTTATCCAAAACGCCGTTCTTAAAACAAGATTCAGGATATATTTTAGTAGAAAAATGAGTTAGGTTGTGCTTGGCTAACACTGTTGATATTTGATACATCTCGTTAAGATCATCTTTGCTGATCCTTTGATATAGATTATCTCCTACCTTAAGCAATGAATGTTTCTCAAACGCTTCTACTGGGTCTATATCGGATTCAGAATAAACGATATTCAAATTATCCATATACTCCGGTAATAATCCAAAATAATAATCTGTGCTATCACCAAGAACATCATCTATAGAAGATGCCAGCGTTGGAGCATAATTTACATCATTATGCCTGGCCACATAAATATCAAGATCCAGCATCAAATTATCTATCTTATTCAAAGATTCTTCTGTGCCATCATAAGTTTCCGATGTCCCTATTATATCTATGCCAAACCACGTACAAGCCTCTTCTATATCCCATATCATGCTTCTTAAATCAGATTCGGTGTCGGCATTAGCCCTATGTAAATAAGCTGATATACGAGCTCTTAGGAACTCTATTTTGCCAGGATTGTAATAAGACAGATCTTGTAGCTTAGATAAGGATCTTCTCTTGCCTTCCACCACATCATCCCCTTCTATGTTTATTACCGGAATCTTATTCGTAGATGAGAACTCATCAAACATAGATTCGGCAAATTCTTTATCAGAAACGAATTTCTCAACCAGTTCAGGATATGAATTTCTCAACAATTCAAAAGCAGATGAAAATTCAGAAAAGTTTTTTATGCCGGCTACTGTTTTACGCATAGCATAATAAAGCTCAGAAGGATTATATGGTACCTTTTTACCAAATTGGTTAAACACTCCCTCCTTGTAAACAATAGGACCATACTGATAGTCAATAGACATAAAATAATTATCTTTTTCCCTATCATGTTCGTTAATAGAAGAATCTATTAACTTTCTCATGGAAGTCGAAACCTCATTTAAAACAGAAGGATCGGATAAAATACGACTTATCTCTGTTTCATTATACAAACCGGATCTCCTTAATTTCTGCTCATTCAGTATCAAACTGCCATCTACATAAAAATCGAAGAGAATAGCATTAGACAATGAAGACGCATTGAAAAAATAATGAGTAGACAAAAGGAAATCCCTTACATCCTTAATGTCCTGAGCCGTTAAAGGATCAGCAAAATAAGTCTGACGCTTCATATACGACAGCACGTCTTCTAAAAGAGGTTCACCATTGGGATCGGTATTAAACATCTCCCCTGGAGCCGGGTTATTCCAATGACCATAATACGACAAAAAACCAGGAGTGTAAGCCTTAGCCCATACCTGAAGAGCCCGCTCGCTGTTTCCTAATACTTTTAAAGCACTTTCGTAAAGAACGGAAGGCTCCCCGTTAGGAGCCTTAACCCGTTTTATTTCATTTTCCTTTTTTTCTATCTGACATTTGACACCCATTGTAATTAACTTTTTTTGCAAAGTTAATTATAAAACCGACTTATACAATGACAGATCCCAAATTCCTTCTATATAAATCTCCGGAAAACTCAAACTGCCATCACGAAGAGTGGTGACTTCCAAGCTGGGAATGTTGAAAACAGTACTGGTATCACCAAACTCACCATTCAACTTGATAGCATTTCCGCTGTTATTAGCCTCATAATAAAAATAACAATAATTTTCATTAATGCTTGGATCATATTCGTACCAATATGTTAGATCTTGTATATGATCTTCTATGTTACCAATTTTGTTTTCACCTAATATAAAAATACCATTATTGCTATGATTATAAACCATAGATTCATAACCACCATAATTCCAATTACTATTAAACATTATGTAACTAACATCAGAATCATGATCTTTTAATACAGGTCCTATATGTATATGAATTTTATTAAACTGACATACATAAGGTCTTTTTCCTCCAAGCCTTTTTATATCTTCATTGGATAACTTATTATAACATCCTCCCACGAAATTATCCGCAGCATTAAAAAATCTCCTTCTCATACTCAACACTCCTTATTTAACTCATTTATCGAATCCGAATTATCAGAACCTTCTACGAGATTCTTATTCCTATCTATCTCTTCCTGGCTCATATTACTCATCATATTTTGTATTTTTCTACCAGATTGAGATAAAGAGCGGATGAATGCACTGGAACTTATCTTAACTCCAAGATCCGGTTTTGCCCTAAACGCTTCACCGGTACTGATATTATACAAATCATACACACCTGAGTTCATATAGAATTTATATATCCAGTTTCCACCAGCTTTTTTGTACCCTAATTTGGTTAACTCGACTACACTCATACCAAATTTAATGCCATTACGACCCATTATCTTCTCTGGTATAGGTTCTACCTTAGCCGGAACAGATGTATATGCTTCATCACCGCCGTACAGGAAATAAGGAGATGTTACCCTTGATATGTGAGTAAGCGGTTCTTCGGATATACGAGGTTCGTCTTTTTCTATTTCTCCTTTTGTAGATCCAGGTAATTCGACATTTCCTTCAACTTCGACATTTGTTCTGGATTGTCCTTTGCCTTCTCCATCTCCCTTTTTATCGCCATCTTCCTCAGTGCGTACTGCACCGCCTTCTGCACTTCCTTCTTTTCCATCATTTAAAATATTATCTGATTCTGACTCTATAGACTCCACAACAGCGGCATACTCTGGTATGCCGCTAAGGAAATCTGCTACGTTATTCAAAAACTCTATTTTTTCCTCGTTTGTCATATCAAGGCTTTCCACGGGCCTCCATATGGCAGGCAAGTTGTTTGATTTTATTGCAGTAGAAACATCTTCTACAGTTTTATTATCCACCGTAGGCAAAACTTTAGAAACCAAACTATTGATATCAGATTCCATTTTTTCTACTTCCTCTTTTGTGCCATATTCTTTTAGGGTATCCATGCCATTGACTCTAAGAGAATAATTTAAAGCCTTACTTGGAACAAAATTAATATATTTCAAAAAGTTTTTCAACTCTGATATAATTTGTTCATCAGATCTTGGCCCAACATAATCAACCACCACCTGATCTGTTTGAGAACGAAGCCAAGAAACGTATTCTTCTAAGGTCTTACCACCTTTACTGGAAGGAGTGGATATTTTATCACCTACTGTTCCTTTAGGTTCTAATCCCATTTCTTCCTTAAGGCTTTTAGGATTACCTCTCTCACGAAGAAACCTCAAATCACCTCCTACAATCTTCCTTGCTATAAAATCAAAAATATTAGCATAAGACGGCAATCCTTCTTTTTCTATATGAGATTCTATTTCGTTTAACATAAGAGAGAAGTTTTTCCTGGAGGTACGCTTCTTGCCAGGTAAAGACTGCGTAGCTTGTGCCGCAGGAGCCGGCTGAGCTAATGGCGCCGGCTGAGTCTCCCGGGCAGCCCCTTCCTCTGGCATTTCCTCTTCATAAACTTCCACATCTTCTACCTTAGAAGTAACGGTCTTACCCTCATCAGAGAAAGGAAGATCATCCTCTATAAGCGATTTAGGTCTGGAAGATGATTTGCCAAACTGAATCCTGATCTTAGGAGCGACAAACATCTCACCTTCGAAATCTATTCCAGATTCTACTTCAGACGTCACAATGTCTTTCACATTCCTGCTTTCATCTTCTACCCACTTAACAACATCAGGAACCGTAGATAATTTTTCTATAGCCTCACGAGCTTTTCTAAGCCCTGAAATAGGATTCAAATACGATACTTGATACGAAGCCGGATCAAGACCTAACTTGGTCAGATACGCATTAAGATCTTGTATGTCATCTTGACCCATCTGCAACAATTCAGAGTCACCGTATTCAAGCAGCATATCTATAAAAGAAATCCATTTCTTTCCTTCCTCTGATTCTACAGAACGTAGACTAACAGGGAAAAGATAATTAAGACCGTTTTTACCTTTGATGACAACTACCGGAACTCTTACATTTTTGTAATTATTCCCCTTGTCATTTAATATAGAATAAGCAAATGGGAAGCCTGTGTATTTAGAGCCGTTCTTAAGCACGACTTTGCCATTTAATACATATCCGACATCAGATACTTTTTCAGCACCTTTTTCGGTAATAGGGAGATTTTCTACCTGGCCATATCCTTGACCGTTCACCCTCATGTTAAATACCGGTCTTCCGGGAAGAGTCTGGGCAACAACATGCGTGCCGACGCTGATGGTAGCCGACCGACCAGCATCTTTCTTCCACTTGTTAAAAGCCGTTCTTCTTATTTTACTTATACCATCTATGCCTCCTGTATCAGCTTTTACAACAGAAACGAATCTGTTCCCACTCATGACCTTGATAACCATATTGGACACCAGTTTATTCTCAGCAGATTCTATTCTTTTTTTATCGCCTGACTGAACAGCGTCATTGTATTCGGTAAAAAGAGACTGATTATAAGTATCATTTACATCTATTTCGAGATTAACCTTATCTCCTTTTTTCAAAGAAGATAATGCTTCCTGATCTATTTTATCTACTTCATTCTCTCCGAATCCGACACCTGTTCTGTACGGAACCAACTCATCTGAATCAAGACGCTTATAAACCAAAGAATAGGAATTACCCACGTCCTGAATAGACACATCTGTGTAACGGTTAAGAACACGAGCCGATTCTTTATCTATAGACCATCTCGCATGATAAGGAAGTTCAATTATAGTAGCCGTTTCTCCACCTATGTTAAGAGAATACCTTTTAGTGCCATTAGCGTTCGTTTCAGAGCTTATTTGAATAGGAACCAATGATTTTATGGAAGATATAAATTTATCGGCTCTAAGACCCGCAATTTCATACCTTTCATTGCCATCATTAGAGATTCTTCTAACCATCAACGTCTCTGGATTCTGGGCGCTATCTATATTGGCTCCCGGCGTATTATCAGATTCGTCTAATTCATTTACAAGAGAATCTATATTAGCATCATCCTCCCCGAAATTACTTAACGTAGATTCAGAGATACGACCTTTATCAATAATCCTGTTTTGCTCGATATAAGGAAGGAGGTCCGTGATATTTCCAACCTGGCCAAGATCTTCTATGGTAAATACCGAATCTGCAAGTTTATCTTCGTCAACTTTCTCTCCTTTGTCCCGCCTGTTCATTATATCAACATACGAAGAAATAGCATCATCAAGCTCCTTTCTTTGATCTGGCTCCAAATTAGACTTAGCCATATCAATAATAGCTTTATTTTCCTCATATACTGATCTCGGACTTGTAAGCCTGTCAGCCTTTTCAGATAATGATTTAATGAGATTAACAGGACTATCACCTAAAGACGATACATAATCATCAAAATCTTGTTTGTATTTATCATACACATCTTTTTCTCTCGCAGTAAGAAGATCGGCATTACCTGTATATAGTTTATCAATTATAGACTGCCTTACTACCGGAACCATAATAGGATTATCCATAGCAGCCTCATAATCTTCATCCGATACAGACTCCGTAAGCGGTGACTCTTTTATATCATCTTCTGCTTCCTTCATCCTATCTTCCCTTACTTTATCAAGAGCATGCATAAAAGCCTTGATAGTCCAAGCTTCGTCTTCCGAAATCTTACCTTCTGACACAGCTTGATCTACTACCTCATCAGTGTCATATTCACCAACTTTATTAGACTCTGCAAAATCAGGAACCTTGTCATCCCCTTTATAAGGAGTAGACCATAGAGAAGACAGCGCTTTTGAAAACCCCCTGTTTTCCTCAGCTAAGAATCTTTTATCAAGCATCTTAGACAAGAAGTTATTCATATTCCTATAGTCCATCAAACTTCTTCGGTATTCATTTACCAAGGATCTCATGGCTTTGTCTTTGGCTGTAAACTTCTTTTCCTGTCTTGATTTTACATTAAAATAATCATCAAAAGCCACAAGCGTATCATAGGCTTCTATCACATCTTGTGAACTTATGGGAGAAAGAGGAGATGATAAAACAGATTCGGTTTTACTTACCAGCTCTTCTATCGAAAACTCTTTTCCTATTAACGTTGATAACTCAGACAACGAATTGTTGTAATTGGTTCTAAGGCTTTCCAATTCTTTGGTTTTTCGTTGTATGGATTCAGCTTGTGGATCTTTCCCTTCTACGTTGCGAGGGCGGGTAGCAAGATCTTCTATTTCGGATTCAAGTTCTTCTATTCTTGACCGTATGCCACGGATAGCCATCGCCCGCTCCCTTGCCCTGTCCGACAGCCGGGAGAACGTACTTAGAGCATCCGCCACGCGAGGCTGCCCCGAAAGCGTTTCTATGACAGAAGCTATGTCTTTCATTCTTGATTCCGATTGAAGACCAAGAAAAGCATTACGAGCCACGTATTTCCTAAACTCAATCTTAGAATCATCACCTATAAGATCTTCGGCAAAACTCTGGGCAGATCTGAAATCCGAAAGACGATTATTATAATTATCAATAATAGAGTCCTTGTATTTCTTTGCCTCTTCCAAAGACATTCCATTAGCTTCGGCTATTTCCGAAATAGGCATCATATCAATCATCTGCCGGAAATTTTCAGCCGAATCCTCTAAGGTTCCCATTTGGTTGTCAATAGACATCTTTTCAAACATAGCATCATCAAGCTCCTTACCAGTCATAGACTGGGCATCGGAACGAACTTGAGGCCCTAAACTCATTGATTTTTTCAACGTATTCAAAGCCGCCGTGTTAAGATTAGAAGATGCTTTGTTATATTCATTCACTTGCCTTTCCAGCAAGATCTGACTATTACTATACTCTTTCACCCCAAAGAAGCCTTCTCTCATACCAAACAAAGAACCGATAATAGCACCGATTCCTATTTCAGTCCATCCTTCTTTAGACGTATATTGCTTTTTAAATCCTTCAGAAATAGCATCAAGAACATCAACGGCTCCGTTCATGGCGACATTATCATATCTTGACTTAACATATTCCTCAGCCGTATTCTGAACAGCACCTTGAGATCCTTCTTCCCATAAGCCTTCGGATACAGGTCTTTTCATGATATTGAAAACATTGCCTGCTATCTTCTGTCCTATATTAGGATTGGTTATTTTAATAGCCATCTCTCCCGGCTTCGCAACTTCCGTCCCTAATCCAAATAAATGCTCGTTGAGCCTCTTTTCCAACCCAGGTATAGCCTTTCCTCCTAACCCTATATACTTACCAAAAAGAAGCCAGTTAGATAATCCTACTATACCCATATTGGCGGCAAATATAGCACTACCTACATCAGCATTAGAATTACGAAAAACAGCCATTTCCTCTGCATTGGGATCACGACCATAAATCTTACGATAATAATCCTTGAAATCAGACTCGGATTGCTTCATAAAAGAATTTGCTTCAACCGATGACTCGAATCCGGCACTGGTAGCCAACAACGTCATGGTCTTAGCCGCCTCCCCTACATTTCTTCCGGTAGCAACTCCTTTTCTTACATAGTCGTTAAACACACCTTTAAGGCTTCCTATGCCCCTATTGGCAGCTTGCCTTGCTGCTAACTTAGCTCCGATTCTTCCACCTAATTTAGCACCTATATTGCCCAATGATCCAACTCCAAGTCCTCCGGTCATGTACGCTGATATCATGGCTCCTACGGTAAAAGACATACCATTACCAAGGACATCATTCCATAAGAAATTACCGGTATCCTTAAAAAGCTTCTGACCAAAATTATAATCTTCTACCTCTTTCTTGTAATAATGAGGAAGAAGCATGTCTATTTGCTGGTCAAGATCACCTACAAACTTATCCATGTTAGTGTTTAACGCAGCTTTATAACTTCCCTCAGATGCCATATTGATAAGTTTGTCAGGCAATGACACAACTCCTTGTGCACCGTACAATGCAGACTTTAAAGCGAATTTGCCTACACCATTCCAAAACTTACTCCATCCGCTCTGTCTCCTGGCATAATAATCCTCATTGTTTATACCCGGAATATAGTTGGGATATTTTGTACGCCATACCCCATCATTACCCATCTGATGACTTTCACGGATACTTACCTTTGGTCCATAGGGATTAAGAGGCGGCGGGGCAGGTGTAGCCCCCCTGTAGCTGTTACGAGCCAGTGCCTCCGAGTAGCTGTTGCTTATCTCCTTGGCTATATACGGTTCTTCGTATTCGGCAGCAGCTATCCTTGATGCGTAATCCGGAAATTTAGGTTGGGCATACACACCTTCACCAGGCATATAATTAGGAACCAGAGGCGTTGTCGTCTCTGGTAGTGTAGCCGGAGTATAATTCTCTTCTTCGGCTAATTTTCTTTGCCTTGCCACATCTTCGTAAGTGGTTTTAGCAGCAGGATTATATCTATCTATATTATTGTCAGCCATAAATTTTCTGCAAAAAATCGTTCAACTTACTAAACTTGTCATTCATGTTGGGCGTGATATTTATTCCTCTCATATACGGATCCCTCATCTGATCAAGACGTTCTTGAACAGCCTCCTTCACGTATTTTACAAAGAAGTACTGAGGACACTTCTGGTGAATGCTATTCCAGTAATCCGCATACTCATCATTACCTGGATCCAAAGGAACAAAATCCGAGAACAACAATGCAGGATTTTTAGAATTTTTAGTCCTTTTGTCATAGAAATTGACCGCTACCTCTCTTGAACCCCTGTCATCCATTCCCTCCAACTGAACTGATATGTTATCAGACATGTCAATAAAATTATCAACAAGGGTTTTAACAACATTCATTTCTTCTGGCTTAAGGTAAGAACCATGAACCTTTACTATATCATAAAGATCATTCTTAACATCAGCCTTAGAAGCCAAACGGGGAAGACCATTACGTATAAGATACTTATCATAAGAATAACCTTCCTTCTTTCCGGTATCTACAAAATCACAGGTTCCAAAACTTGATTTGTAACCATCCACCGGATAATTACGCTCCTCGACCGAAGGATCTATACCCGCCTTAATAAGCTCGTCATTCGTAATCTCAACCCTTTCTGTAACATAAGAATTTTTACCGGAACCTACTTGAGCAGTCAAGAATCTTCTAACAGTGCCATTATCTATCTCGGCATCCATATTAATGGCATTAATAGCAGTAGGATCCAGATTATTTACCTTTCCTGCCATGTAACCAGACAATCTTCTAAACTGAGCCTTCTGCAAAGACTTTTCCGGTGAATCGGCATTCCAATTGTATCTTTTGTAAGAATCAAGGTAATGATACTGAGATAACTTATCAGAAATCTGATCAGGAGATACAGACATTTTTATCTCATCCTGCATCTGACCTGCTATCATATCAGACACTCTACTGTTTTTCTCAGCATATCTTAGCTGGGTAATAGTTAATGGTTCACCTTCCTGATAATCTTTTAAATCTATATCACCATCCTTATCTATGGTCATATAATCTGATATATTAAAATCAGGATCGCCGTTGAGTTTCTTCATTCCATTAATAAGAGCCAATGTACCAGTAGAAGAACCATTATTCTCGCTTGTAATAGCATCAGATATGTTTTTCCCCAACTTGCCGGCACTCGCCTTAGCTCCTAATGACGGAGATATAGCACTAAGAATATCTATTCCTCTTGAAGGGTCCATCATGTATTCTCTGAACCCTACGGCATCAGATACACCAGTTGTTATGGCTGTGGCGAGCAGGAAGGCTCCAGCCTTATCATCTGTATCGGTAAGATTTATAAAAGAATTTCCTTTCATAAACTTAGCATTACGAACTTTACTGATAATATCCTTATTTTTTTTAGTAACTATATTATCTATTTGATAATCAGTTATGTTATTTATAGCCTTTGTAGCTCCATTTGCCTTAGAATCAGAAAGAAGTAAAGCATCATAAGCTTCAGACAATCTGTTATTTCCTTGTCCAAAATATCCGTTTTTCTGACCTCCATTATTTTTTAAATAAGAATATATCCGTTCTTCAGGAGTCATATTAGCATACAATCCTGGGTCAGTTTTTTCTTCTTCGTATGATGCTGCAACGATATTACTTCTGTCTGTAGGAGATAATGAATTATATAATTTCAATAAATTTGCTCTACGCTCTGTGGAAGAAGATGTGAGTTGTTCATAAGGGATATTAGCCAAATTAACAGATCCTATCTTACCCGTTCCAGAATTGATAGCCGTAGGCCCGTCCATAGGAGCCATCGGCACTCCTACACCGCCTGCTCCTCTTGTGCCTCCGGATGAGCTTTCAGTGCCCATCTTGGAACCGTAAGTACGCATGTATTCGGTTTCAATCTTAGCCTGTGCAAGTTGCTCTTTTGCCAACGATATTTCAACCATAGACTTAGCATTATCAGTCAAAAACTTTTGCTGAGCCCTATCCTCTGCCAACCTTGCAAAATAAAGATCATCTTTCTTCCTTTCAAAACTTGTATTGTCGTATCTCCATGCATCAGTCATCTTATCGAAAAGATTATTGGTAACAACAAAATTAGCAGCCGCTACCGGATCTGATGAAGCTATTATCATATCTGCCTCCCTCTTGGCTTCTGCTTTCTGATTTTTAGCTTCCTGTATCTGACTGTCAATACGATCAATAATATCCTTATTATCCCCTACTGATTTCTTTTTTGCTTCCAATGCTCCTATGTGCCTATCGTATCTTTCGACATAAGACCCAATGTATTGACTAACCAAATCCGGATTACTGAACACCGGATTGGTAGCTGCCATGTATGATGCTTCTATTCTCATCTGATTCCTCATGTTTTCAGATAAGTTAGCAGACACAAAATTCCTTATCTGGGAATCAGTAAGCTCATCTACGTTGACTTCTATGATTCCACCAGTAGGATTACCTTTAACATCATATTCTGTTGTCTGAATCTTCTTGCCTTCGTTGTTTTTCCTAAAATCACTGACCAGCTTATTTATCTCCTTAGTATAATCGACATAAGGAGAATAATGAAGACCTCCCAACCTTGATCCTGCTTTACCATCTGACCTCCATTTGTAATAAGGGTCCAAAGCATGCCATTCATTAATAGGAGAATAAAGTTCAGGATGATTCTGTTTTATAGATTCTATTTCCTTCATAACCCTCTTGCCTTCTTTTGTGCCGGCAATCGCGTTAATGACCGTATCATCTAACACCGAACTTATCTCTCCTTGTATGGCTCTCGTAACACCATCAGAAGAAAGATCCACGCCTTTGAATTTTTGATTGATGTTAGCAATCACACCTGACATCTTATCTTCCATATAAGCGCGGGCTTCAGGCTTATCTATCTCTTGACCCATAAGATAATCTACCTGGGTATAGATCTTTTCACGAGCAGCATCAACCTTCTGCTGTTTGTACATCATGACGTCCTTAACAAGATCTATGTTGTAAGGACTAACATACGGGGCATATTGCCTTAAAATACTATACTGTGAAGCCACTATTTGGTCCTCCTTCTTCTTTTAATTTCATCATCTTCTTCATTTAAACTTCTCAAGTAAGGTGTGGAATAATCACCCATATTCATCACATCCTGATTACCTTGAACGTAAATAATTTGACCACTTGGAAGCATTCTCATATTTGGAGCTATGGAAGCTATGGTATTCAACGATGTACGAACATTGAACTTATTCTGTATCTCGCTGTTTATACTATCATAATAACGAGCAAGATTTTCATCCCTTATAGCCATAGCCTTCAATAATCCAGATTCATAACGTTGCCTTTCCGCTATGTTCTTATCGTCTGTCTGAACATAAGCCATTTCATTGAATCTATCAGCTTCGTTTATTTGCCTTGCGTTATTGAAATTTACTTCGTTAATGTACTTGGCTATATTGCTTCCGGCTATGGCGTTCATATTAGCCAGAATAGCGGAGCGCTGGGAGTCGGGCACGTCACCTACTGCGTCCAACTGAGCCGATGTCGCGCGGTTGAGCTCGTTGATATACTGATCAGCAGATTGCAGAACAGGATCTATTCTCGGAGCCTGATGCCTTTCCAATCCCTCTATCTCTAATCCGGTATCAAGCATCCTCAACATCTCAGGGAATATAGGACCTGATAAAGCAGGATTGACACCTTTTCTTCCTTTTGTATCATCTTCTTCCTCAGCTTCCGTTTCTACAGTAGTATTAATAACAGGATTTTCTTTCTTCACTTCTATCCTGCCTGGAGAACCTGGGTTGGGAGATTTAGCGCCGGTTCCTACAGGTTTAGCTTCTATAGGTTTTGATGCCGGATTTACGGCTTCTAAAACAAAGTCTGTTTCTAACATCAAACCGCTATCTTTTAAAGCAGCAAACTTATTATAATCGGCACCCAGAATCTTCTTAGCTGCATCAGATTTATCACCAAATAAGTCAACATAATTCTTTATCCCTTTTTCGTTCAACAATCTCTTTTGTTCAGGAGTAACTACATCCAATCCATAAAATGATCTGGTTGCCGTAGTTTGCCCAAATTTGTCATCTACGGCAAATGAGTTATATGCCGATTTACTTCCTTGGTCGTACTTACCAGCATCTTCTCCCCAAAATCCGTATTCGTCTCTAAATTTCTTGGCTTTTTCGGCATTGGCTATAGCACCTGATTCTGCCAAAGCCCATAGGTTGTTTAGTTGGCTATTGTATCCAGTCTGGAATCCTTCTGTATTAAAATCTCCATCCGTATTGTATTTATTAGCCCAACGGTTAATATCAAGCAAATTAGAAATAGCTTTGTTGTTTACCCTACCATAACCGGAACTGCTTCTGTGTTGCAGATTTTGATTAGAATTTACACCAGAATCAGGATTAAGGATCTGCTCTCTGTCTGCAACATCTACTATAGACATATTAAGAGCACGTCCAAACTGCTTCATTAAAAGCTGCTGTACTTTCTTACCCCACTCTATTTGCTCTTTGGTAGGGCCGCCTTCAGCCATTTTCCTAACTCTCTTTACATACTCATCGTATATCCAATTTTTAGCATCAGATTCAGATACGTTAAGAGCCTTAGCCTGCTTTCTTACGGCATTTAAATCAACCTTTCCGCCATCTCTAAAGAAAGCATCTATCTTTTCTTGGCGCTTGGATTCCTCTTGTTTGTTATAGACAATATCAGCAAAAGACCTGAATTGCACCTCAAGTTCGTCTATTTCCTTTTGATTATCATTTACGTACTTGGAAAGAATAGACTTATTCAACTCATAAGTATTTTTATCCTTAACATCCTTATTCTTTTCCAGCCTCTTGAAAACACGTTCCTGATCATCATACTTTTCGGACAATCCTATTTTTTTCTTGTACCTATCAAGAAGCGTAGCATATGTATCTTTTTCCGTAGCTCTAATGCCATAATTTTCCCTTACGTAAGAAGCAAAATCATCATCAATAGTACGGTAATCTGAAATAATATGAGCTTCTGGCAAATCAACGGGAGTGCCGCCGTCTTCATGCCTGTTACCTTTTGCCTCCATAGGACCAACATCATCCGGAGTCGAAACATATTCTCCTTTTTCTATCTCAACATTAGCATTATCCTCCATAGATTTAGGAAGAGGGTAAATGTATTCTCCTGTCAAATCGGAAGAATCTATTATCTGTCCATTTCCGAGGTTAACACCACCGCCTTCACGTTCCCATCGGATAAACTGCTGCCGGCGCTCTTTTTCGAGCTTTTCCCTCGCCGCCTGCTCGTCTCTGCTGGCTGCATACGCAGCAGATGAAGCTCCCATGATATTACGAGTAAGACCTAATCCTAAACTAACACCGGACAAGGCAGCTTGAGCCACATTAGCACCGACCTTATTACCGGCTCTTATCCGACCAAGACTTGTACCGAACATTTGAGCTCTGCCGGTTAGATCAGGTGAATAATATGGGGTAGTCATAGGATCAAGAGGATTACCATCTTGGGAACGTTTTTCTTTAGAGGAATCAGCATCAACACCACCTAAATTCATTGCATTATCAACGACTGATTTCTCTACGTTTTTAACCATGCCCCTATTATCAGCGAGATATCCTGCATATCCTGCATCATGATTTTCAAAAAACGGATCGGATGTAGGCATACTACTAAATGGATTTATCTCCCCCTCCTCTGTTTCTAAAGTCACATCAGAAGGCATATATATATTCTGAATATCAGATTCACCCCATTTATTAACAGGCGTTCCATAATCAAGAATAGGCTGAGTAGAGGATACATTAATATCCTGTCTCTTATCCTGAACACTACCGCCAGGAGCGAATATCGGACGATTTTTTATGATTCGTAATCTCATACTATCTTTTTTCACAAAGATAAGAGAAACGAACGAGAAAATCCAACGTTATGGGATACGTTTAAAAATCAATCATGTACGGCAGACAAACCGCCCGAATCAGGGTCGTACTTAAGACCGCATGCCCGGCGATAGTTCTTAAGCGCTCTCTTGTACAAAAACAGCACTGTCTTGGAAACTATTTTCTTCATAGATTTGGTTAAAACCTCTTCTGTTGAAACAGACATCAGACAGCTATTCAAAAACGACCTGACATTGGAACCGAACAAGATCTTCACCATTTTTCTAAACGTTCTAAAAAGATATGATGCAGAAAGAGACTTTAACCCATTGCGAACCAGTCTCTTATTCAAATACGAAACAGCCTTTTCAGATAGACAGAGCCTATTCTTTCCTTCGCTATCTACCTCTGATGAAAACCACGAATATAAAGTGGTAGGATGTTTCTTAAGGTGATTGATGAAGGAAGTCATTATCCCTTCTTTTAAGGCCCTTTTGTGGGCTACGCATGCAGCAATCTTCTCTTCTCTTTTTAAAGAGCTGTCAAGGCATCTAAACACCGTCCTATCGTCTCCGATGAAATACTGAGGACGTTCTTCCTTGAACTTAGCCCGATAAGCGGCATATCCTTCCTTACGAAGCATATCTATCTGAGACCGGATATAGAACCTTACACACTTTTCTTCAGCCTCTTGCACGCTTTTAAGATAAGGAACTGACTTTCTCCCATATCGAAGATAATCATAAACCATAGCCTCAATAAAGTCATTGTACGGAAAGAATCTTCCAAATCCAAAGTTCCAAACTATGAAACATCGCACTCTATCTTTCCAGTAATCAGATATGAGAAAATTACTACAATATCTCAACTTCCTGTTTTTCTGATAGAAATGATGAGTATGTTTGTCATAAAATAGATTAAAATATCTCAAATTGCCTAAACACTGACCGGCTGGACGGCGTACTACATTGTACCCTAAGTTGCTGAAGCTATTGTATATAACTTCTATCGGAGAGACCTGCTCTTTCTTGAAGAGCTTGTCGTGTAACTTGTGAGGATTCATTATTTCAGTTATTTTTGTCTCCATATTGTTTTTGTTTTTTAGTGCAAATATATGATTTTATATAAAAAGAAGAAAATGCACTGCCTTGTATCCGGTTTGAGAGAAATAGGATACAAGGTTTTTTGTTTTATGACGGTTTGGATAAGAGACGGGAAAACGACTCTGAACGTAACCGCCTGACCGTCAGGGGTGGGACAACAAATCTTGAATTAAAACTACGCCTATGAATAGTCTCCGTTTTCCTTAATATTAAGACCATTTTCAATGATCTTACTCATTATATTATTTATATTATTTTATATACTTTACCATTTATTCATATAATTGTTTACAGTGAATGAACTTAACGACCGAAGGGAGTTAAGTGAGTGAACGGATTGACAAATTACTTTTTCCGTCATTGTATTGTTCGCCTAATTGTGTTAAAAGATTGAGTATCGTGACCGAAGGGAACGATGCGAAAGAACTTATAATATTTAAAAACGACTGAACCTATCGACTGAAGGGAGATAGGTGATGGAGTGACGTTAATAATTATATTAGATAGCCAGTGGAGAATTAGGCAGGCTGGTAGGCGAGACGAGCGCCCATGCCCGTCAGGACAGTGGAAGTACGTAGGTCTGTTCTGTTAAACCAAGGCGATGATAGTTCCATCCTTCACGAAATCGCACAAAAAAGCCGGATTATCTTGATATCGTTCTTCAACCTTCGGTATCCGCATAACGAGTCTCAAATCCGGCTTCGCTTTATTAATATGAAAAATAAAATAATTGTTCTAATTGTCAGTGACGCCTTTAATGCGAAGCTTAATATTGGGAAGCACGGCATTAATCAAAGCCATTTTCTTATCCTCTTCGCTTTCTTTTTGATTCTGTCTATACATCATATTATAATCACTGTCATCACCATCCTTTTTCCCGTCTAACGTCAGTAAATGATTTATGATGTCCTTACCATACGTTTCAGTCCATGTACGGAATCTCTCTTCCTCGGACTGTCCCTCCTGGGACGGGGCTTCTGGGTTAGGGAGGGCGGCTGCCACTTCTATCTCTGGAAGTGTTACCGATGCTGCTATTTCTCCATCATCTCCGAATCCCATTTGACCATACAAAGATACGGAATTTTCTTCAATTTCCAAACCAAGATTTTTAGCAACTTCCATAGCATAGTTATAACGGTCATCATTTCTTATAACACTCTTATGAGGGCGCCCTGCTCCTTGGTTCCAAGCTACTACAGCATCTTTAAGGTTATCGGCGTTCATGAAGTCCTGCCGGCTGTAGTTGTAATACCCTGGTCCTTCTTTTCCTTTTCTTGTGTATAAGAAATTAGAATATCCGGTCTTTCCTTCGTATTCATCAGCTAAGAACTCAAGTTGGTCTTTGAATGTTGGTGTAGAATGACCTTTCTTTTTAGCATGCTTGAACAATTTATCCATGCGCTCATTATGCCATTGCTGTATGCCGTATGATGTTCTGTTGTCTCCGTATATGTCATCTTTAAGACCGGATTCAGCCATGAGATTACCTATGATAGCAAGCGCCTGTATCTTAGACATGCCTCTTTTATTAGTAAAATATTCATATGCTTCACGCTGTTTACCAACCACGCCACCTTCTTTCTTGATATTGGTATTGTATCTCTTTCCATTCCACGTAAATTCCTTAAGACCTCTTTTCCTGGCTTCTTTAAAGGCTTCGCCTCTTGTAGTGGAAATCGGGTCTTGTAATTCAAGATCGTTTTTTATACCAAGAATGGCATTAATAATATTATCATCCTTTTTATCATCATCATCTAATTTATCAACATTATTCGAAACGTAAGATTGGCTTATTAAATTTGATACGCTTTTTCTATTTTTATAAGTTCCTTCTTTATCTGATGGAGCTTCAAAAGCATACACAAGTGGATACGAATAATCCGTATCTGGATCTTCTGACATAAATTCGCTTACTGCATGAATGGCTTTATTGTATTTAGTATCCTTTATACTATACATCCCAGCATCTTGAACATGATCATAAAATCTGTCTATCATGTAATTGATATATCCACGCTTATCCCCCTTAAATCGCTCTTTATCTTTCTCAAACTCTTTGGGTGGATATCTTTTATCGGATTCTTGGAAAAGTCCCTTAAACCCTCCATAATCAGATACGGCATAGGGATTACCACCAGATTCTTCAATAATATTTCCAAGTACGGCTTCTATCTGGCGTTGATTGAAACCTTTATCATATAAAGCATCATAGATCATATTCATTCCATCTACGTCCATAGTGCGGTGCGTACCCTTACCCACGCGCTTCATATTTTCATATTTGGATTTGAATAAATCCCAATCTATTTCCGGCTTAGAAGAATCCCCTCCTTGTTTTTTAGATCTTATCTTCATTTTTTTATCCAGATCATTCTTGGAATCAATGGCGGATTTCAACAAAACCTTGTTTGGATCATTCTCTTCATATGGATTCTTATCTTCTACATAATCCAGAATATCAAACGGGTATCCTATTGTATCAAGAATCTTAGTAACAATCCCTACACCAAGAGGTTGATCGCTTCTATAAAAATCATACTTATCTTTTACGACCATCCTACCTCTATCATCACGGTACATAGTGAAACTTGATAAGCCTGATAAATCATTTAAATCGCCGTAAGCATCTGGTATAAAATTGTATTCGTTAAATACCTGATGTTCTCCAGTTCTGGCTTTTTTTAAGAGATCTATTCCCTCTTCCACCATTCCAAGTTTCCTACTTGTTACATCCCTTAACTCCTCCAAATCAGATACGTCCTTGCCTGCAACTTTTCCATCAATTATCTTATTATCTAAGGAATCAAGCTCCCTTCCATATTTTTTAGTCATTTTCTCCCACCCACCATTTATCCTGTCAGATATAATGGATTTGATATTGTCTGGTATTCTGACAATCCCATTTTCTTCTTTCAGATTATTTGGTTGGTTTAAGAATCTAAACCAAAGATTCTGACTAAAATCATCTACATTGGCTTTCGGAACATCTTGACCAAAAAATTCCATTATTTTGGTTTTTAATCCTCTTTCATTAGCATACACATCAGGTGTTATATTAGATGCCAGATATTCTCTAAGTTTTACAAACGGACCAATTTTATTCCATAATGTTTTTGGTTGTTTGTCCTTTACATAATTTTTAATTTTCTTTGCCATCTTTTTCTTCCTCTAAGAATCCAAACATTTCACCTGCGCAATTACCAACAAATCCGGCTATGTAAGCTGCGTGTTCATCTTCTCCCACCTTAAAGCCAAGAGACATATTACAATGTTGGCATACCGACATAGCTGCATGAAATGATTCATGACATATGTTTCGCATAGTCATCTTATTCTCACTTTGAAAGTTCCATAATAACTTAAAAGCTCTATCATCCCCCTTATCACGAACAAGATTCAAGAAAGAGGCTTTTGAATCTAAATCGCCTTCATCTCCCCATTCTCCTTCATGATCCAATTCTGCATTCTCAAAACGATCACACAATGTTTTGTAATCTAACCCTATGGTGATAATCAACTTTAGTGGATATATCACAAAATCAAATTCTTTTTCTTTCATTCTTTTTTTCAACAAATGTAAACAAAATAGCCGAAGAATGCCACCATTCATTCTCCGGCTTGTTATGATAAATCTCTTCTTATGAAAACAGTACGAATGTAAGATTTAAATCTTAATTTTCTTAATTTCTTCAATCATATTCTTATATCCACAGAACTTGCTGTTAATAACATCGAAGATAGATTCTGACCAGCCAGCTATGTTCAAGATATTAGATCCTCTGTAAAACATCTCACTTCCATATCCTTGAATAGAAATAGAAACGATTTTGCAATTTGGATTCACTTTTTTAAACCCTTTCAAAAGTTCGGCGAATTTACCATATTTATAATTGGAACTTTTCTCCCATACAACAGATTCACCGTCTCCTATCTGCATATCTGAAATAACGTACAAGTTATCTACTTTGATCTTATCTTTAACGCACTTATCCAAGAATGCAAAAAGACCGTTTTCAGTGGCACCACCGCATTCTCCTCCGGCAGTAAAAGATTTTTTGTTATTCCATAAAACACCTTTACTTCTATCATATTCGTAATTGATAAGTTTGTCACCAAACATACCAATAAATACGTCAGGAAGCACAGAAGCAATCATACAGCCAAATAAGTTACCAATGACAGCCGTACTTGTTTTGCTAAAGGCAGACACCTCAGAAGATCCTCCCATATCTCCACGTACAGAGCCAGAGTGGTCAATCAGGATAGCCGACCGCCCCTCCAATACCGGCAGGTTCTTGCAGGAGATGGTTATGGCTTTCTCCAACGCATCTAAAATCTTATCTTTGTTACGCGCTGTTAATTTAGCACGTTTTTTATCCGACTCGAATACAATATCATTTTCGGAATCATCAGTGCCTATATTTTCAACCTCTTTGAAAGCTGAAGCAAAACGGAAAGGAAGCATCTTCGAATTAAGTACCTTCTCTTCTATTGTAAGCTGCCTACAAACTTCATCTATTTGATCAGGAGCGTATTTGATTATGTTTACAAGGTTACGAACCATATTAAAAATAGGCATACCCTTCACATTAGAAACCACGTCCCGAATAGCGTCACCTAAAGCTTCTTTCTTCTCTTTATTATCTTTCTTATCCTGACCGGCCTTAGACATTTCTTTTTCAAGAATCTTGCTTTCGTATAATCCAGACAAAGACCGACCTTCTATAAGGTACTGGAAAGCTGTTTTATTAACCTGATTGCTTTTGGGGTGAAATAAGTTTACGAGGTCAACCATAGTAATGACTCTACTGTCCATCTTGTACTTATCAATCCGATACGGATCAAGGCCTTCCAAGGCTGTTTTAAACCCCTTCTTGATAGCACTGGATATACCCCTTAACTTCTTTGGATTTTTGTCGTTAAGAGCCGCATAACAGCCAAGGATTTCGCTCATATCATCAGGACGCATAACGATCTTGTTATAGAACCTTGAAGCCCATTCCTTACCCGATGCTTTGCTGGCAAGGACAGAAGCCATAAGATGCGTTACTGACCTAAGTTTTCCTTCTCTCCTGACATACAATGCTGTTTGTGCTGCGAAATGCGGATCTACTTGATCCATAAGGTCCTTAATCCTGTTCACCTTGTCTTTTTCTTTCTCATAATAAGAATCAGACAACATGGTAGTCATTACCGTAGATACCAACTCTTCTTCTGCGTTAGGCTTATACGCCTTCTCTCCCATGTGATTCACGATCGTAGGTTTAACACCTTCATCCTTTTTGTTAAACTTTCCCATTTGTTGTTTTCTTTAAAGTGTTATACAAAAAAAGCAGTGATATTACTACCACTGCTTGAAAAAAAATATATCAAAATGAATACTCAATGAGGGAAAAGCTGAAGTTAGTGTAAACAATGAAATAATGGATTTGAACCATCGACCTATACTTTAAAAGAGTATCGCTCTATCCATCTGAGCTAAATTCGAAGTAACTAACCCCATCACCACTCATTAGTTTTTATGTATTTCAAACAGAGGAAAAACGGAGCCGGATAATTAAAATGAAAATATTGGATTCGAACCAATGAAAAGTATTTTTACAGAATACCGCGTTATCCACTACGCTAATTTTCGAAGTAACCGAACTCCTCACCATCTATATATTTTATTAAAACAGGGAAAACCTGGAAAGTGTTTTGATATGAAAGGAGGTTTTGATCTACCAACTGATCTAATTTTTCTTATATGAAAAATACAGGACTCGAACCTATGACACAAACCGAAGTATCACCTTCCATCACCACTGTCTTGTATTATAATCTCTCTTGATTACGATGCAAATATAGACACTAAAATATGATTTACAAATTAAAATGATTTAAAATGTATTAATTTGGATAAATAAATGTAGTGAATAATATAAAGTGGTTATACACATCCTTGCACTTAAAAGTATTACCCTCTACTTGCTAATAGGCAGAGGGTAATACGATATTATCTATTCTTAATCTTATCTTCGGAAATCAACCACTGGAATATAATTTTCCGGTTGCTAATTACTTTCTTTATCCTCATCAGCATCCAACTTCCTCTTAACCTATCCAGCCATGACCGTCTGAAATTAAGAGAATCAGGATTAACTGACTTATTTATATCATTATCGTCCTTGATCCAAATAGGGGTCTCCGATCGGTCATCATCAACCCTGTTGAAGAAGTCATTTAACTTATGTCTTCTATATACCTCAGTATCCAGGACCTCAGTATGGTCGCCTACGATCTTCGGATACGATATACGTTGCGCTAAATTATTCTTTTCTTCTGGAACAAGATGAATTTCACCTGAGTTGTTTGTGTCGTTGTAGATAGTTATCGTATCTAAACCTACTTTCCTGTCAAGAGTGTAATTCACATCATCGACGTATTTCCTTGCATCAAGCTCGTATTCTACAGAAGCCAGCGTAGAGCCATTATATTTCTCTTTTATCGGCACTTCTAATATAAACGGATATGTTGTTCCGTAAAATGTCTGGAAGCTCTTATTCGTCAGCAAATGACTCCATAAGCCACCTTCTTCGTCTGATGCCGGGAAGTTTATACCTGTCTGGAAATATTGTTGCTGTTCTATATAATAGTCAGGACAGAACGAATAATAAGAAATCCATTCTTGCTTCAGACACGAATATCCGATAGTGAACGACACGTCTTTAAAATACTGTTCGTCTTTTAAAGATATTTCCTTATCGTTTGACAGCACCTCTGTTTCATTGTACAAGAACCTTCCACCATCATATTTGTAATATGCCGGGTTCTTAACAGGTATATAATCTTTTTTAGTGATAAGTACCCTCTTATACCGATTATCCCATCCAAGAGACAGACCAAGACCGATAAATTTATTGTCTGTATCTTCTTCTGTCATCTCTGTACCGGTTAAGATATTAGTTATTCCGTATCTAAGAATCTTAAACGGAAGATGACGCTTGAGCCAATGTCTGATACCTACACTAAGTTCCTTGAGATTACGTCCGTTCGGATCGGTCATAAACACTTGTGCCCTTTTAGTATCTACCCAGAAGTGACCAAATTCTGAGCTAATTATTTCAGTACTCTGGGTTCCAGAATAACCGAGGTCGGTCGTGTTGTACTCCAGAGGCCGGGACGCGAACAGACCGCCGGTGCCCATCTCAGCCTGCCCAGGGGAGGTGCGCTCCTTGATTACGTCTATGGCGTTATGGAGTGAAACCTGATCCTCGAACCTGACAAGAATCTGATCGGATTCAATACGCTTCATGTGAATAAGCTTCCCGTTGCTGGCTGGGAACTCATGATAGTCCATAGGCTTGTACGTTAGCCACGGATCTGTTTGACTGTTTTCAGATACGTCAGCCCTACTCCATATAACACCATTAGGTCGCTGGTAAGCACAATCATAAAAACGACGTTCGTATGTTGCCGGCAATACATTAGGTGTTAATGTCATTCTTGATGAATAGATAGGACTTATCTTGTAATCATTGTCTCTATGGATAGATACGTTCTTTTCTTGTGTCCACCAAACAAAATCTCCTACTTTTGGATAGAATAATTCATGAGGCTGAGGGCCCTCTAATCTGAAATTACAATTTATTTCAGATTCTACAAGGAACTGAGGAATACCATAGAACCATGTATAAAATCTGCCATCTACATACTTACCGGAGGTGTCACCGTTCAATTCATACAAGCTCTTCCTATTTGGGTAAAAAGCATATCTTCCTTTATTAGACGATGTCCAACTATTGAAACGTTCGTTATCCGTGGTTTCAAGCGCATCTTCCCCTGTATCATAATTAACAAAATATCTTGGATATCCTACATTTCTATAATCCATGTAAGGGAAAGGTATCATATCTCCAATACCAAAAGCACTATTATAAAAAACAGGAAATTTTCTCTTTAATGAAAATCTGGTTATCACCGTATCACCACCGAACATCAGTTTCTTTTCATTAGTGAAAAATCCACATCCACCTATGGAAATCCATTTTATATCTTCTATTTGACCATATTGATCCGGCCTATATCGCATAAGCCTCATATACGGAGAACAGATGTATGAAACTGATTTGGATTGCTCGAATGTTCTTCCTGCTACAACATCTCTTCCAGCAATAACCGAATCATCTATACGGCTACTGTCGTAGTTGTAGACATAGTTCGGATATTCCAATAAATATTTCGATTTACCATCTCCTTTTTCACCTGGATCACCAAATGATAAAAATAACGAAGATTCACGATCTATATTATTAACAAATAAGAATCGTCCCTCATTATCGTTTTTACCGGTTCCCCATTTAGATGACATACTGGCATCCATCATAGGATATACACCGGACTTCATGTACTTAACAGAAGATAAACCACGAGCAAAATTTCGTTCATACTTATCCTGGTCCGTTATACCTATCATTGAATTATATAATCCTACAGAAGTATAATACCATGCATGATTACGTCTTGGTCCATTGTTTATAAACGTATTAAGCCAATCATAACGGTACTTACCGTACAATATCGGGCCCTTAGCAAGAGTTTGACTGATGGTTGACACCATTGAAGAAAACAGCATGGCCACACTTAAATTCGTTAGGAATCCTCCTCCGGTAAGACCAGCCGACCCTCCTATGTATCCAGACTGAGCCCTTATCTGAAGCTCTTCTGCTATCATAGCGGCTATTGTGGCACTTGATTCAACTGCGGCAAGTGACGCAGCCATCGTATAAGCGGCAGGACCTAAGATAGTCCATTTTGGATGATCTTCGACAGGTATAAAACTGCCTACAGACATTCCTCTTTGAAACCCGTCTATACATACTTCATTTGGAAGTTCGGGCTTGTTGAAATAAATATCAGGCGAACAAAATGAATACCACACGTTTCCTCCTTTGTCGAAAGGATGGGATATAAACTCGTCTCTTTTGCCAGACGTATAATTATATTGATCTTGTGATAGGTCATTATATGGGTAATTAGGATAGATATTTACATTACCATCGTCTCCTATGTATCTAAGCATATCATAGGCTAACCCTGAAGCTACAACCGACCTATTTAGCCTCCTATCTCCACGATACAGTTCATATCCTACAATCGTATCTCTTTGTTGTTGCGTAATCAAACCAGAATCCACCGCAAAATCCAAAAACACTTGTATGGTGTTATCATCTACCATAATACCTACCGGATATATTTCAGAAGCTATGTCATATCCACGTTCATCACTGTTCATAAAAGGTATATGCTTATTATCCGGGAACCGGTAATGACGTATAGGTTGTTGGCAAAATACGGTAGAAGTATCTACTCCTCCATAAGAATGGCCCTTGAAATAAGATAATCCATCTTTGTCTGACAAAGGAGCACCATAATATTCTGTTAACTTATTCATAATATTAGAATAAGCTTCTGATTTTTTTGGATCATCATAAGATCTGCCTGTGTCTATTTTCATCCTACTACTATCATAAAGTTCAAAATTAGCAGGATATTTCTCAGATGATTCCCAATATGCAAAATCTCCGTATTTATAAGGACGAGGCTTGCAATTGATGGGCCTATCTCCACATGTCTGACATTTTGATGCAAATAAGACAGTTGATCTAAGTGTTATAGAATCCACAGACAAATCAATCTTATTTACCTCCTTTTCTCTTATACCAAAAATATACGGATATATAGTTTTACCTGTAGCAAAAGAAACACCTAAGATAGCACGAGACGGCTTCTTTCCTGGTTCTTCCTCTTCATCTGGAGTATCCTCATTCTTATATTTACAGAATTGTATTTGCCTGAATGTCATTATCCAAGGAACAGCTACAACCGGCGATTCTATTGTTACATAAAAATAATCTTGTTTTATCGTTTCTTTAAAGAATTTATCATCTATAGTTCCCCATGCGGGTCTTGCTATATTGATAATAACCGAATGTCCTGAAGCATGTTCCGGCCTATCGAAATCTACTGGTATTGTTCCAAGTGGATTCCATGTCTCTATATCCTTCCAAAAAGAAACACGAACGTAATTGGTAGAAACAGCATCCATTATACCATCTATCTTCCCAAGGGCTTCAAGATAAAGGACCTTATTTTCTTCCTTATATCCTTCTATATCCCATTCCTCCGGCCTATTGATTCTAATAAACCTGGCATTAGTCATTACATTCCTCACGAACTTGCGTACTACAAATTCAGAAGCAAATCCTATATTAAGTTTATCTCCAGTAGGATTTTCGAATGTTGCATTATTTACATACCCCTCAAATTCCCAGTCCGTTTCAGGTATGCCAGTGTCCGCATTTTTGTATATCATATCCTGGAGCTTCTTGGAAGCATCAGGCCAGAACTGTTCAATGCAATATTTCGGTCCGTTCTTTGATCGGTATTGATCATTTATTACCGTACTCGTTGACCTACCAGCCCTCCAATTGCCTTTTCCATTTATCTTTTCACTCCACCCATCTATATGTAAAATATATCCTCCAAGGATGTAATTGTTATTTTGAAAGTTATTATAATCAGACCTTGAAACAGTAGGATCCGAACAATAATTTTCAATATAGCAACCACATGTACAAGGCATAGTGTCAAGAACGTATATAGCATCAGATACGGTCTTTAATATACTTCCTGGCTGCAAATACGGATAAAATTCGGAACAAAGGTGCTGTCTTCCATCACCGGATTTATCACCTGCGTTGTCACCAAAAAATGCTTCATCCATCCATTCAGACAAAGAATCCATTGTATCGTAATTGAATAGAACAGAATACTTATTCTGGTTCTCACCTCCGGTTGTATATAAATAGTCGGTAGACACGTGCTCCATGTCTTCTAATTCTTTATATATATAATCCTCTACAATACCAGTTATTAAAGGAACTGGAGCTGACAATATAGATTCTTGACGATGAGGGACTTCGCAGTCTCCTTCCATTTCTGGTAACCTAATATGATCAATTGGCTCCATATAATCCTGTGTTCCGTCTTCTCTATATTTGGTAGCTATATCACATATCTGTCTTTCATTGTTTCCATTCTCCTTATTATTACAAGCTACAAGACCTATATTTTCAGACAAATAATTTATAGGGGTTCCTACAATATCATCATAATCGATAATAAATCTTGATTTCCCTTTAAAAGTAGCGAAATTGCTTTCCACTATAACAGTTTGACCTACGGTAGCCGGGTTATTACACTCTTTCTGTTCTTCATCTAAAACAACCGCATCGTCGTCAATCAATATCCCATCTCCTGCCGTATTGCTATACTGCCATACATATTTCCTTTCCACTCCTGAACAATCCGGAGCATATGCGTTTATAGACTGGTATGGGATACTGTCTTTGTTCATTTCCTCTCTTGCCTTATCAGAAGGCGGGGGAATAAGAACAAACGCTGGAGTTTTATAACCAGTAGATGTCTTAAATGATATAGAAAAAGGATATACTTCATTCCTCATGTATCCAACATACAACGAACAAGCATTACCATCTTTATACAGATCCTCGTGGGCTACCGATGCCTGCCATTTTAGGAAATGCCCCATAAGAGAAACTACAGGTTGTAAATTCCACTCTTTTTCAGCAGTAAGACCATACTGCAAAAGACGGTTTCCAACCGATACTATTCCTCTCGATGTATTATATATGGCTCTTTTTAAAGAAATATGTTCAAATGTTGTCCTTTTATTATTAAGATCAGAATAATAGTATATAGTCTTCTCTGTAATAGGATGAATACCTTCTATGAAATAATCGACTACAGGTTGTGTTTCACCATTATATCCAACAGTGTTTTGAATAACAGCTACCTTGTAATGGCTAACTTGCCTATCCAAATTAGACACCTTAAGTCTTATACCAAGATTAGTTCTTTCTCCCCATTTCCCATCATTGATTCTAATATATTGTTCATCGAATACATGCACAGGATTAGTCAATGAAGTATAGTTAGTTTTCTCGTTGCCAAATTCATCACACAAAGCCACAGCAAACTGGTACACGCCTGCCCGGAGGCTGCCCCCGTACTCTATCTGTACCGGCTCTACGCATGGCTGGTCCAGTAGCGGAAACACCCTAAGTTTCTCACATGCCAGAAAACAACCATTCTCCTGCATGAATTTGTCTCTATCGTATTCTTTATCGCATATCTTATACCCATGATAATGATACCATATATCACCTTCATCATCAGGAGTCAGAGCCTTGTCTACAATAACATACCTGGGAGGATTATAATCGTCGGTCCAGTAAATACATTTTCCACATTTCTCTGTCTTTATTTCTATGGTTTTTATAGGATGATAGATAGAGAAATTAAGGCACGGATCTTGCTCGTTGTCTTCAAGCAAAGTTTTCATGCCAGAGCACAACGACTCCGATCCTTCTACCATAGATTCTATATCGGAATCGGATAAGATACTTGTATCGGATTCAGGCTTGAAATAAGTTATCTTAGATACGCCTGTTTCAGGATTTGTTATAAAAAAATAGATATTGCCTGAAGTAAGATCATTCTTATAACCAATAACCTTAAATGCATCGAAATCAATGCATTTAAGATTACTGTGCTCATTAGATCTCATCCCAACATTACCATCCTCGGATTCGATGTTGGCATTCAAGGCAAACGTATAATGCTGATCCGTAAGACTCGACGGATGCAGATCGCGGTTCATACCTGTTTGAGGTACCGCTATGTTTCTGTTATCTTCTGCTGCCATTTTATAACTGTTTGTCACAAAGATAGCAAAAGAAGAACTAACTCACACAACAGAAGCTACTGGAATAACAAAACCTTGCGCCATATCTTTATGGTAGTCTCCTGTTAAAGATAGATCATGAAAATTACAACCCCAGTAATAATTCTCACCATTTTGAGAAGACGAGAGGTAACTACTATAAGATGTGTTATACATTATAGGTGTATAAACAGGGAAATTTGATAAATGATCGTCAATAACCGAAATGTTATTTTCTGATGCATTTATCATAACCATAAATTCTCCTATAGAGGGTATTCTTCCATCTATGGCTCCAGATGGAGATTTTATCAACGAGGCTTTATAAAATCCGTATTCATCAACATCTCCATATTTGTTTAAGAAATTAATGCTATCATTTTCTCCTCGAAAAGCTTCTTCTGTATAATATACATTAGGCATACTTTGAAAATCAGTAACGCCCTGAGCTATCTCACCTGAACGCCCCCAGTTGGCAGATGGATGTGATGATGATGGAAGTATAAGAACATGTCTTTTATTAAACACACACAATACTCCTTCTCCGTTTCTAACTAATTCTAGTGGTGATACAGAATTTGCTCCCCCTCCTACCGATTGTCCGTCTCTCAAAAAATAATATACTCCATTTTTGGACGGTATTTTAATTGAATTATTGTCAAATTCAAATCTTCTTCTCATATTATAAACTTTTTTAGTCTCCAATATTATCAACTACACCTACATAAAAATCAGGAATAGGATTATCATTGAAATTTCTTATTTGAATATCAATATAATTATAGAAATAATCATCAACTGGATCCATTATCGTCACATTACTTTCTAAAACCCCGTCTTTGTATGAATACAGTTCCTCATGATCGGTATCAATTTCAACACAATGATAAATGGCTTCATTACCAGATCTATATTCCTCAAAATATCTTCTCCTACTCATAAAAATACTCCTTCCGATAATAACCGAGGAAACTAAACCCTTCCGACTCCTTCCTCAAAACATCATGCTTATTCCAATACTTTTCTAAGTCGAAAGCCTCTCTTTCGAATACGATATTATGATATGCCTTATCATGATTGCGATATATGCACAACCTAATCAGGTACTCAATTAAATACCATGAATAGTATAAAAATATCGGAATAAGAGACAGCCACAGCATCCACCATCCTGCATTACCGAATAAGAGACACAATCCTATTGTAAGCAAAGATACGAACATACCAAAATAAAATAATGTATGGTACTGATTGCAATGTGCTTCCTCATGATATTCGGTTCTCAATGATATACTATCACGTTCGGTAAATACGGCTCCAAATAACATAATTGTTTTGTAGCCGTCAATGAACGTAAATAACTTAGCTATTTTTGATTTATAGTATATTTTCATTGTCAAAAATAATTTTAAACCAATTACACAAAGTCAAAAACTCAATAGGAGAATTAATTCCATCCCATTCCCATTCCTTAAGGTAGGACTCTAAGCTGCTTCTATCAACGTCTTCATATCCATGAAGAAAAACCAGATGAGGCATAAATAGCTCTCCCCCTTCCAAAGATTTGTTAAACTTATTAACCAACCTCTTTCTAAACTTAGGACCGTACCATGATTTTTCATTTGTAGATCCAAGACAATAATAAGAATTGTTTTTAACCTTAATACCAAACCATTTACATACGTATGGATGATATACTCTATCTGCTAAGAGTATAAATGGCTTATACCATAGGCAATGCCAGAATGTACTGCACTCGCCTCCGAACTTCTTAAACGCCCATCTGAACCCTCCAGAGAAGTACCAATTGTTAGCCCCTCTCTTAACTTTAACTTTGTATTTAATATTCTTGTTACGGTTGCTAACCCTATCCCACGGCTTGACCTTATCGGTATCCATATCAGGAAGAAATGTCCAATGATGAAGCAAGGCGCTGTAATAAGGATTGTATATCTTGTGCCCGTTTCTAATAACGTACTCAAAAATATCGTATCCTGCTTGCCTGGCTTCTTCAAATCCTTTTTCTGATAAGAAAGCTAATATCGGAGCCAGATTCCAGATCTGATCTTGTGAAGTGAATGGGGAGAAGCATGGATCTTCGTCTTTCAACTCTATACCATTAGTGTACCCGGAACTTATCTTGGAAAGACCAAATTTGCTTGCATCTTCGCTATGGATATCGTCTCTTAAGAAAAATCCTTTTTCGAATTTGAAATAAATACCTTTATTGTTATTAAAAAATAGATCATAAGTAGTATCGGCAAGACGAGTAAGCACCAGTATGGCATTACGAACATCATCTTCCGTCTTATTGCCGAGAATCATTTCCGTATATACAAACTGAAGATACTGGGCCAGATTAATGGTTCCGTCGCCGACCCAGCCTACCCCGTTCTTCACCGACGACAGTGGGATGCACGAGGCCTGCTCTGTGTAGCTGGAATCATAAACGAAATCCCGGTAAAACACCTCCTTGATCTTATTGTATTTGTTCCAAAGGCTTTCCATGTCTTAACCTATAACAATAACACAATCACGCTTTTCCTTATTATAAACCATCGTACCCATCTTAGTGTACAAACCTTTTATATTTTGGTAATTGGTTTCCCCATGAGCTGAAACGTTGGTAGTGATGCTGTCGGAGTAAACTTCTTCACCACCTTCGTTAATGAAGTTAAATCCTTGTTTAACCATCTCTCCTCCAAGGTAGGCTGTAAAAGACACAACGACATTTCCTCGTCCTCTATTCCCATACCAATTACCATAGATATCGGCATTGATATTAGGTTCCGACTCGTCCATGCCCGGCGCTGATAGCAAGGTCTTCATCTTAATAAGTGCCCCTTCGAGTCCTGACTGCATGTTATCACCACCATAGATAAGGTAATCACCTACCTGTTGTTGGGTAGTAGCCCACTGCTTGCTCCATCCAACGTACTTGTTATCCACATTTGATATGCCTGTATTGGTGAAACCGGTTGCAGTATCAAAATCGGAACCGTCTTCTGATTCCCATCCGTATCTAAGAACAAGATAATCGAACTCAGGAATTACAACGACCTGCTCGCCGGCAGCTTGTGTGATTGTAACGTTCTTACTCTCTCCACCAGCCGTTACCTTAGCTACGCCTCTACGATCTTCAGCTACCGGATTAGGGCCGGCTGTGAAGATAATATTTGCCGGTCCTACGCCTCTCATTTTGTCGGCAGTTACTATTTCGCTTGCACTAACTTCTAACATCTTATTTATTTTTTTAATATTTCAAATACGTATATCCAACTCGATAAAAATACTACCGGGCAATACATTGTCTCTACCAAACTTGCATCTCCTTTAAATTGCCTGATTGACCAAACAATCATAGACACAATAACACCAAGCAAGTATATAAATAGAACTACTTCTGTCATATCAATTTGAGCATATTGTCAATTACAGGATACGCCTTAGTATATATCTCAAACTCAGCACGCCGCCGTCTAAGAGGTTCGTACATACCTTTTAATGTCATACCCATCATCTTAAGTTCGGTCTTAGCATTTTTCAGCTTAACCAAATCTTGCTGTGCATACAACTTGAACAAATCGGCAGCCCCTTGTGCTTCTCCATTATACATCAGTTCCTCAAAGAATCTCATCTTTACAAAATTATCTACATAATCCAATACCAAACCTTGAGGCGTGTCTGGTATAATTATATTAGATTCTCCGTCAAAGGGAAGAGACCGATACTGCATGTAAATAGGCCCATCGAAATTAGCATACAGGAATCCGTTTACGATATTTATTTCATACGGACTATCCTTTATTACCTTATTCCGGCATTTACTCAAACAAGAATCACGAAGCATAGGCTTAGCAAGACCTAACATTACCGGTCGGTCATAATAGCAACGAACTTCATGATCGCGATCATGAACATTGATATAAAATTTTTCAACTATCACTTTCTCGCATTCGTCTTTACAACATTCATCGCAAGAACACCACCTATAACTTCTTTCGGTACGTTCTTTCCAGGCTATTGTATTTTGAAGTTCTGGTATCACCTTATCACCTTCCGGCACCTCATATCCTTTAAAATCGCATTTGAAAGCCAGAATAAGATCAAAGTAATCACCAGGCATACGAGCCTGCCCTCTCTTGACATCCACTACCGCTTCTTTGCGCATAGTAATATCGCCTCCAAACTTCTTCAGGGCAATTTCTACCCATTTGTAGATGGATACCTCATCTATCAGATCACGCTTGTCAAATGATCTTAAAGACGATTTTAACTCTATGATATAATCTTCGACTGTCATCTCTTAAAAAAAATGGAGGACAGGAAACGAACCTGACCTCCACAAAGATATAAATAATCTGTCTAATGCCCTATTTTTTATTTTTAAAAGTTAGGATCTTCAAATTTGCCATACTTCAAGAAAAGGCTCCTACACTTTTCCTTTATCCCCTTAAGTGTGACTTCATATCCGGCACCAGTCATGTAGATAGTTTGCTGATTAACTCTTTCCCCGGAATATTTGTCAACAAAATAAGATCGATAAACACCAAACTTGTTCTTAACAATATCACTGTACAGCTCCCATTTACCCTGTCCATTCCTGAACATAAACTTGACTTCCTCAAGAAACAAACGAAGATTCTTTTCTGCGATGATGATTCCATTCTGCTCAAGCTTCTTCGCAATGTCACGAATCAACCACATATTTTCATGATCAACTTTCTTGAACGACTCCGCAAACTCTACATCAGGACGCTGATCTTCTATCGTTTTCAAAGCTTGCTGTTTCTCCTCCTCTGCTTGCGCTCTTTCTGCTATGGCTCTATTCTTGGCTTCAACCTCATCAGCTAAAGCTCTCAAAGCAGATGGATAATCTTTAGGAGTTATAGAGTAAGAACCCGTTTTTCTTATAGAGGGGAGAACCTCGGATGTTACCCATCGTTTAAACTTCTTTGCCGATTCTAATTTTGATGACAAAACAAGAGAATATAACCCAGATTCATTGATTACACGTATGCTGTCTAACTCATTGATTTCCAAGGGAGCCCAAAACGAGCCCCTCTGAAAATCAGACAGTTGCAAAAGAATGGTATCTTCTTCATCAACATGTCTTTTTATTGGATTTTTAGGCGTAGCATAGCCAAGTGATCGAGCTACATCTATAGCCACGAACCACACATCTCCATTTGGATCTACTATGGTTCTAATATCTCCAAATTCTGAATTTTTAAAGATTGTTACGCTCCCGTTTGTTTCCGTTTCGCTGGATTTTTGCGTCAAAATAATGTTACTGTTCTTCGCATTGTTTTGAAAATTGTTTACCTTTGTTCCCATAATAGGAATGATTTTTTTATATCCGCCAGCCTGAGAAGGTAGACGGATATGCAAAAGTAGCGATTATCCTGTATCTACAAAGGGTGATCGCTACTTTTTTTTCTATGACTTTCTATGTCCTAATTCTTTATCTTCGAAAACTCTCTTAATCTGGAAGTCTTTAAACACTCTTCTTTTGGCAAGTATTTCATTGTACATAAATCGGTATCTTCGTCCTTTATTCATTTTAACCCTTAACTTCTTTTTTAAGCTATCTTGTATTACAAAATGGTAATATCTTTTAGAGTCTGCGAAATCCATAGCCAGGTGATTGTAGAGGTAGCCGTTGGTACCGAGCCTGCTCACGATGTCCAGGTCCCGCCTGACGGCAAAGCGCTGCCCCGGTATAAGCACATGGCATAAGTATCCTACGTTATCTACGTAAACACCGGCATCAGCTTCCACATAATGTTCTGATACGGTTTTCCATATAATAGACAACAGTCTTAAAATCTCTCCTCTGTCTCTTATCATGCCTTTCTTAAAACCATTCTTTCTCTTCATAAGACGATGGTAGTAAGCTGCAAAATACGGTGATTGTATTGATGTTCTTTTCATAATTCAAAAATTAAAATTATACATTTCAGATAATTAACATTAGAATATATTGTTGCGTCAAAATACTATTCTATATTTGCAAAGTCTACCGATCCTCACGGACAGGTAGACTTATATTTTACAAAATTAAAATCGTAGTAAAGTTATGAAATCAAATGTTGTTTTACAATCAAAAGATCGAGTTTTGTTAGGAATGAACGTGTCTGTTATGTCTAAAGATGGTTATGTGTGTATAACAGACGCCGTTTCGGCCATGAATAAAAAGAGAAAAGAAAAAGGGCTAAAAGATAAAAAGGTTAATGACATAGTGGTTACAATGTCATTCAACGAAAGATGCTTCGAACTTGTCAATAAGCTGAGCGACAGGGATTTATTGAGGCGGAGAAATCTCCACCTCAATGATAATGGGTTGATAATCAACAATATAATGGATCTATCAAAATTAGATCTTGCTTACAAAAAAGGCAAGGGTGTTAATCAGAGATGGTTTGTAAATCCCTATCTGTTTGTTATGATTGCATTAGAGATGGATCCAGAGATTTACGCAGAGGTTGTCATTTGGCTCACGGATGGCTTGATAGAAAACCGGAACGAAGCCGGTGATGCATACGTTAGGATGTGCAGCGCGATAAGCAGAATAGTTCCAAACAAGAATGACTTGAAAGACAATATAAAAAGAGTTGCTAAAGCTATTAATTTCATTGTTTTCAATAAACACGAAGATGGGATAAGGAATACTGCCAGCAAAGATGAGCTCAATGACATAATAGCTATAGAGAACGTCATAGCCTCTGTTATTGATGACGGTTTTATCAAAGATTACAATTCTTTGATAAATTACCTCGGAGATAAATGGAAAAGAAAATGGGGAAACCCTGTTCTTGCATTGAAATAGTACAAAAAAAACACCCGGCCAAACTATATAACTATGGCCGGGTGTCCAATAAAAAGAATCACTGAACAATTTGACTTTTCTGATTGGAATCAAGATTCGGATTTTCATCAACAGGAATCTGTAGCCTGAACGCTACTTCCTTTATCGTCTCTGCTACCACGTACTCAATTAGCTTGATAGGACAGATAAATTCGTATTCCCATTCAGACTCGCACCCTTTAGGTGTAGGATCACAAGCCATTAACTCCAGAGCCTTCTTTCTTCTTGTTGTAAAGAACTCTACGTTAATAAGCTCTATATGGAAATCCGGTATATAAATATAGTCGTTTTCTACATAATAAAAAGGACGACGTTCTTTAACGTATTTAGCATACGGTCTTTTTTGTTCATTGCGATACGACTTTATTTCAGCGAACTTAAAAAATATAGTGTTATCTACGTTAGTCACCTTAGTAATAGCCGGTCTAAGGGCAGAATAAAGAAGTCCTGGAAGCTTATGCTTTGACCGCATCAAAGTATTACATAACGCAAATTCGGCATCGCAGCAAACTATTTTATCAACTTCAATCATCTCCAGGCAAGTAACGTAAGTTAGGAGCCGGTGGTCACCAAGTAACGTCCCGTCATCCCACCTCTGTGCTGTATAAGATTCGGCTTTAGTTCTACCGATATTCAATATCCATCTCCGACTAACATGCGAATCTTTGTCAAGGGCATGAATACCGTTTACGACTCTTGATACAAATTCACCATTAGTGATCATGCTCCCCTCCTTTCTTTTGCTCTTGATTCTCTTGATTTAGCATTCAAGATCCTCATATAAATATCTCTTTCACTCATGCCGGATATGGTTTTTATAGCCTCATCCAACATAACTTTCGTATATAAAGGTTTAGGGAATCCCTTTATCTTAACCGGATCAGGAACCAACTTAGCCTTACGATATTCATAAAATCTTTTAGAAGTTACATTAAGATAAGAAACAGCCTCTTCTCCGGTATAGTACTTAGCCGGATTAGCAAGCTGCGTCCATGTCTCAAGATCGTTGGCTGTAAGATGATCACATTCCCCGCTTAAAAACATCTCCTTTATCTTATCGCATACCGCCGCACCGCTTTTACGCAGCGTCTCTGTCAGAATTTCTTTCATTTTCAAAACACCCTGTTCTAAATCTAAAAACAATAGAGGCAATGATTATCAACAGAGTAACAGCCATAACAGACCACACTACGATATTGTGCTCAATAGGCATCTCAATATTAACCGTAACCCATCCTACACAGATATTAAAAATCATGCTATAGATCAATAACCTATGCCATATACAAAACCTGAACATTCTTGAAAAAGCCAAGAGAAATAGGTCCCATGATAGAGAATGACCTAATATCGGATACAGCCAATTAGTGATACTAAAAGGATAAAACTCATCAAAAATGCTGGCTAACATAATAACCTGCATCAACACAGGATAATACTTCACAAACGTCACACAGACATTCCTTTGCCCTTTGCTAATAAACTTGTTGCTCATAATAAATTGTTGTTATGTTATTAAAAAGGGAAGATGCAAAGCGCCTTCCCTTGATTTTCAATCACTTTTTAGTGCCCGCCTTCTTTCTTTTCATCTTGCCTCCAACACTACCGCCTTGGCGCATTTTAGGTTTGTCTTTCTTATCGACTTCACCACCCTGACGAGCTTTCTTTTTACAAGCCATGATACTAAAATTTTAAAATTGAATGATGTGCAATATTAATCATTTTTATTCTAATAACCAAAATGAAATACAGCAAAAGGGGCAATTAAATTAATTACCCCTAATGTGCTTATTACAACCTAACAGATGCAGTTGGTTTACCCCAGAAACTATAAACGCATCCGTTTTCGTCACCTTCCATAACCATACCCGTAAATGGATTAAAGCTGCATCTTACCCAGCATCCACAACTTTTAGCATTGCAAGTATCAGATGATCCACCACAAGCAGAAGGAGTAGAAACAGGTTCTCCGTTTATATAAACAGGTCTATATTTCAATGCGAAATATCCATTCTCGACACTCGTACAATAAATACCGGTAACAACAGATCCGGCAGGGACATTAAGACGTTCTCCGTTTTTAGTACTTGTTGCTACTGTTTGAGTCTCTCCTCCGTAAGTCACATTTACACCACTTTGACCTCCTTCAGGTATCAATGGCGCATACCAGAATTGGAATTTTCCGTTTTCATCCCCTTCCATGTACATAGCCATTATCGCATTTCCGCTTGGACAACTGTAATTACATCCCTTCTTATTCATAGTGGCAGATTGCTGTTGACGAGAACTGTCACCTATTAAAGAAATAGTAACAAGAGGCTTTTCTGCCGCAGCTTGCTCTATGATGACAGTAAGCGTCTTTCCAGTAGCGTTTTGACTGAAAACAACTTTTCCTTGACGAGAAGAAGATGTGCTTGTGTTAGCTGTCATAGTTATCTTAGCTACCGATCCTTTATCTGTTAGAGAATCGTAATCAACAGAACACCATTCAGGCTTGGATTTTACACTATATGGAGCATAAGACGAACCTATGGTACTAAGTATAGTATATCGAATGGTTTGAGAGGCGGCTGTTCCAGACCATACCTTATCTGATACTGTTCCATCATTAAAGGTGAAAACAGATACAATCTCTTGAGTTATATTCAAAGTTATTTCTTTTCCTGATTCATTTTGAACAAAAACAATTGATCCAGATCTTTGAGTCGTTTCAACATTAAATGTTATAGAAACTACAGCTTTCATGCTTTCAGATGTCTGGTCTCTGTAATCAACAGAACACCAATCGGGTTTCGATTTAACAGAAAAACCTATATATGAATCGCCTTTCGTGCTTATAATAACCTCTTCAATATTATTCGAATTTCCAGTTACAGACCTCGACTTGCTCGTTCTTCCATCATGGAACTGAAATTCATATGGAGCATATCCGCATTTTCCAATCTCATATTCGTATTTGTAGTCGGCATTGCCACAATCATCATAACGAACGTATTTCACTTGATCATTCTTACATCCATTTTCTTGCCAAGAACCGTAAGATCCGCAATTACAGCAATTCCTACAACTTACAGAATATTGACGATCTATGCTACCAGAGCAGCTATCGCGATAAGCATTATACCGAGTATGACCTACACAATCCCCTGTTCCGTAGTAAGTCCAGTCTGTACAAGTTTCTCCACCTCCATTAACCCATCTTGTATCGTTATAAGAAGAAGAGCATGGATTGGTGTCACGTTGTTGCTTCTGAGACGTACAACCGTCGCAACGGGTACTTCCGGTATCCGACCAAGAAGGAGTTGTGCTATCAGCTACGCAATCACCGTTTTTGTTAGCTACTGCCTGACCTTGGGAATTTACAGCATCTTGAGCCTTCTTATTAGCATCAGCTTGACTGATATTAGACGTAAATGGACCACCTACCTGGTCTTGGGTTACGGTAACAGAAGAACCATGTTGACAGGTTCCGCAATTATTTCTGGTGAAGACCTTACTTGCTTTACCAGTCCAGATACAAGTTCCCTGCGCGTCGGCAAGAGCCTGCCCCTGCTGTTCGACGGCAGCCTGAGCCTTGCTATTTGCGTCTTCCTGACTTACGGTAGACGTGAAAGGACCGCCAGTTACATCATCTTGGTCTATGGTAACTTTAGAACCGACACCGCCGTCAGCACATTGCTTTGTAAATTGCTTGCTATATGTTCCGGTCCAGGTACATACTTTATCTCCGCCTTCTACCCATCGTTCGTTTTCTCCACCATAACATTCGTTGGTATTAACCTGTTTTTTATAAGATTTACCACCTTCACATTTGGTTTCTAGCGGCTCGGAATCTACCCATACAGGATCGGTGTTATCTGTTTCACACGTTCCGTTCTTGTTAGCGTAAGCCTGACCTTGGGAATTTACAGCATCTTGAGCCAGCCTATTTGCCTCTTCCTGACTTTCATTGGAATAGAACGGTCCACCCACCATGTCTTGTGTTACGCTCATCGGAACGCCATGCTGACATGATCCGCAATTGTCTTTCGTAAATTCCTTGCTATATACGCCTACGAACCTACATTTACCTTTCTGATTGGCAATATTCTGTCCTTGGGCTTTAACAGCCTCCTTAGCCTTATTATCAGCATCTTCTTGACTTACGAAAGAAGTAAAAGGATTACCTTCAACATCAGCTTCACTTACCTCTACTTCTGTTCCTGAATCCGGTATCTCACAGTCGTTCTTCTGGAACGTTTCTGAATAATGACCGGTCCAGCTACAAACCTTATTTCCGCCGTCTACCCAACGTTCCTGATTATGGGTTTCAGAACATTCGTTGGTATCACGTTGCTTTTTCTGAGACTTACCTTCATTACATCTAAGTTCTTCCGGTTCTACGTCCTCCCATACAGGATCGGTGCTTAATGGCGTACAGTTACCGTTTTTATTAGCATAAGCCTGACCGCCTTCTTCTACGATCCTACGAGCTTCTGCGTCTGCTGCATCCTGGCTTTCTGTTGATGTAACAGGACTACCGTTAACCATCTCAGCCGTAACCTCCATCTCTACACCTTTATGACAAGCCTCGCATTCAGGAACGAATCTCTTGCTGTAATGACCGGTATAGACCGTCATATCTTCACAATTACCTTTATTGTTGGCAATAGCCTGACCTTGTTCTTTGACAGCAGCCTTGGCCTTGTTATTAGCATCATCTTGGCTTACGGTAGATGTGAAAGGAGCACCAACAACATCTTGTTCGGTTACCGTAATCTTAGATCCTACCTGACCTTCAGTACAATCATTTTTGGTAAATTCCTCACTGTATTTACCAGTCCACGTGCAATGGCCGTCCCGGTTGGCTATGGCCTGGCCCTGCTGCTCTACGGCAGCCTGAGCGAGCGCGTTAGCCGCCTCCTGGCTTTCGTATGAAGTAAAAGGACCACCGGTTACATCGTCTTGGTCTACTGTTACCTGAGAGCCTATGCCTTCTCCTTCACAATTGTCTTTTGTGAATACCTTACTATATACACCAACAAATTGGTTTTTATCTATGCAAGTACCTTTCTTATTTGCAAGATCTTGTTTCTGTTCTTCCATAGCTGCTTCAGCCAGCGCATTAGCTGCCTCCTGGCTTTCCCTTGACACAAAAGCATCTGGGTATCCGGCAAGATCCTTTTCAGTCAAATCAACGAAGCTTCCGGTTTGAGATTCGGCATCGCAATCATTTTTCTGAACACGAGCCGAAGCCTTTCCTATAAAATAATTAGGATCCTCAACGCATTCACCATTAAGGTTGGCTTGTTCTTGACCGTTTTTCTCTATATCATCAAGAGCTTTTTTATCAGCATCTTCTTGACTTACGTCTGATGTATATTTACCGGCTTCTACTGTGTAAGTATAAGGTGCTCCGATAAACCCATCTTCGCAGTCATTTTTATAAAATACTTTTGACTTCTCTACGTTATACCATAAATTTGTTTCACATGTACCATGCTCATTAGCATAACCTGGACCTTCAGTTTCCAAGGCATCCAAAGCCTTCTGATTAGCATCCTCCTTAGAAACAGAAGAAGAGAAGCGGCCGGCTTCTACAACGTACTCTACCATAGATCCAACTTCAGTCACCTCACAATCTGTCTTTTGGAACATCTTGGATTTCCTGTCGTTGTACCATTTTATGGTATTGCAAGTACCATGAGAATTAGCATAGTCTTGACCTTTGGCATTCAACTCAGCTTCAGCCTTACGGTCGGCATCTTCTTGGCTTATGGTAGAAGAAAATTGCCCGGCTTCGATTGTCATCGTAACCAAACTTCCTTCTTCGGTATCAGGATCGCAATCGTTCTTTCTAAACGACTTTGATTTCTTGACATTGTACCATAATATGGTTATACAACGACCATGCTCATTAACCCAGTTCTGACCATTTTGTTCAATGTCTTTCATAGCCTTGTCATCAGCATCAGACTGAGATATGATAGACGTGTATTTTCCGGCCTCAACAACGTACTCAAGCTCTTCCCCTTTCTCTGTCTCAGGATTACATCCTTCTTTTGTGAAAAGAGCCGATTGTCTTTTATTTCTATAAACTACCTGTTCTTTTTTTTTATGAACTAACGTACATTCTTCAGATACGCTACCGTCCCTGGAAGACACCCTTATCTTGACACTTCTGTCGGCACCAGTATCATTTTCATCAAAGTAAATATTAACCTTACTGTTAAGACCGCCTTCTTTCTTATCTATGTTCGCCCAACAATTACCTACTTTCATTCGCTAATCCTCCATCTTAAATTTTCGGGATTTGTATTTACGTTGATTACCTCCGGTGATCCATCGGAATCAAGATTAATAACATCCTTGTCCAGGTGAATTTCCTCCTTATCCACAGACTCGCATTCAACTATTTCAATAACATAATCTTTTATATTACTTTCTATACTTAACTGCGTGCTTGTTTCATCACCCTCAATTTGTTCAAATTCCTTATCCAATTTAATGTAAGGAACGACCTTTCCTGGCTGATAAATAGGAATCAGCACACCATTTATAGTTATGTTCTCATTAACTTCATTCCCATCCTCATTGCCAGGCATGGAAACAATCATCGAAACCTGGAACGTGTCTTCAAGACCCGGATCACCAGGGAAACCATAATCAAGCCTAATATCATTGACGTCAATATTAAGACCGGAAGCGGTGGTGAATGCTTTTATGACACCCTTTATATCTTTCTCACCCGTAATAAGGGCATTGATCGAAGCGGCGTTGGTAGTAATAAGAATCTGCTTATCTCCACCAGATATAGGGAACTCCAGCCTGCTAACCGAGACTTCTGTGATCTTAATGCCTTTTTGCCTGAAAGTAATAGCTTTCATACTTTCAGTATCGGATTTCTTCACAATTCGGATAGTGATCCTGTCTTCCCTTCCTTTCCAAGATGGAGCATCGAAATTCATTTTATCACGACCGACACCTTCCTTCTTGTCCGAGGTAAGCCAAGAACCATCATCCATCTTATATATTCTTTCTTTGCTCATAATAACCCTCCTTTATTAAAGTGTCAGTTCCCATTCAACGCCATCATCTACCACAACCTGCACCGTAGCTGTACCTCCTGTAGCTTCAAATGTTATGTCAGTAGGAATAACATCAAATATCTCTTGTACCCCTACACATCCTAAGCCGCAGATAATGTCTTTAAACCATTCCTCTTTAGCATATTTTTTAAGAACCTCTTTAAAGAACTCACGAAGCCAATCAGAATCAATGGATTCCTTAAGTATGGTTTCTATTATTTCCTTAAGCCAAGATTCGTGCATTTCCTCTTTTAAAATCTCTTTAATAAGCTCGACAATAGTTTCTTTATCTAACTTATCAGAAGGCACAGAGCCATCAACGAGATTACCCCCGCATATAAATCCTTTGCATTTTTCTGCCATTTCTTATCCTCCTAAATTAACAATGGAACCCATAAGAACTATTTGCCTCTTCTCGGTACACGACCCTCACTTCAGCAAATTCGTCTTGTTGACACATATCCCGGCAGAACCTAACAGTACGGCCCTGGACTTTATACATATCAGAAGGTACAACACCTCCGCAATAAGACACAAGCAAAATCTCTGCCGGATCTTTCTTTAGAACCACATGAGAAGTACCGTCAAATACCTCCATATTAACAGATCCACTTACGTTAATAGCCCTTGAAACGTATTTAGCTAAATTAGCTAAAGCTCTATCTAAAGGCATACCATGATACAAACCAGCTTCTTCTATAGTTTCTCCATCATAGAATATTTTAGAAGAAGGAATATCGCAATGATGCGGGCGTTCGCACCCACCATGACTGCCAAAACAACCGTTACCTGTTATTGCCATTGTTACTCAAAATATTTATTTTTTGTTTTAAAAATTCTATTTCCCTATCCTGGTATTCCATACGGCATATCATTGCATTGATTAAAGCCGTAAGATCAGATTTCTGAGCCAGACTGAAGTAGCCAGCGTTGATGCCGTCCGCGCAGTACACGCAGTTCGTGCAGGTGTATCCGTCCGGGCATGGTACCGGCGTTTCGTCCACATGTGGGACATATACGTGTTTGCCACTTAAGTCCTTACCAATTTGTGCACTCTTTTCCATTTATTAACTGTTTTTCAAGTTGTTCAACCCTTTGTTTTAGAAGTGTATTCTCTTCAACCATCCTATCCAAAAACTTATCTATGTTTTCAAAAACCAGTTCTATATTATGCATAACCTCATTATAAGGCATACCTGGAGTTAATTTGGATATGAATGTCTTGCATCCTGTATAATGAATGCAATGATCGCTTAAATGACCATACGGGCAATCGCATTCTTTTGGAAGAATTTCGCAATTGTCCGTACAGTCATTACATGGATCAGACCCGATACAAATATTAGATCTCAGAATATCAGGTCTGTCATCTTTACAAGTGTTACATGAGTTCATGACTTTCTTTTTTTTTGTGCAAGATAGTGTTTTTTATCCACACCATCACAATGAGAAGTCAATCAATGTATTCCAAACGGTTAGTGCTACCTTTAAAAACGTATCCGCATCTGTTTTCTATCTCTACATCGGTAATAGGAAGAATAGCATCTTTGCCATAAGTAAGTTCGCATTTTGAAATAAAATTTACTATACCTTGATAATTACCATGAAATCCCCTTGCGAGTTTCCTGCCGGTAGGAATCCCTTCTTTATTGGTTTCAGGAATACCTATCAAGCACTTTATCCAGTTTGGTTCATTCTTGTTATTGCTTCGTATTTCGTAGTTCACGATATCAAATACAATACCTTCAAGGTTTTTTACATCGATGCTGTCCGCATCCATTTTCTTATCAATACGAATCGTGCTTGTTAAATCTCGTAATTTCATGATATTTTCTATTTTTGACATTAATGAATAACTGTCACAGTGTTTTAAAAGACCGAAGTAAGAAGACCAGCTTTCATTTGTAATACACTTCTTCGCGTCTTTGGCTACCCTCTTCCTTATTGTCACATAACCTTTATTGTGTTCAGATACGCCTTTATTATTACGGTGGAAAACATACCCGCAAAAATCAAGAGGCCTATCCATGTCTGTTATAACACAAGTATGCCTTTTAGATCTTATCTTAAGTTCATACCACCAATAATTCTTAATCCTCCATTTGGCAGTATTAGCATCCTCCTTAGTATAAAAAGCAAGGAAATTATCATCAGCATACCTTAGTGAGAAAGGAGCTATTCTCTTTACAAGATTATCAAAATCTTTCATAAGGAGATGATGAATAAAAGGACTTGTAGGAGTCCCTATAGGCAGCTCTCCAGATACGAAACTTACGTCTATTACAAAATCTATAAACTTTTTGTTTGAAATAAAGTTCTTAAGTACTTTTCTAAATACTTTATCTTTTACATGGTTATAACATTTACGTTGATCTATGACCAGGCAATATTTCAAATCAAGTCTATCATAATAAACATGCTTCATCTTTTTAATAAGAGACCTTGATTTAGACGATGATGTTATGCCAAATCCCGGCTTACAATTAAGACCATTCATATTATCCTTCTCATAATACAAAGGACCTAACTTTACTAAAACAAGATGCTGATAAATTCTGGTGGTAAGATCCGGGCTGTTTATTTCACGAACCTTACCATTCTTGTTTTCTTTTACAAGTTTGCGATATTTGATTTTGCTAACATAAGTACCATCTAAATACCATTCATACAATTTTAATGAATTACCATCAAAATCATAATTAAAATTAACAACATCATTCTTTTTAGAATGGTTTTTAAATGCTGCTTCGCATGCTTCTCTAATATCATCCAAACTTATATCTATATAGTTTGAAACTGATTTCAGTTGTGGGCTAATGACGGGCTTACGACCGTCGCGCATCTCTATCATATTTTTATCATATAACCTCATACGCTTGTCTTTTATTGATTCTCCACTCCTGGGAAAGATTAAAAAGAATATACCCAATTTTTTTTAGCCCACACAGGGCAAGGCCGCAATTGTTGCGATTCGAATTATTGACAGCGTTATTCGCATTCAGATTACGAGGCGAGCAATTGCCATTGTTCGCATTACCGCCAAAACGAGCAGCCAATTCTTTTTAACCTTTTTCTCAACCGTTATTTGCTATTTCAGAGGTCAGATCCCAATGTAAGACTTGTTAGCAGACTAACGGATTTCATTGAATAAATTTTTATTGTTTATAATGTTAACTATCTCTGTTGTCTAATGACATTGCAAATGTATGTATAATATTTTATAGCTACAAAACAATTTGTATTAAATATTTTAAATTTTTGTTTTGTAGCTATAAAATATTATATTAACAAGATACGGCTGCGCCGTGATATAGTATATAAGGCTGCGCCTTATCGCTGCGCTTATGATGGCTGCGCCATCAATGGGTTACACCCATCAAACCTGCGGTTGACTGACGTCTAATAACAACTGGGCAAGGCCGCAAGAGTTGCGATGCGAATAAGAGACAGCGTGAGACGCATGCAGAGTACGAGGCGAGCAATAGCCATAGGGCGCATTACCGCCAAAACGAGCAGCCACTCTGGACTTTATACCAACAGATGAAGCCCAGTAGCAATTGTCCCATGTATAAAAACATTCTCCTGTTCCGATACTTCCCCCTTTTTTATCCTTCCATCCGGTATAAGGAATACGGTGTAAAGCAAAACTATCTCCTAAATTCTGGGTAGTTGCTATCTTTTTATATTTAGATTCAAAATTAAAAACCTCACCATTATTTATAGTAGACCTTTTCTCATATGTCCATTTCTTTTGATCTGGCTCTATATAAATATCAATAGTATTACCTATTCGAGTGACATTAGGATCATTTAAACAAGTCCCTACCTGTTCGTATCCTCCTCCACAATACCTAAAGACATCTCCAGACAAATTCATGCCATCATACAAAGACATCCTTAAAATAACTTCCAAATCAAATTCTGCCGGTTCGTCATTTTCGTTTAAGGCTGATATGGTGCCGATCATTTCCTTAAACACAATAACATTCATATGACCTTCAGCCATACTCTTGGCTCCCTGGACGTTCTTATACCAGTATTTTCCTCCATAAAAATCAAACTCTGATCCTTCTTCTACGCCTGTTTCAAATGCAAAAGAAGCCGCCATCTGGCTTTCCATGCACTGTTCTTTAGGATACTCTGAATTTATGAGGTTAGAAAAATAAGTTTTTCCAGTAGGTTTATAATGGATAATAGAAGCATTTGTAGCCCATGCTCCATACAGCCACGACTCTTCTCCTTTTTTACGGTATTTCACTCCTCCGTATTTGCGATAATTGACATCATTACCTATTCCGTTATTACTTGATATTCCGGCACCGAAAGTGTCTGGATTAACTAAGTATTTAGTACCGTACAACATTTCAAGGTATATGATATACGCATTCAAAGTCAGAAATCCACCTTCTGAAAAAGGATAAGAAGATTCTGGATCTACGTTATTTACCCTTGAATACTTAGCTATATTGATTTGATTTACATCATTGCTTCTCGGATAAGTTCTTCCATTTAAAAACATCGTGCAGGCGTTACCAACTCCGGCTCCGGATTTACAATTTGTTTCTCCCTCATACAAGAAAAAGAAAGATCTTGCCTTAGAGTCTACTGTACATACCGGTCCAGGAGATAAGGCTGTGGGAGGCAGCACAGGGCACGTCTGGCGCAGGTCAAGTCCGTCCAGCATAGGAACCGTATCCGCGTCATACACCCCAGACCATATTTTTCCGCTTTTGCCAACTACCTTATCAACTACATACAGACTCTTGCTACATCCTAAGAATATACTATAATTCTTTGAAGTAGTCTCCCAAGGTCTTAAAATCCTTACCTCTGATCCTGATACATTATAAAGTTTTTGACTAATGCCATACTCTTCATAAAAAGCCTTGGCGTCAAATGCTCCGGCATCACAATACTTATTTTTATGACCGTTATCCAAATACAGTTCCACATCGCATTCGGCTCTCATTTCCTCGGTTATGCCCACCGTAGGAGCAAAATCTCCGTTTTCAAATCTAAGGAGATTATTCTTACGAAGCTTTCCGACCGGACGCACTTTGTCTCCGGTATTTTGAGTCATGTCTATAAGGTAAAAATCCCAAGAAGGGAGAAGGCTTTTGTCGCCAACTGATTCCGTGGCTTCTGGAGGAAGCTGGTCATCAGCCCAAGCGGATGCCGATCCTGAAGCACCTTCTTTAAGAACGTTGAAAGTATTACCATCAGACAAAACAAAAGGCTCAGATTCCTCCCCTTTCTTCGATAAAAACTTTTCCCTTTTACCGACTTGATTAACGACAATGCTCTTCTTTGCCTTATCCCCCTCATCGGAAATAGTGTAATTCAAAGTCGTATCAAGACCTTCATTTATTTCAGAAAACACCGACACCAGTTTATCATTCTCACCTTCTGTCGGATTAAATTTTACGTTGCTCATTTTCAAAAATCAAATTTACATTCATCAACAACAGGCTCGCATTTGGTATTTTCATTAACCCATTTCATGCCCTCTTCTTCCAGTATCTTCTTAGCCTTTTCATTGGCATCATCAACGCTAATGAAAGACGTTACGGTACCAGCGTATATCCTCCTGTATTTCTCAGGAGCCTTCCATCCTTCCTTACAACGCTTACTAAACCAACCATGTTGATCTTCGTTGTAATAAACGGTTTTACATACTCCAGATTCGTTAGCGGCAGCCTGCCCTTCTTGCTCAAGAATCTTCGCAGCTTCGTAGTTGGCTATTTCGGTACTGAACTTAGACCATACACGCCCGGCCTCTACCATGTGATGTGTGGGTTGTTCTTGTTTTTGACCATCAGGACAATCATTTTTAAAGAAATCTCCTTCCTGTCTTGTGTTATAATATACCTCGCAACAGCCACCTACTTTATTAGCATACAACGGACCTTCTTTATCCGCAAACTCTTCCGCTTTCCTATCTGCATCATCCTGGCTTATATCCGAACAAAATTCAGCCTCATGGACGATAAACGTTTCTTCAGAACCAAGATCTTCCGGACAGTCCGATTTCTTGAAAGCTTTTCTGTATTCTTTGTTGTAATACATCTTTTTCATGACAAGATCTTATTAAGTTCTTCTTTGAATTTCTGAATCTCGTCCGGACACAGCCCACATTCTCCTTCACATACGATTCTTCTCATACGATCTATTTTAAGAACCATATCCATATCAGGCTTAATACCTACCTTATACTTATGATATTGTAGATACTGATCAGCCTTACATGCTATAAAACGATCAGCACACTCACATAAGTAAGATGAAGGGAAAAGAATTTGCTGTGTACTTCCGGTAGCTGCCATATTATTTCACGGTAAAATACCTGGCGTATTCTTTATTTATGTATTCAGAATAAGTAGCAAGATCATCCGGATCCGGGCACTCGTTCTTCAAATTAACAATCCACCCTCTTACCAGCTTTTGAATATCAGCATACCTTTTACTTACACCTCCTACAAACCTGAACTTGCGATGAAGGTCTATGATTTTCTTGTCCAATACAGCAAGTTCATCGTATTTCTGAATACAAGCCGCATTAGAATCAGCTTTAGGTGTCGTATTCGACTGAGGCTTTATAGCCCGACTTTTATTAACAGAAGCAATGTTGCTTCTTCCACATCCGCATCCCATAACTTATTGATATTTAATTGATTATATTTTACAACCACAATTTTCGCAATTATTGAGAACGTAAATCAATTTAGATGCTTTTTCGTATAATTGTTTTACGTTTTCAAAATTCCCTAATCTCATATTAGCTTCAGCCGCAGCCAGCAAAAATTCTATTTCTTTTATTTTATTAATAATGTCATCATCCTCATGATCACATAACACAGTTGACCTGGCCCATACTTTATCTATGTTAAGACGGATCAGATCCGTTTTTAAATACTTTCTGTTAAATGAATAAGAGGAAGGACTGCCTTTTATGGTAATATCGTATATACCATCTTTTAGGTTTTCAAAATCATTTCCGCGACCTGGATTTATGCCAAGGGTCTTACTATTGAATACATTCAACTGATTCTTACCAAGATAATAAACATACTTATTCTCATCTTCAGGTGGTACGATCTCTATAATAGCCGGCCTGTCTGCCAATATCCCCCATTCAGACTGATCAGCTATGCGAAGCGTTTTAGGATTGTTTGTGCTTATAACCTCAAAATCAAGATGGATGTTATTCATACTCTCCTCCCATCCCATTCTGGTAAGGGAATCATCGTATCTGGCTGTTATATCAGCTCCCTCTACTTCAGTACTATTAACACGTACCTCAGTACCATTTATCTTGACTCCTACTATTTGGGCTACCAACGACTTAGCCATACCAAACATAGGAACTATGATTTCTCCGTTGTAATCAGTTCCTTCATTTGGATACTGCACTACTTCCGTCTTGTACAAACCGTCATTTCTTCTGGCTACTATTCTAATAACCATCTGATTTTCTACATCGTAGTCGGTCATTACTATCCTGACATAGAAAATGTTATTTCTTATCTGTGGTAAAATATCGATATAGTTCATACCTTATCTTTTTCTACAAAGATAAGTAAATGAGGTGATAAAAGTTTAAACTATTGGACATTAAATAAAAGGTGAGGTGATTGTCACCATATCCGATAATAGATTCCAGCGCCTAAGTAGGGGGAGAAGCCCTCGCGCCCAACTCCATACCCTGCCGTCAGTCCTATGCCCCATCGCCGGCTCTTTTCGTATATTATTTCTTTTTTATGGTAGATGATCATCGTATCTAAATTAGGTCTGTATCCGCTTATAACAGCCCGATAATCATCTGTGTTGTATGTTTTTCTTTGTATAGGAATATTGATATAAACAGTGTCTTTTATCGTATCTTTTTTAACTATAGCATCCATAGGTAAAGGTATTTCTACCTCCCCTACGTCAACTATATACTGAGGAACAGGAATAGGTTGGATAATGGTATCTATTACCGTATCTATTTCTATATCGTGTATTATTTCTTTCTTCTTGCATGTTTTACCAAATAAGAAAGATATAAAACACAGTAGAAGAACTCCTAACACATGCCCGGCTCTCATTTTTTGCAAACACATCTTTTACCCTCCTTATCTTCGTCTAAAAGCTCTTGTATATCACCGTTGTTAATACCTTCTTTAAGCTCTTCTCCGAATGGAACTTTTTGCCACCAACTTACTTTGCTAAAGAAATACTTAACGCCTTTTACTATCATTAAATCAGGTGCAAGGTCACCGAGGCGCTTGAATGCCATCCCACCGTATAATATTAAGGCGAATATCGTAATCCACTGAAGAAGCATATCTATAAACTCTGGAGATTTATGTCCTCCCATAGACATAATAAGATCCATTCCGGATATGGTAAACAACCCGAAAGAGCAGGCCGCGAACTCAAGAAGGATTTTCAAAACTCCCATTTCGCTTATGCATGTCAATATCTTAAAAGGCCTCTTTCTCTTTCTTCGGATATAGCAGTGTTTGATACTTTTTATAGTAGCTAACAAAAGATTTATAGCTAATATAAACAATATAGAATATATAAGGTGGTGAATCTCCTGGAAATTCATCCACAACGCTGATAATCCGGAAATGAGAAAAGCCCAGAAACTTTCTAAATTCATCCTTCCTACAAAACGATAAGCCATATTAGAACATAGTTACTTTCTTGCTACTTCCAAGAGAGTCATATACGTCAATATGGACCCAATTGGTACCTGATTCTAATCTAATGGGACAAGGAAGTAAATCCTGCGACTGAATTATTTTATTCCTTGTCTCTTCTGCCGTCATACCCTTGGCATCGAAATCGATAGCTGCTCCAAGCATATGAGGACTGATATACAACGACCCTGATACGGTTTTAGATTTTACTATATCCGAGATATTGTTCCTAAACCCACGCTCATCAAACCTTCCACCCGACTTCCAGGTATTAACCGTCATCGGAGTTTTTAAGATGTCTTTCCTTAAAACCAGTATCGTGTGAAGCAATTCAGTTCTTAAATACCTCCAGCAAAGATCTTTGTCTCTATCGTACTCTTTAGGACCAACTAATTCAACAATACTAAAATACTGACTCAATTCTTTTATAATATCTTTTCTTTCCATAACTTAACCTTTTTCACAAAGATAATCAGACCCTTACCGAATATGAAAATAAGTAGGTATTGGATTAAAGAAAAACCCCTGCATAAATAAATATACAGGGGTTATCCATAACATTAACAACAAATCACGACCTAAACAACCCTTACATATCCGGCTGATACAAGATCAGCAAGATTCTCGTAAGCCAAAGGGATGCCTGAATCTCTTATGCAAAGATACTTAATTTCTTTGTCAATGTAATACTTTCCATTCTCTAAAATAGAATTATATACCCAAGGAATAGGATCGTCTATCGTACCTGAATGTTTTTCCTGAACAACCATATACAAACTTTCGGTTCCACCTCCCTGACCAGGAACCCAGTCGGCTTGGAGATTATGATTTTGCCTTACTTCAAACAGGGTCCAATCCAAATCCGAAGGTTTGTTCTTGCTACGGAAACGTTGCCCTTTTACAACAGCCGTACCCATAGGAAGACCTTTGTCGCCGTAAACTCCATCCTTATCCCAGATAGGGTACAATCCCTTTATCTTAAGAGCAAGATTCTGGTCGATGTTTTCCAACATAGCCGGCGTGTTGATCATCGCCCTCATGTACATAGCTGTAGCCTTCTCCGGATCATTGGCTTCAAGGATCTTATTTTTTTCTATGATCTGATCCTTTGTCCTTACCAACTTCTCAGGATAACCTTCATCTACTTTCATAGACTCAACTTCGCTCCTATCGGTTTTAGAAGCTATTTCCTTTTCTATAGCAGCAGTACGATCGTTGCACTCAGATTCATATACATGCATTTCATTCATTGCCGTATTAGCAATATCAAGCTCGTATTCTGAATCTGCTACGGATACGGTATATATCCCGCTTCCTTTTGCTACATCAATATCGTCTTTAACCTTCTGCCTCATGCTACTGTTATACCATATCTGTTTACCATCCAGACTATAAGAACGGACAGCATCAGAATAAGCATATTCCCTGGCCTCAGAAACTTTCTTATCCTTAGCCTTGGCGAGCAACTCCTCTTCAGTTGGTCCAGGAGGCTCAGGGTCAAGCTGCATGGCAATAACTTCTTTCACACTCGCATCAGGATTGTCTTGATGGAATTTTTCTTGACCAGAATCAAGGAAAACCCATTTACCATCTAAGAAATCTTGGTAAAAATACCCTACTTCGTAAGAAGAAGAGTCTAATTCGTATTCCCCCCAGTAAAAACCTTTTACGTTTTTATTTACATAAAGCATACTCTATCCTTTCTGTTAAGCTTGTTCACCTACTCTAATAACCAACTTATCATTGATATACCAGATACTTAATTCTATAAAACTATTTTCAGGTATCACTACGCTATCGCCTGACATACTCTGGAACTGTCCAGAGGTAGGAAGCGGCTGTGCGATGTCCGTGCCGGTGGTGTTGTTAACCCGCACCTGCCACTCCCTCCCAACATACTCAGAAGATACGGTCATAGACAGATTCGTAGCAGAAGCGACGTTGGCTATGATATTATGAGCACCTTTTGGTAAATTTGCCAATGTTGTAACAACCTTAGGGGGCATAGCCATAAAATTCAAATAAGACAATATCGTATTAGACAACGTAACCAGATTGTTCATAGCCTCATATGTCTTATCTTGAATAACAACAAAAGTCCCCACCTGAATTTCTATATCATATTCAGATGCGCCTACCGCTGAGTCGGTATTAGCAAATGAGGCAAATACTATTTTTAATTTAAAATTATTTTCAAAATCATTACCTTCTAAAAAATAATTCAAATAATAATAATCACCATCTAACTTACCTAATGTGATATTGTTATTGTATGCATCCAAAACTTTTGCAAACGAATTTTCATCAAGAGATCCGGAATTACCAGAAAATATGGATAAATCAAGATAGCCAGAATCTACTCCTGTACTTACCATACCAAGAGATTCAAGTACCTTAGTTCCACCGTCTTCAGTAACCAAAATATATTCGTTATACACGTTTTTAGTTTCTGTAGATGCCACATCGTCTTTTACAAGATACATGACATTATCCTTCGCTTCTTCAACAGTAGGAAGTTTGCTAACAATTTGCTTCTTCCACCCTGCCGCCGAAACAGCATCATCTATGTACTGTTTTGTTACATGATCTCCCCATGTCATATTACTAAGAAGAGTCTTGCTACCGTCTTGACTTCCGGCAGGGGGAGCCGGGATAAGGCCTCCTTTGCCCGACTCTGAGCCTGTTCCAGGAGCAGCCTGCACCACATTCTCAAGTCTGGAATCAATCTCCTGACCTTCGAATTTACTGTTATAACCTACTTCTGCCATATTTATTTTTTGTTAATTTTATCCAACAACTTCTTGATCTGGTCCACGATGTCCATCACCGCACCAACCTTGTTTTTTACGTCCTCAACCTTCTGATCGATCTTAGAATCCAAAGCTTTTAAACGATCTTCGTTTTTACGATACACTAAATACAGAGCTAAACCGATGATTGCTATCGTAAGAATATTAGCCAAAACACATCCGATTATTATTTGAAACATGATGATTATATGGTAGATAACGCTACCACACGCTTTAATTATTCAACTTTTTACAAATATAGCAATTGTCCCAACTATAACAAGATCAAAGATGTTCGTTATTAACATCGGACACCCATTCTTTAGATGAAAGAATAGATTCAAACTCAGAAGAAGAGCTGTCATATACCGGATACGGGTATTGAGGTTCGTCATCAGCCTGCATGTCTAAAGACTTAAATAGATGATCATAATGTTCTACATGTAAAATAACTTTAGAACCATCTACGCTCGCTCTTGGGCTGTCTATTCCTAATTCACGTCTCTTTTCTTCGGATACGGAATCATATACTTCTTTTGGTATGATAATGAATTTCATATTATTTTGCTTTTAAAGTTTGTAAATAGTTGTATGCTTTGATACAGTCGTCTTTGGAGAAGGTTTTACCCTCGTAGATAGCTAGGTTTTTAAACGCCATTTTGGTGAAATTAGCACTGTAAGATGCAATATTTAAACTAGATTTATTACCACCTGATGCTATCTGAACATCAGGTTTCAATATCTCCGTCCAGTCATTAAGATATATTCTTCCATCCGAACAAAAGGCATTAATAGATTTACTTTGTATTTTAATGGGTCCTCCCGCGAAGTAGATAGTTCCGCCATCAAGGGAATTATACAAAAACGTAGACGATACTTTTATTATACCACAATTGGAGGGAATATTTGATAACATTGTCCAATTGCCAACAATCGTCCAATCTTTATTAATTGTAAAGGGACTGCTTTCAACTTTATCATCCACCCCATCAGTAACCAGGTATCCTTCGTATTCGGGGATTTGCTCTATGGTGACAACATGATCAGGATCAAAATCTTCTGCAAATTCTACAATCAATTGTCTAATTTGAGATGCGGGTTTATTTAACATGTGTATCCCATCTGTTGTTATATCTATGTATCCTGTTGTACCAATCCACCCCCATTTAAATTTTACACCATCCTTTAATCCTGTTACTTTGACTTTTATATCATAGCTTAAATCATTTTGTTTTGGTGCAATTATTAAATTGTGATCCCCTAATGCAAACTTTGAAAAAGACAAACTATATTTAGACGAATGCTGAACTGATGGATATAATTCAAATGGAGTTTTATACAACCCATACCCACTCCCTTCTGCAAACCCAAAATTAGACAGTACAAGATCATTACCATTGCCCGTAATGTTGGCAATAGTAGCACGATCTTCGTCCTCGTTGGTTTTGCCTACCACTGTCCATGCCTGGTCGGGGAAAAGCCAGGGATAGGTTTTGACGAAGTAGTCTTTGATCTTGGTCAGTTCTTCTTCGGTGGCGTCGTGGTCGAGAATAACCAAAGAATATAATGCAATGTTTGCAAATCCTCCTTGATTATTACTATGATACAATTTACCAAGAGACAATACATCTGTATCGTTGGAAGTTCCAACATTGATGGATTCTCCATTATAAGATTTAGATGTTTGCCAGGATATTGGATTATTATTGTTAACTGTTATCGCTTCTGTATATTTTCCAAATGATCCACATAGCCATCCGTTATTATACTCTTCGAAAACAAAAGACCCATCTGTGCTAATATTTAACTTAGAAACTAAAGCGGTGTATCTTGTAGGGGTACTAATCCACTGTCTCAACACCACAACCGTATATCCCTTTTCCTTAGTCATAACAGGGAAGTTATCACAGGTACCGTAATCGTCTACTCCGTCAAAAACGAGTGCACCGGGGTAGAGGGGAAGTTGTTCGATGGTAAATGAACCTACTTTGCCGCTAACATTAATATAAACAGCTAAAAAATCATCTTCTTTTATTGCAGGAATTTCAGTGATGCCATTAGGATTTAACGGTACTTTTACTGTTGTAGCCGTTGATGTAGAAGGAACATAAAATAACAAAAATAGATCACCTTCATTGTATCCTTCACTTGATATTTTTATGGAATAAGATTTATTAAATTGGTAAATGTCCTTTGGTATATAAATAGCATTATTTATTTCTGTATTTAAAATAGTTACTTTAATAGAATTGCTATTTTGTTCATCAATTCTTACTTTATCTACAATTGAATTGTTTCTGAAATCATTAAAATTCTGAACATACCCACCTACTCCAGACATTCCGCCCCAACCAAAGTTCTTCATCTGCAAATCATGTCCATTACCCATAAGATCTTTCCATACAGGATTTTTAGACATTTCTTCATTGGTAAGACCGGAAGCAGAATATCTAGCTACAATGCCTTCTATATCTGGGAAGGAATCTGCATTGCATGGCAGGTCTAATATCATTTTCGCATACTCTTTAAAAGGTATGGAAGTAGGTACATCATACCCTTTGGATATAAGGGCTTGCCTTATATCCTCCTTGGTATTTATGATCCTCATTAACTTATCTGATATGGTTCCCATTACACTTCCTCCCCATTTATGTAATCTAATACCTGACCTATGTCTCCGATGTCTGATTTTATTGACTCTCCTTGAGAATGTATTTCAATAAGTTTCTGATATAAAGTGTTATCCCCTATACGATTCTTATCTGTAGCTTGTTCTTCGATTTTGGCTATCGTATCAGGATCTTCGTACTTAACACCATCAGGACCATACCATTCGTCTGTTAAATTCGTGTATTTATGACGGACTGGAGTCGGTTTAGACTCCAGTGTTACTAAAAAATATTCGTTACAGCTCATGACAATAAGATTTAGTGGTTGCAACAATTACATCTACAAACTGTTCTCACGTAGCCAGAGGGAATAACCGCCAGCTCCGTCCCTACGGCTATCGCCGGGTCAGTGCTTTCCATGACCGTCAGCGCCATCTTGTCCACGTCAAGGTCATTGTCGTAAACGATTTCTCCCTCAACGTAGATGCTCCCCGCATCAGAAACGTAGCAGTTTTTCACCTGTCTTATATGGCGCTGTGTAGCAGACGCAAAATCACACTCGATACTTAACCACCCTACCGGTATCTGATCAATATTGGATCCGATATTGTAATCAGGATCGGTTGTTTTAAGAACCATATGTCTCAATTCCCTTGTATTCCCGTATCCGTCCATTGTTATGTATGTCCGGATCTGAACCTTGCCCTTTTCCGTCTTATAGCAGTTTTCTACTATTTCCGTGTCGGATGTAGTAGCATCAGGGAAATCACAAACAATACGCTGCCATCCTTCTTGTATTTTGCTGAATGTGGCGCCTCTTTGTATATCAGGGTCGGTAGTTTCTAAGACAATAAGATACTCGTCCCGGACACCTATTATGCTATCTACCGACCTATATCCACCAAGATGTATTTTACCACCAGGAGTAGTATAACATTCATCTACGGACATAATATGTCTTTCCGTAAGATCAGGAAAATCGCATTCGGTTTTCGTCCATTCGTTAGGTATCTTATCTATTCTCGTCCACTGAGGATAGGCGTCGTCCGTTGTCTTAACAATATAATAATACTGTTCCCTTACACCAAGAACGGCATCAATAGCTTGATAACCTTTTATATTGACCTTGCCACCATCAGTCTTATAACATTCGTCCACTTCAACAATTTCCCTGTCCGTCATGTCAGGAAAATCGCAGACCATCCTCACCCAATCTTCGGGAATGGAATCCAGCACGGTTCCTACCTTAATATCAGGATCAGTTGACTGAAGAACGGTATAAACCTCTTCCCTGGCTCCAAGGATGTTATCTATGGCTACCAAACCTTCTACTTGAACTTTTCCTTTTTTAGTAGTGTAACATTCAAGAACGTAAGTTACGTCTCGTTCTGTCATGTCAGGAAAGTCACAAACCATTCGAACCCAATTCTCTGGAATTAGTTTAAAAACATGGCCGGCAGGGAAATTATCGTCCGTCGACTGAATAACGGTATAAATAGACTCCCTGATATTTATCTTATCATCTATGGCTTCCAATCCTTCTATTTCAACCTTACCATCCGGAGTCTTATAACATCTGTTAACGAATGTAATATCGCGTTCTGTCATATCAGGAAGATCGCAGTCGATCATAACCCACTCGTCCGGTATTTTAGTAAGAACCTTACCTACCGGATTATCCATGTCGGTACTGTCGGTAATTCTATGGGTTTCTTTAAGAACATCCATCTGATCGTTAAGAAGACACCAACTCCATACTTCAACCTTTCCACCAGGTGTACGGTAACAGGTTTTGAAATCTTTGATAACTTTCTCAGCTATGTTAATCCACTCCCATTCGGTTGTGGCCGGAATACCAGAAGCAGGATGCTTCTTGCCTTCTTCGTCAAGATACCAATAACAGCCATTTAAGGACACAACCACTTGGTAGATTTTGTCCCCTATTTTTATACCGGATTTGCTGTCATCTACCGGTTGGGAGGAACCCCATTTTCCAACTATGTTGGTTATTTTATCAATGCCCCTACCAAAGGCACCGGATAAAAAATCCACGCCGTTCATATGAAATTGATCTATTTCAAATTATTTTATTACAAAAAAGGGGGGTGGAGGACCAGCCTCCTCCCCCTTGGGATATATAGAAAAAAGGAAAATCAAATCTTGCAGGGCTTGATATTTGCCGAAGCAGCTAACAAGTCCATAAGGTCTTGAATACCTTCGTGAGCGCCATACGGTACATGGAAGTGTACTGTAATATGATCATCAATTACCCTACCGAAGCCGTTAGAGTAACGTGCCGGCTTCAACGTTACTGAATAATCAGCATACGGAGCCAACAGATCTAAGCGGGTTTCTTCGTTGGTAAACATCCGTTCCATAAGTTCTTGGTGAGTCTTACGGAAATCGAAGAACATACGTTGTTCGCGTTCCTTATCCAGCAATTCAGCGCCGAGGTGAGTACGCGGAGCCCAGTGCTGTTTGTATTCGGTATGGATCGGGTTGAAGTACGTGCTGATAGCCTCGCGCTGTTCATCCGGATAACCGCCATTTACAGCAATACGAACAGATCCTTCTTGGAATGTCAGACGGTCAATCAAACAGTCAGACGGAGAAATCATGTAGTCAATACCACGGAACAAGATACCGCATTTGCAGTTCTTAGGAAGCGGATCGGCGATAATGGACTGATCTCCTGCTACGGCACCCAAACGTTTCCAGTTACGTCCACGATAAGATTCGGGAGCTTTAGATACGAAGAAGTCTTTGAAAATTTTATTGCATTCGTCGCAAACCATGTTAGTAACGACCGTTGTTTTGAATTTATGTTGACATCCACCAGGTGTACCATAATCTTCGATTGTCAGATACGGGAATGCTGCCTGCAATTCTTCTTTAGCACTGTTACCACATTCATCATCCGGCAACGTGATTTCATAAGCTTCTTTCGAAATCTTACAAGAACCACATGCTTCCCAGCTAACAGTAGTAACAGTAGGATTGCTACACATATCTGCTGTTTTAGCAACGAACGTTACTGTGGCAGTCGGATTGGTTTCTACAAATGCATCGATATCAGCCTTCGTCAGTTTCTTGCTTACGGCCACAGTGTACATACCTACGCCGCCATCCTGGGCTGCTGTTTTCTCGGCAGTGCTACTAACGGCATTCTTAATGCTTTCTACTACAGTAGACTGATCAACACCATCATCCTCTAACGTTACGGCATAAATCAAACCGCCGTCTACCTTAGTATATCCGTCAGGGCACTCTTCGCAGCCTTTCATGATAGAAGACAACTTTTGAGTATAATCAGAAGGCTTACCACCTTCTTTCATCACCTGATATTTAGATGTAGAAAGATGACGTCCGACTCTCTTGATATCCAAACCAGGATAAGCAGCCTTAAGCTGAGCCAGAGCATAAGCATCACCGGTATCACACATTTCCATGCAATAGAAATTCATGTCGGTTTCCACCGGAGTTTTTTCCATTTCATTGCAAGAATGGATAGGATGGATTTCTACAAAATCACCTACCTTGCCACCACCTGCAATCGGCTGATTCTTGATACGTTCGATTGTTTTCAAGATAGCAGCCAAAATATCAACATCTTCGCAAGGATCACATTCTGAACACATATCCTCACGACCAGGACAGTTTTCGAAAATGATGTAATCATCGATATTCACCTCACCCATCGGATAACCACGAAGCTCGAACAAACGTCCTGTCAGCTTAATATGAATAGGGATACGATCGCCTTTTCTTGCTGTAATAGCGGTATTGTCGTCAATTCCGTTGTAACCGAAAATAACTTCATCTACTTTAATTTCTTTGCTCTTCGGAGCAGAAGCATACACTTCTATAATTTCATCAATAGCAAACGTAGGTGTAGAGAATGATTTATCATCAGATACACGGTCGTTCACCATCTCATTACGTCCGATTCTGATCTGGAAACGTTGTTCGTCCTTACGATATCCTTTCAAGTCTTTCAACGCTTTCAAACCATCTTTAGTCTGCTCACCATCCAAATCATAGATAGCGATCTGACCTTCTTGAAGCAACAAAGAATCTACGTCCGCCAACTTAGCGTGCGGAGGACAGATAATGTGTCTGTCATACGGTTTATGGATAGCCATAGCCTTATAATATTTTAAAAATTAATATTCTGTTATCTGTCTCAAAAATAGCGATAGTCATATAAGCAACAAAAAGCATTAGGAATTAATTAATTCTTAATGCTTTTTGATAGTCTTTAATTTAGGACACGTCTTTATTCTGCTATAAAGGAGATTGAACGTTGTTTGAGTCTATTTGATAACGTCCATATTCGCTTTCATTCAAAGCAAATTGCTTTTCAATCATGTTAAGGATAATACCAATTAATTTATCATCTAATTCAGGATCTATATCGGTTGAATTAGAACCATCGGATTTAACATATCCTTCGATGTCAACTTCCTTAGGATAGCGGTAATACGTAAGGTAAACGGTGTCTACTTCAAAACCAGACTTGTACACCCTTACCGAATCTTCGCCTATAGTGTAGAACGTTTCCCTAAAATCAAAATCAGGTTTGTTAAAAAAGTCGGCAAGAAGCTCATGCGGGTTTTCGTTCTTAGCCTCCCACATGGTAAAATCAGTGACCGTGCATTCACCTTTGGTAAATACGCCTGATATGTTTGAAAAAGAGAAGAAATCAGAAGGCAATGAAAATAAAATGCTTTCCGGATTATCTTTATCTCCTCTATCATCAAGTTCTTTCGAATACACAACCAGCTTTTGGATATAACGTATATCCTCTTCATTTTTCTTATCAAGGATATAACGAACAAGGCGGTTTTGTTCGTCATTAAAAAGCTGAACAAAACGTGCCTTGTCAAGTTTTATACCACCGTTGGTCATGTTTTCTTCAGCCTTCTGTAAGGCCCGGAGATAACAATCAACGATTCTCATAAATTATTATTTTTTGTCAGCGTATTGATCAACATCGAAACCTTTCTCATCTTCCTTTTTCTTCTTGTCAGACTTAGTGCCTTCTATTTTTTTATGCTTGTTCTTTAAAGCGTTATACGCTTCCAGGACACGTGACTTAGTTTCTAACATCGACTTATTGGAAGCAAGAGCCATAGATGCAGAGATGGCGTCGGCGCCCAGGAGCTCGCCATTCAGATACAGTCCGTCGGTGTTGACGGTGACAGCCAGGCCCTCGATCATTTCCCTGATCATACGATGGAATTTAATCACCTGCATCCCTTCGGAAGATTCGTCGTCAGATAAGAACCTTGAGCTTGCTTCTTTATACATGTCAACGTTTGTATTCTTGGCGTCAATCCAATTAGTGAATATGTATTGAACCATGCTCTGATCAAGCTCTACGCTGTATATGATGTCAAGATACAAAAGCAGATCGTAGATGCTTTTCCTTTCAGCCTCTGACCCTTTCAGCTTGTTCATAAACTCATATAAAATATCAGCCTTGTCAATCTGACGTTGTTTCCTGATATCTACGGCCGTAGTCTTGTCTTCTACACAATAATAAGATTCGACATACATCGGATTACCATCTTCCTCTTTAGGAGTAAGAGACTTGGACAAAATAGCTATATACAGCTCAAATAAATCACGAACGTCATTAGTGTAGAACAAACGACCATCATACAAGTCAATTCTGTAAGAATCCCAGAAATCGAAATTCTTTTGGTCCAGGTCCTCATTGACAGTTTCTTCAAACGGATACCGAATATTCTTAATACGCATATCCATTTCATTCTTCTTGTCTTCAAGTGAGTAACCTTTATAACATGCTGAATTGATGAAGAAACCGGTATCATACACTCTAAGATCCTTATCCCATCCACAACAAGATACTGTCTTGTTCCCAGGGAAAGGAGTCTTGGAAATGCCTCTTTCCTGATATCCGGAAGGAGCTTCTTCATCCATCTTACCTGTTATAACATAAATAGAGTCGGAATATATCTTCATTCCTCCTACGGTAGCCAGCAGTTTCTTAGACTCATGGCTTTCTTCAAAAATCTTTTTTCCCATCTTTTATATATCCTATGAAAACAAAATTTGCGGCCGGTTTTAAAGCCGACCGCAAGTTAATATTAAAAGTTATGATCACAAAGAACTTGGTAACAATTCAATTGTTACGAACCGGCTGGTATCTTTTACCCAACAAGCCGATACAGAGTGGCACCAGAATTGTTCTGACATACGAGGATGGCTGGATACAATTTCTTGAGCCGATACTCTGGATGACCATCTACCTTGTTCGTAACCCCACCACATAGAACCGATATCAGGCTTAACGTAGAATACGTTGCTGTTGATATTGCCAATACGAGCTTCAGATGAAGCAGGAATGCCGGCGAATGCATTGGAGTATTCAGGAGCGGTCAAGTCTTCCATAATACATGAATATGATGTGATAGGAGTCATGCCGTCTACCAACTGGCTTCTATCTACCATATCAACGTAATCCAAAGAAGGTTCGTGTTCTACAATGACCTTACCAATACCCGGAATAGTAACACCCTTGATCTTTACAGTTCCTAATTCAAGAGCATCGTTTGATCCTGTTACCGGGTTATTGATGATACGTTCTGTACCCATAAGCGGAGCCAAAGCACCTAATTGAGAGAAGAACTCATCACGGAAGATTTCAACGATGTTCTTGTAAGCCATAGCACCTACCTTGAATTTCATTACACGATTTTCAATCGGCATATCGCTACGACCACGGAAAATATAGTCGGCAGCAGCCAGGAAGTGTTCACGCTTGATACCGCCCGGACGTGCATATGAGATAACGAAACCACGGCGAAGTTGATGGTACAAACCTTCGTTTTTCATCAAAACACCATTATGACCCTTGACTCTACCTCCACGCATGAACATAAGTTCGTATGCTTCCATCTTAGCCAATTCAGCCAAACAGAACAAAGACACTGTATTGGCTACACGAGCTGTACGCATATCAATGCTTCCGTCACCAAGACGAGAACCGATGATAGCATAACTTGCATCACCTCCTCTGATTTCAGAAAGCTGACGAACTTTCTGGTAAGCCTTGTCGATGAAATTCTGTGTACGTTCGTCCGCATAAGCCAAAGACTTAATACCGGCGTACATAGTCGTTTCACCTTCAACACCACGGTGTCCACCAAGCGTAAATTCACAAGTCATAGAACCAGCCTTAGAAGCACCTCCTACACCAGAGAACTGAGTAGAGAACTCACCAAGAACGTTTGTTACCTTCCAGTATTTAATGCCGGCGCGAAGCATGTCTTTCGGGAAGTATTTAGCACGAGAACGACCCCACAGCTTACACCAGTATCTCCAGTTTTCACCTTCTTGTTTAGGAGGACGCTCTGTAGAGATAAGAGCCTGGCAACCGTTAATCACATCGTAAGTAATAACATCTCCTTGTTTAAATTGTGCATTCAACACAATTTCGAAGAAGCTTTCATCAATACCGGGTTTTGCATATTTCAAAGACGTATCTTCTACTGTAACCACCTCATACGTTTCTGATACCGGAAGATCATAACGGAATGAACCATTGATACCATTTACGGTAATAGTAGCATCCTGTTTGATCATACCCATATACATAGGCAGAGGATAGTTTGTAATGTTAGAAAACAACTCAAGCATACCCAGATGGTTCTTATCCGGATCTTCGTAGTACCAATCTTCTAAAGAGCTAAGATCGTGTTCTACGATACTTTGCTTAACGACTCTAGCGTCGGTATATCCAATCACCGTGTCACCATTCATGGTGGCCGGGAAATTTTTTGTTAAAAGTACATTAGCCATGAACGAAAAAATGTTTTAATTTTTAATCTATACTGATTTCATCGAACTTCACACCTTGAACTTGATCACCTTTATCATCTACCGGAGCCACCCTCTTGTCTTTATTTGTATGGCTGATGAGCTTATAAATTTTCTTTTTCTCATCAACTACAGCTTGATTCGACTTCTGTTTTATGAACTCTCCTGGGTTCATAAGAAACATAATCAAATCTGGCGCTTCTTCCGGATTCATCATCATCTCCCTTACCCTATTAAATGCTTTGGTAATTCCGGGATTCGATTCAGAAGGTTTTAGGGCAAAATCAAGAGCTTTAGATACCATAGTGTCATTTAGCTGATACTTTGCCTGGATAGAAGACTTAAGGTCTTTCTTATACCTTCTAAAATCTTCTGCATCCTTCGCCTTCTTTTCGGCAGCCTCTTTAGTACGTTGCTGGATAATATCATCCATTCTCTTATCAAGCTCAGCCTTGTACTTTATAGCCTTTGCTTCAACATACTCTTCACCTTTATTGATAATGCCTTTGAAAAACTCATCAGCTTCATCTTTAGGCAACCCAAGAAGATCAACATAATGGCGAACAATCTTTATCTGATCTGCTTTGTTTTCAATGTCAAGCTTTTCTATAGGAGCGACATTCGTATCATATTGCTTAAGAATATCAACGATATCCGCGCCGGCCTTATCAGCCTGGATAAGCTTCTTAGTAATATCAGAAACAGAGGTAACATCTATCTTATCCTTAACAATGTCCTCTTTCTGGCTTTCAAGGACTGTAGATAGTATGTCACACAACGAATCTTCTTTACTAAAATCAAGATCATTGATAGTAATCTCTTCGCCGTTTTCACCGCTAAACACCACATCTTTCAAATCGGGAATGATTCCCCTTGAAGAAAGGGCATCCAATACTTTTCTGTAATTGATAACCGGGGTCTCTACCTGATCCTGATTAACATCAACTACATTCTCTTCTCCTTTTTTATCCTCTTTAGGATCAGGAGTAGGGTCAACAACCGGCTCTTCTTTAATTTGAGAACCTTCTTCTACAGGCTTCTCATCTTTTTTAGCCGGTTCATTACCATTAATAGGCAGAATATCTTCTTCCCTATTATAAACATCATCAACCGGACCGATACTAAAAATATCGTCCAATTCTACTATTCCATTTTTTTCTAATTTTCCCATACTGCAAAAATATTTAAATACCTATATTTCAGATAAAAAACTTATAAGTGTTTAATCTTCACTAAAAATTAAATATCCCCAAATTTTATTAGAGATTTTCTAATGAAATTTGGGGATATTTAATCCTTAATTCTTATTGATTCCGGCTACATACCTTTTGGTGGCATCTTCCCTCGCTCGTTGAGCAAGCTCTTTGGATTTTAATTTTAACTCTTCCATTTTCATTCTCATTTCATCATCATGAAGTTTGGAATCGTTTTCAATTTTCTTATCCTCTATCCTTTCCTTACTTTCTATATCAGCTTGCCTTACGGTCTGATCTGAAACAGAAGCCAGGAAGTTGAGGGAGGTGGCGTCACTCTTGGCGTCTGCCGCCCTGCCTGCCGCCTGGATCTTCTCTTGGAGTATCCTGTATTGACCTTTCTTGTCTTCCAAGGCAAGTTCATGCTGACGTTGCTTATCCTTCTCAGCAGCTTCAGCTTGTATCTGTTGCTGGTTAAGCTGCATCTGATTCTGTTGTTGCTGCTGCATCTGACGCTCATTGTATGCGCGAGTATTCCTTGCATTCTGTATAAGCTCTACCATAGAATCTGATGTGAAGATAGATGCAAGATCGTAAATATCGCCTCCGGCCGTATTTAGCTGCAACATGAAAGTTTTAAATTTCTCAAGCTCATCCCTTTTCTTGGAATTAGATAATGCCTGAACACCAAGATGCCTTAGACTAAGACCGTCGGTTCCTATAGATAAGAATGCTCTGGTAAGGTCACTTTTTGTGTACATTACAGAAATATCCTTTCCTTCTTCCTGGCATTGTTGAGCAACAGCCAGATGAAGATCCAAAGCGCGTTTCTTGAAGTAACCGAAGTTATCAAAGTATATCTGTGTTTGTAACATAGATGCTGTAACGCCCTGCTGGACCCCAGTGGCGGTCTCATACCTGTTGGGGCCATTAATTACTTGAGGAGTGATACCAACCATTTCAAAACACTTCATCCTCGACCATTCAGCAAGCTCCATTCTTGTTTTAAGCTGCTCTGTCTGGGATAAATCATAGACAGCAAACTGGTTGAAAGGAACACCACCTTTCGTGTTTTGAGATGAGGTATCTAATGTAAGAGCGCCTACAGACTTAGCTACATCAAGAAGATTAGCCCATATATCAGCCACATCTTCACCCAAATCCTTGTATTCACTTGGAACCAGATTTATATCCCCTAAGAAGAATTTACCGATCTCCTTTTCAAGAATATTGTTTATCTGATTTATGGAGAAATTATAAAATATTTGATACGGCTGAATCCTGTTAGCCATAGAAGTACCAATATATCCGGCAACGGGTAGAACAAAGTCATAGATGTTGCTATCCCCTTTTATCTGGTGATCAATAGGTTCTCCATCCAGATACAGGTTGTCCTGAGCGAGGGCACCTCCACTGATTTTAACCCCGTACCTTACCTGTGGAACATAATCTACGAAATAGGTATTAATCTCCGGGTTCTCCATTCCCTTACTCATGGTCCTGGTAATTTTCTTAATACCATTTTCCTGTAAAAAGTCCTGAAGAAGCTCGTCGGTTACCATTTCAGTAGTTACTAATCCGGTTTCAGTTTGGTAGGTAATTACATATACCTGAGCCGGGGATACCCAATATGATTCAGTTACCTGATACAAATCACTACGAACATGCTCGTCGCTCAAACTCTGGGCGCGGTTATAATAATTACCATGCTCTAAATTTGGCATGAATCTGGTTCTGTGATATTCGTTGCCATTACTATCGTATCCGGTATATGTGCCGGCTGGAATACCGTAATAATCCTCATAAGCTTTTATAGAAGCATAATCATTATATCCTTTCCAAGGTATTACCTTATTCTGATATAACATCCCTACGCTCGCCGATTTGGATAAACTTACATAGCTTCCATTATCACCATTATGATAAGTGCCATTGAAATTATCAGCACCTCCTATAAGCTTTTGCTTGTCTTTTGCCGTAAGAAGATGCCCCCACCTTACTATAATATCATTGGCAGTATAATAATGAACACGACCAATATAATCCCCATATTGAGGATACTTGCTATCTAATGTCTTAGAATAAAACGTATTCAACGGAGACCATCTTTCCGGCTTATAATAGTCGTATCCTACATGATAATTTCTAAAGCAACGACCGGTAAGAAGATAGTCGATGAAATTCTCAGTGTCTATCTCATCCATGTAAAAACGCCCCCTGTCCGCCTCAAGCGTATGAGAACCCCATATAACCTCGGCAGTCTTCCATTTTGTATTCATGAAGTTCTCTATCTCAGGAGGGGTCATAGATGCTTTCACCTCTTGTATCTGTTGAGCATAAGCCTGCTTTTCTTCTTCGCTGGCAAAATTATTATAATCCGGATCCAATCCTCTATTTAATAACTCTTGCCTAACCCTTCTGTCCAATTCCTCTCTAATGTAATTATAAAGAAGATTCTCCTTCGTGGAAGAATACTGATTCACTTCAGATTCATCCAGTCCAACTACATTATATTTGTCAGAAAGGTTGCCCAACCATCCTACAAAAGCGTTTACGATCGTACCTATTATATCATAATGACGTAAGAATGATGGAATATTTACATTGTCCCTTATAGACTGAACATCCTTAAGATAAGGAATTACATCTTTCAGCTCCATAAATGACAGCTTCCCTTCCATCATCCTGTAAAAATCTTTGAACTTTTGGTTCTCATCAAGCTGCTTCAAACCAATCAATTCAAGAGAATCCATAGTGGCTTTAAACCACTCCTTGGTTTTTCTCTTGGTAGGTATAGCCTGCACCGGCAACCCTGAAAATACTCCTCTGGCCGGAAAAGCCTGATCTCTGTTAAAATACTCCATGAGCTATGTTATGAAAAATATTAAATTCAATAAAATCTATTATGTTTCTTTATAAGTTTCCAAATATACTCATTTCGTAAAATACATTCGTAATCCTTACCGGGTTAAACAATAACCCTCTATCGATTATCCTACGAATTGATTCACAGGAATCACCGACTACTTTTCTCATAATGTTTAATGCTCCATTTACATCAGCATTTATGAGTTTTCCTACTGAAGATTGAAACAATCCTCGTTTCTTCCTTTTTCCTAAATAGTTTTCATGTTTTCCTATCTTCTCAAATGCCAATGAATCACATTTTGAAGTATATGACTCTTCATGAATAACTATTTCAATACCAGCTAATTCACATTTATATTCTAAGTAACTTACCAATCTCGCAAAAGGGATTTGTGTGAATTTCTGGTTATTCCTTTTTCCCATATTCACATTCTGTTTCCATCCCTTGTTATAGCCTACAACTAATTTTGTTATCTTAGAATCGACAAGCAAATCAACTATCTTTCTACTGATTTTATGAAAGACATCTTCTATGTACTGTTCCCTATCATAATATAATTTCTTTATTCGCTTTGTTATTCCTTTTATCTTTTGTAAATCCTTGATACTATTTAATTTAGCAAGTGTTTTATTAAATAATTGATTGTATGATTTAACAAATTTACCACTAAACAAAACAGTAAAATCCTCACTTACTAATGTTGCAAGATTATCAATCCCTAAATCGATTGAAGCAACTTTCTCTTCCCTACATTTAGATACTCCAGTATCTTTTACCTCATAAATGATTTCTATTTTATATCCACACGCTAATGGTTTTATTCTAATCTGTTTGAAATCTTTTATCAAATCAGAATACTTTTCATATTGAGGAATACTTATTGAAATATCTTTTGATAGGATTATTTTTCCATCTTTTATTTTGCAACTCTGATTCGTGTAATACAAATTAAATTCAGATCCTCTTTTTCTATAACTTGGAAGGCCTGGTTTTTCCCTATACTTATTATAATTTTTCTTGTAATCTTGGACCGATTTGTAGTAACCTTTAATGTTTTTATCAAGAATACGAAGAATTTGTTGTGAACATTGCGCCTTTAATAATTTGTAATTAATATCTCCATCCAAATTCTTGGTATTTTTCATGATAGCATCAAGTTCAAAATAGGACAACCACTTATCTTCTTTAGAAAGTGTTTCTCTGAAAATATACAATGCCTGATTGTACAAGTTGTTGCTAATCTTGCATAAAGATGATATATTTTCATTTTGTCCTATGTTAAACTTATATACTAATCTCATGATTTTTAATACATTAAATGCTATTTACAAACCATACATCTAAGATACATATTCCATTTATATTACAGAATAGAATCAATTATTTTTAATGTTATTTTACATTATATGTTTTTTCACAAAGATAGGTAAATTGTTCTACCTATCTCATTTTGTAAGGGTTATGTCTTCTTACCGTAAATCCTTTGACCTGTTCCATCTTCTTGCGCTCTCTCTTCTTTTGATTCTCCTTCTGAGTCGTACTTTCAGGCATATAACCCATATCATCATAATACTTAGCCAGAAGAAGAGCGTGGCCGAAGGCTATGATACGGTCGGTGTTGGCCCCAGGGCCGAAGGCTATGATCTCATCAAGAAGTTCTATATCAGGGATACGGTAAATACCTTTCTGTGTTATTTCATTACCATCATCATCATACCCAACAACAACATCCTCCCAGCAATATTGAATAACGGTATTGAAAAGCATGCGCTGATTGGGAACCGTAGGAGCCAAACCGAGCTTGTTGTTCTGACGGGCGCCAGCACGGATAATCTTACCGGCAAGACGTTCGCCATCTTCCAGCAACATAAGCTGCTTATTTCGTCTCGTAAGATAAAATTCATACATTCGGTCGGCATTCTCCATAAGACACTTGGCTCCATACGCTTCTTGAAGTATTTCACAATTCCTACAAAAATCATCAGAAGATGGAGGACGTGATGCGTATGATGCTACTATGCAATAAGCAAATGGATCGTTGATTTTTACATATCTTTTAAGTACATAAAACGAACCAACAGAATCAGTATCAGCCTTGTCAGATTTATATGGGTCAAGCGATGAAACATAAGTGTAATCAAAAACACCTCCTTCTTCTGGTGGATCCTCATATATAACAACAGGAGAATCTATGTTACCACCTTGAAACGGATAATCAGCAAGCTGCTTATCACTAAAATTATACCCCATTTTCATGCCGTCTATCTGATAAATATCCACTGTTTTACCAGGCCTACCTTCTTCAAGAAGACGGCTTTTGTGCTTCAACGCATCTTCTACAGGGAACCTATTTACGTTCGTATTAAGGAAACAATCATCTATAGACAAAGGAAATGCCATTCGTTCCTGGACGTATAAAGCTCTATCCTTTTTGACAAGTTCATCAAGACGTGATTTTATTATTCCAGTATTTTTATCAAAGTCTGAAACTTTTATTTTTATCTTCTTAAGACCGGGAGCATTCTCTACTCCAAGATACTTATCAAGAGTCGTTTCTTTCTTTTCATACGCATGAGACATCTGGGCTGGAACAAAGCATCCGGATTTACATATACGCCATGTTGGTTTAATAACTCTCTTATTTAGAATATCATAATTCATTATAATGAATCCATATTCGTCCGGAGAGTTCATGATTTTCTGGGCATCTTGAGACTTTTCTACATTACCTCCAGTATTATGAGTTATAATACCATTTGCTATATAAGTGTGAGTATCTGATGCAGTAAGATTATAGACTTTTCTTTCTCCTATAAAATCTATACCGTCTACATAATCCAATAATTTATTTCCATTGTTATCAATAGTCCATATAGCGTCTCCTTTTATCAGCTTACTTGCAGAAACATACCCATCATACAAAATATCCCTTCCATTTGGATATTCGCATTTTATAGGATGATCAAAGCTGCATTCCAATGTACGATTTGATTTTGTAGTAATTCTAAAACATGATTTGAATGAAGGAGGTTTTATCCATTCTATATTTTGACTAATGATTTTATGGTTTTCAACATCGAATCCTATTATTCCATCTTCTTGTTTTAAATCCTCTATCCTACACGGTTCTCCGTTTGATTTATATACTATGGTTCCAGCACAACAACATCCCGCCATCAAACAAACGCCCCTCATTCTACCATGCATCATATGAGCCGGCCTACCGGCAAGCCATGCCCCAAGCACCGGGAATTTACCTACCTCATCATATATAGACGTATATGGAGTTCCACCTGCGGTCTTCAATGAGCCTCGTGTCTTTCCATCATCAACGTTGGTGATTCTTATTCTGGCATGAACATCACGTTGATTATTGATGTTTCTTGTACCTAAAACAACTTCTTTAGTCCAGTCGTTACCGGTCCTGTTTATAGTAAGATAAGGAGGAAGATTATCAAGTCCAAACTCAAGATACTCTCCCATATTGGCAAGGTCTTCTTTACTTGCTCCAATAACATTATGCGTCAAATTGTACGTCATTGTAGCATTACGAGCCAGAAGAGAGCTCATTATGGCCGTATTATGAGTAACGATGTAATTGGTGGTCAAAAATAAATGAGAGTCATTATCAACGGTTATACAAGTGGCATGCTCCTTTCCGTATATCGATATGGATCTTATTTTTAATTCCTTACGATTCCTTGATAGTATAAGTTTGTTCCCCTCCAATTTAGCATACCAACCTAAAGCCCAAAACATACGTTGTACAAAATTTATGACATCCATGTCAATATGAGACAACGTAAGCTCTTCTTCTCCGGTTACTACGTTTCTGAAAGAACGAATGAAGTTTTCTATAAAATCTTTCTTTTGATCTATGGACGATCTTAGAAATTTCTTACAAATGTATTTATCAAAAAACATATCCCCACCATAGCCACCGAGATAAGCCGCCAGCATCGAGGCGTAGGCCGACGGCGGAACCGGCAGCTTTGCCGTAGGGTAGTTCAGGGCCTCACCTACTGGAATAGACATACTCTTATAATCCAATCCGGCTATGGATCTAAGACTCCTAACATGCCATTTTCCGCCATGATTGACACGCCATTGGTGATTTCCGCAACAAATAACGTTACGACCGTCTTCGAATACGACTCTGTAGGTGGTTACTTTTCCTTGAGGATAGACACCTACGACTTCTACTAAATTCCCTTTATCGTCATATATCTTATCCCCTACAACGATATTTCCTATCATCTTTTCCCGGTCCTCAAGATAAAGTATCTCAGAGTCAAGAAGGGCTTTTCCAAAACGACGGCACCCGAACATGAATATTCCTTTATTCTCTTCTTCCGCCTGCTTTAGAAATTCGGCAAACATCCATTCATTATCACGAAGCTGAGAATTTCCAGGAATACGATCATCTCCTACGTCAATCATCATCTTCCAGAAATTGATATGCCAATATAGCCAAGGATGGATAAATACACCATTTATGGTAACACCGTTAAGGAGTTTCATAGCCTCATTCTCCCAGAATTGCTTGACATCATCGTCTTGCTCTTCATAAGAATAAAGGTCATTCCATAACGGAATATCGTTACCCATATTTATATAAAGTTCTTTACTATCAAAATTCATAACAAAACTACTTATCAAACTTGTTCTTAGCTTCATTCTTAACAAAAGACTGAATACCTGATACTGTTTGTCCTCCTTTTAGGCTTTTCTTGTTTTTGGCAGCCTCAAGCTGATTATAGACATCCATTATCCCACACATCTTAATATAAGATTCAGTCCATTGCATTAAGCTATCAGACAAGCTTTTTTGAAACCTAAATTCTTTCTCCCTCTTATCGGAATCTTCTATTTTATCCCAAGGGTTTTCAGATAGATAACGTTCTGCCTTATCTATCTGATCCCTTAGCACAAGAAGTTTCCGATCTACGTAAGAGACATCATCATTAGTCGGCTTTCTTACCTTCATTATTCACTATTTTTAAAAAATACTCATACTGAGACTTAAGCATATTAAACCTGTCTTCAAGAGAAGATGGATCAACACGATACTTGCACATGTTTTTTATTCCTTCCTCAACAGATTCTTCCTTGAACATAACAGAATCAGTATTATTGTCAACGTACATAATAAAATCTGATTCTCCGTCGTTTACTATCCTGTCAAGAACCTTCTTGCTGTCATCATCTATGTTAAGATCATGACCGGCATTAATAGATAACCTGTAAACTGCCTTTATAGAAGAAGATACTTTCAGCATCTCTTGTTGATACAAGTTGGTCATAAACGACTTTTCCTCCAAATCAATAAAGTCTTCTAACTCTATGTTGTTTTCCTCATCCTTCTTCCTAATAATATCCTTAGTTATCTCTTCCATCTCCTCTCCCACCTTATCTTGCGCAGACAGTAGATGGTTGTAATAAGAAATAAGATGTTTTATATCTGAATCAAAATCAATCTTCTTCATTGTCAAGAACCTTTTTATCATGAATAATAACGTCCATCAACTCTATTGATAAATTATAATCAGCCACTTCAAAAAGCTCGCTGTCTGTCAACGTCCTTAAAAAAGAAACAGACAATCCTCTTTTCTTTGCAAAAGATCTAAGTACGGCATAGAGAATGTCTCCGGCAGAATAATCGGGGAGATCGTCACAAGATGCCTGCAACATAGAAAATAAGGACTTCCTTTTATCCTCGCATTGTAAATGCCTTGCTTTACCACATCCGCCCATAACTTAACTTTTTTGAATTATAATACCTTCAAAATTAAACGGAATTTTTTCCTCTTTTTTAGACCCATCTTTTTGATAGTGAACAGTCATGTGCTTTACGAATCTTCCTATTCCAAATCCTGCTGTATGTATCTCTATATTGAACTTGAAGTGACGGGAGTCAATGATATTCAAATTAGAAGACGTACATCCACAAGATGTCTCTGATGCTGTTATCTTCATATCATGCTTCGACTCAAGAACGAATGAAAACCTTATACTGTTTCCTTTTTCTACTGGTTCGAAAATTATTTCAAATGATTTACCGTCTTTAGACAGGTCAATATTATACTGCTTGTCATCTGTAGAAATAACATTAAACTCATCAGAATCCATTGTAATAAGCTCTAATCTGTTCCATCTTGACTTCTCATCATAAAAATCAGTAGAATACTGCCGGTCCATCCACGAAGGACGCGGAAGCCCCTCCCCAAGCGCACACTCCTCTGTCTTGCTCCAGGCCTTCTGCTTGATGAAGCACGTACATACCGAACAACGATTTTTGCCTATTTTCTTGCTTACGTACAAAGAAAGAGGAAGCATAGAGTTAGGGACGTTCTTGGTATTGAATTTACATCCCTCACACTTTTCAAGACGTTCCTTGTACCAATCAGGATAATCTTCTTTTTTTCTTGGAAGTTTTTTTAATATCGTATCCATAAAAGCATCGTATATAACTTCCGCTTGCAAAATTTTTTTCATAACTTATCTGTTAAATTCCTGTTCTTGAATATTTTGTATTTCACTAAAACTATGGCCCTTACGAGATTTAAAGATAGATAATTTGTTGTGTTTTATCAACATATCCCCACCTTTTATCTCACCTGAGTCATAAGCATCCTTTATCATCCTTATCTTAATATCAAGGCACTGAAGTTCTTTTTCCTGATACTTAGATAATTTTTCTACCTTGGATTTAAGACGCTCAAGATTGTGTTTGCGCCTTTCCATCTCATGAAGATTACAAACCATATCGCCTACATACGGGAACGATACAGACACGTTATCTGTGTACGTACATAAGTTATTGGCATAAGAAATACTGGCTCTGAAAACGTCACGTATTTGGTTTCGGTCGTAAACGCCCCCGGTCTTATCCATCACATCATCTATAATATGTGACTCAAATGATATAGGGAAATCATTCTTCGGCATCAGATTCAAAAGTTTTCTTTCTATAAAATAAAGAAACCAACGCACATTGATCTCTTGAACCCTCCAATACAAAAAGACGGCGCATGTTCTCTATATCCGGGCACAAACACCTTGTCCTGTAATTCCCTTCACGGTCAATCAAAATACCACGCTTCTTCATCTCCGTATCCAAAACCGATACATATTGAAGATCGGTACTGAAACAATGAGAAAACTTCTTCTTGGTCTCATACGAATATCCAAACACAAAATAATAGGCAAGAAGATTTAAGTGCCTCGCATCTATGACATTCTTCTCATTGCCTGAAGCCATTAGGTATCCGTTATAAAACAGAAGTATCTTCTTGGCCATATCCACCGTATTGGAATAAGGTACTAAAAGCCTATAAGCTCTATTACTAACATCTTTATTATCACTTTCTTTCATGAGATTATCGTTTTGATACAAAGATAAGCATTAAGGATTTATAAATTTAAAATTAACGTATTTTATATATATAATAAGGTTAATCGTTCCACATGAAAAGCTGTCCCTGCTGCCGGGGCTGTCGGTGCGGTGACACGGGCCTGCCCTGCTCCTGCCGCCTGTCCAGCTTATCTCATGGAATCAGTTTGTAATAACATTTTGTATTTTACTATCCATTTTGTTATCATATGTTGATAAATCGAACATATGATAACAAAATGAAATATTTATTATAAATTCATATGTAGTGTAATAATTATACAGAGAAGGGAATACGAATGCGGGAACCGCATGAGTGTTCCCGAAAGTAAATAGATTAAATCTATTTAAGCTATTATATAGTTGAAAATTTATTTTCTGCTATATACATACGAAGTATGTTATATATCCAAATTGCCACTTGCTGAAAATGAGACTATTACTAACCACTTTGTGTGTTAAATAATGTCAACAATAATAAAAGCTCCTATCTATCTCAGACCGGAGCTTTAAATAAATATACGTGTATCATACATCGTATATTTATTTCTGCTATATTTGCAGAAATAAAAAACCATAAATATGGGCAAAGATATTGACATAATTTCAATTACAATTAATGGTGAATCAAATTTTTCGCTTTTAAGGAGAAATTTCTCGCTTACACCTTCTGAGGCTCGTCAGGTATCGGAAGGGAAGATGGCTATCAGACAGTCTAAAAACTCATTGATTTTTCCTGGTATTCCTAAATATGCCAGAGATGAGTGGCATAAAGATAGAATTAAAAAGTTTGAAGAGACTGGTGTATGGGAAGCTCCTTCCAATATGTATTGGATGTTCAAGATGCAAACAGTAGCGTATATTTTAGCCAATGCAAACCCGTTTTCAAGCATTCAAGTAGATTATGATAAGTTAGCGTCTGGTATTGTTTATTTTTTTAGAGTGACATATTTTGGTATTACAACTACTCGCATAGAGGATCTTAATTATATAACAAATGTTGTCATAAGTGAGATAAGAGAAGTAAAAAGAATAGGGTACGCAAGATATCTCAAGAATGCCAGAGAGAAATATCGAGATATGTTTGTTAGTAAAACCAGGTTTCGTTGTGTTAAAAAAGTAAGTGGAGAGAGAAGATGTGATACAGCAAGAAAGGAGAGGACGAAATCGAAGGTATGTGCTGTGGCTGAATTTATTCTTCAAAACCTAAAGAAGAGAAGGGGAGTGAGGAAGTTTATGACTAAAGATGGAAGATTTAAAATAAATCTACTTATTAAAATTAAGGATTTGATATTTAGGAAATTTGGAGATGATTTGAAGTTCAGAAGAATAAGGGATTATATAAGAGAAGCATTATTATTCCTTAATATAAAAAAGGAACAAATATTAGAAGAATGCGCTATATATAATATGGAGGAGGATTATGACGAGTTCTTTGTTCGAAAACTTATTCGAAAATATAGGCAATGGTCTTATTCTGTATTGGGGCATGTTGTTAATATGGTAATGCCTAAAAATAAAGATGATATGATTATTGAAATGATATGTTAGAATAAGTTATTAATTTTCATATTTGTGTAAAATATGAAAATATTAGAAAAAGTGAATAAGTTAATAATTGAAATTTGAATAGTAAGGAATGATAACTATATCACATAAGATAGAACTCGTACCGAACAACAAGCAGAAGAGCTACTTTCGAAAGGCGTTCGGTTGTGCCCGTCTTGCCTATAACTGGGGTCTTGCTGAATGGCAACGCCGTTACAGGGAGGGTCAGAAAGTAGATGCTTATAGATTAAAGAAATCGTTCAATGCTATTAAAAGAGATGAGTTCCCGTTTGTACTTGAGGTTACTAAATATGCAACACAACAGCCATTTTTAAATCTTGGAAAAGCTTTTAAAAAATTCTTTGAAGACTTGAAAAAAGGCATTGTATCTTATCCTAATTTCAAGAAGAAGAAAGATAATGAAGGTAGTTTTTATATTGGAGGTGATCAGGTTTCGTTATCTTATACTAACCGTAATTCAAAGGCTTTCAAACAGATAATACATAATGAAAAACAGAAGCATCAATATCTAAAAATTCCAAATCTTGGGTGGGTAAAAATGACTGAACGGTTGCGTTTCGTCGGAAAAGTAAATGGAGTGGTGATATCACAACAAGGTAGTAAATTTTTCGCATCTTTTAGTGTACAGGTGACAGATGATGAATACAGGCGTACTCATAAAAATGCTGTAAAAAGAAATGAAGATCTAATTACAGGAATTGATCTTGGAATCAAATTTGCATTGATGCTTTCCGATGGTATTGCCGTAAAGAATCCAAAGCCTTTGAAAAAAAACATTAGGAAAATAAAGAGAATAAATAAACAGCTTTCTAAACGTACACACGCGAAAACCAAGCAGGAACGTTTGGAGGGTAAGAGAAAGTCAAACAACTATAGGAAATTGTCGGTATCGCTTTATAATGTGCAAAGAAAAGTAGCTAACATTCGCCGTGACTTTATACATAAGGTCACCACAATATTGACTACTCATTATACTTATATAGCGATGGAGGATTTAAACGTAAAAGGAATGATGCGTAATCACAGGATAGCTCAATGTGTTTCTGATGTAGCATTTGGTGAGCTGAGTAGGCAATTTATATACAAGTCGGCGTTAAATGGAACAAATATTTTAAAAGCCGATCGCTTCTACCCGTCCAGCAAAAAGTGTGTCAAATGCGGCTATATCAAGAAAGACTTGAAATTAAGCAACCGTGTTTATCATTGTGATATTTGTGGTGCAGTAATGGATCGTGACTATAATGCAAGTCTAAATCTTCTTTCTCTTATAATAGAAAAACAAATAGGGGCAGATTACCCCGAATCTACGCCTGATGACTTGACGGCTCTGCTTTCTCGTTTTAAAAAAAATGGGATTGCAACCATCAAGGTTGACACAGGAAGGCAACATAAATTATAGGATTATATATTATTTTCTATGATTTTGTAAGTTTGTCAAATCGGTCTGTTCTTAGTGGTCGCCTATAGAGCCGAAAAACGATAATCTCGTAGAACACCGACGGAAACACCCGTTAGCCACCACTATGCCATAACTGTATCAATACGAAACTACATTACTGTCTGCCACAAAGCCACTTATCTAATTTATTATTTCTTTTAATTCTAATTAATTCATTTTATGTTTTATGTTTTATCTTATTTTCATACTTTTGTTTTGTAGAACAAAATCAGAAAAATATGGCTATAAGTTACAACAAAAAACTAATGGAATGCGTTCTTCGTTCAGTTATGTCCGAAGGTAATGTCGCACAAGGAAAGGCTATTAAGTCTATTTGTAAGTCACCTAAACCGCTGTTTATTACGGGAAAAGGAGGTACAGGAAAAACGTACTTCCTTAAACGTGTTATACCGGCATTAAAAAATGCGGTTGTTGTCGCTCCTACCGGTATTGCTGCTGTTAATGCAGGCGGCCAAACCATTCATTCTTTTTTCAGAATCGGTATGCAACCTTACATTCCAGAGATAAGGAATGGCAAGTTTATGGACAATTGTGAAAACAAGTTCAGAGGAGAATCCGAAAAGATTTTACAGAATATAAAATATCTTATCATAGACGAGATTTCTATGGTTCGACCTGATCTTCTTGACAACGTAGCTGACATTCTTCGTCGTGCAAGAGGCGACAAGGATCCGTTTGGCGGCGTGAAACTTATTATGGTAGGAGACTTATTTCAGTTACCACCTGTAATCAAAGAAGATTTTTTTAGAGAAATATACGATACATCTTATTTCTTTAGCTCCAAGTCTCTTATGGCTTCTGGCATGGAAATGGTTTCTTTTGAAAAAATATATCGCCAGAAAGATGAGAAATTTATCAGCATCCTTAATAAGGTACGTGATGGTCAGATGGACGATGATGTGTTTAGTACGTTAAATAGCAGATGTATTCAGCCTGAAAATAGTGCCGGGTATGTTGAAATCGTTACGACCAATGCTAAGGCTACAGCTATTAATGAAATGAGAATAAATTCTGTTCCTGGATCATTAAGAAAATTCGAAGCTATTATAAAAGGTGATTATCCTAAAGAAGCTCCTGTTGAAAAGACGCTTCTTATAAAAGAAGGTTCCAGGGTTATGATCACCAGAAACGGAGGAGAGTATGTCAATGGTTCTCTTGGAGTTGTGTCTTCTATTAAGAATGGAGAGATCGAAGTCGTTCTTGATCGTCCTAAAGATGAAGAACATACTAAGGTTATTATTACACCGTGTTCGTTCGATAAAGTAAAATACGTCAGAAACGGGTATAAAGTGGAGTCTGAGGTAATTGGATCTATTACTCAGTATCCGATAAAAATCGGTTACTCCATAACTATCCATAAATGCCAGGGCCTAACTTTAGATGCGGCGATGATGGACGTATCCAACTCTTTCGAAACAGGTCAGTTATATACAGCTCTTTCAAGAGTAAAATCGCTTGAAGGAATGTATCTTCGTCAACCTATTCCTAAGACAATAAAAACAAGCGATCCGGTGGTAAACGACTTCTACAAGAAAACACTTTCAAACGATGGAATTGTTGATCCTATTCCAATGGAAGAACTTGAGAAGTCAATGATCAATTTGTCAACCGGATCTGAAATAGATTTTGAAGAGTTTAATTTATAAAAAAATACAGTTATGAAATTTGGAGAAGCTTTAGAGGCAGTAAAAGAAGGTAAGTTAATTGCACGTTCAGGATGGAACGGTAAGGGAATGTTTGTCTTTCAGCGCCCGGAAGATTGGTTGCCTACTGATATGATAGTTAATAGAGTAAAGTCATTACCGGATTCGTTTAAAAAATACGTAAACGATTATTATGACATAGATGAAACCAACATGATTAAATTCTGTTCTTATCTGTGCATGAAAGATGCTAACGATAATGTTGTAAATGGATGGTTAGCTTCGCAATCAGATATGTTGGCTGATGACTGGATGGTAGTTGGTTAAAAAAATATAAACATGTCAAGAGTAGATAAAATATTTCAAGACAATTTGGCTCTTATAATGAGCCAGCCATGGGAAGAGGTAAAGCGACCGGTCTACTGTGATGGGACAGGCGTCAAGGTGAAGCGTATCCTGCAAGTATGCAACCAGTACGATCTTCGTCGGGAATTTCCTCTTGGTTCACTTAGACCCGCTAATCTAAAAAATGCCATAAAGGAAATTTTATGGATTTTTCAAAAAAGATCGGTAGATATTAAAGATCTTGGTCTTCATATATGGGATCAGTGGGCTGATGATAATGGAAAGATCGAAGGATGTTATGGAGATATGGTGAACAGACATGTTTATATGGGTACCGGTAAAGCTCCAGATGGTATGACAGATATCCATGATGGTCTTTACGGTTTTCTTAACCAAACAGACTTCATTCTTTGGTCACTCAAGAATGATCGTTCGTCAAGAAGAATAGTAGCATCCATGTTCGATCCTGAAACCAATGGACTAAAACCTCTTCAAGAATGTGCGTTTCAGATCAATTTATCTGTTAAAGGAGATGAGTTGTATATGACGCTTTATCAGCGCAGCCAGGATATGATTACAGCCTCTTACTGGAATGTAGCTCAATATGCGGCGTTGATGATGATGTTCGCTCACGACTCCGGGTTAAGACCCGCAGTTTTCACTCATTTCATCCAAGATATGCATGTGTATGACCGTCACGAAGAACAGGCAAACGAGCTCCTCCGTCGCTCTCTTTTCGGCCCTGTTCCGCAGGTTACTATCTCGTCCCGTATGGAAGGTAAAGGGTTTTATGATTTTGTAGCTGATGATTTTGAGGTATGGAATTATGAACCGAAGGAGCAAATAAAATTTGAGATTGCGAAATGAAAATAAGCATAGATAGAAGAGCCAAAAATGATTCCTATTATGGAAATCAGTGCCGGAGATGAGGTTAATATCGGAGGCTTTGATTATGTTGTTGAAAACATAATTCCATGTAGGAAAGGATCTTATTCAGATGCATATGGAATTAGGTTGGTCATGTCTTCTTACAAGCATGGCCAACTTGTAAGGAAAGTAGATAGTGTTTTTTCTATCGATTCTATTTTAGTATTTCTCCCTAAAGGAGATTCTGTTGTAGTAGAGTGCCCTTATAGAGAACTTGAAGAATGTTTCCCTAAAATATGATGTAATGACAGGAGAAGAGAAATGTAACCGATGCGAGCAGTTTGGACCGAACGGTCTCACTGACTATCCATGTAAAAGGATTCCATCAAGGAACTGTCCTTGGTTTATTAAAATATCGGATAAGAAATATAAGAAGATTCTTGCCGATAGGGTGAAAAGAATTAAGGAGAATGAGAAACTTAAGCAGGAGATGATGAAAGATCAGGATCTTGTTGAAGAAGTAAAACAAAACACAAAAAGATTAATGCAATGAAAAAGAAAAATATAAAACCAGAAGAAGTGGAAGTCGTTATTCCTAAAGAAGTAGAAGCTATTAACATATGTGGAGATATCAATAGTTTTATAAAACATATTATATATGTTAGCTTGGATAAGGTAAGTAGTGATAGGGCGTTTGTCAATAATGATGTTCTGTATATGGTTACATACGCATCCATAAAAGGTGAAAATATTCCTGTTGGGGTATTAGCAAAACAAAAAGAAGCTGAAACAGAAGATATCGCTATGCCGTTTGAGGATATTGGAAGGGACGTAAATGTCGTGTATCCTATTGAGATAGGAAAGATGTTTAAAGGATTTTACATTCTTAGTAATGGTGCTGTGGCTATTGATTACGAACTTACAGACAATGGAGGCTTTGAAAATGACGATAGCATTGGTAAAATCGACATGAATCTAAATTAGTGTATTATGGTACTATATATAGCCGCAGATCCAGGAAAAGATGGAGCCATAGCCTGCATCGATCAAGACAGCAAACTAATATCAAGAATCTCCACTCCAAGAATATCAGCTTCAGGGCCGGTAGACTTGACTAAAGAATATGTTTTTTGCCGGGATACGATCGTAGAAAACAATCCTGATAGGGTAGTATTTGTCATAGAGGACGTCCACGCACTGTACGGGGTCAGCACGTCCTCTACAGCCTCCCTCATGGAGAACAAAGGCCAACTGCATGGGCTGTTCCTCTCCCTCTGTATGGCATTTACGGACATAAGTTGCTCCGTTAATTTCATAGCTCCTAAAACATGGCAGAAATTAGTTTGGACACATTCTGATAAGGTTATGGAAGCCAGTAAGGTAAATACTAAGAAAACGTCATTGGCTTGCGCTAAAAGGCTGTGGCCAAACGATACGTTCGTTAAAAACGAAAGATGTAAGACAGCCCATGACGGTATAGTTGATGCGATGCTTATAGCAGAAGCAGCAAGAAGAAGTATTTAATCTATTTTAAATCATTTTAAATCCAATTAATTCAAAATTAGATTTTAAAATAATACATTTGCAGTGTTAGATAATCATAATCGTAAGTTTTAAAAATGAAAGTAAGAGTTCCTGGCATACTAATGAATGAGAAACTTTCAAACATTTCAAAGATGTTTGATAAGGTTCTAAAGGATTGTGTCACATCGAATATAAAAATTACTTTATATTTTGATCATATCCGGATACAAGCCATGAACGAACGTATAACATATACGGATGATATTTTCGATGTGAATACTGATATTTCTTGTGACCATAAGTTTTCTTTTTTAGTAGATGCCGGGACTCTTATTTCGTTTTTTAAAAATCATAACCAGGATATAGAGATAGAGATTAAAAACGATTACAGTATCGTTTTTAAATACGATAGAGGATCTTTTTCTTCTACTTGGATTGAGGATAAGGCTTTCCCTGATTTCTTTTATCCTGTAGGTGACGGTATTCGTGTTATGAGCTCGTCTTTCATTCAGTCTATGAAAAGATCTTTTGCGTTTGTTGGATCGGATGAATTTAGACCGGCTATAGGCTCGATTCTTCTTAATGTGAAGAAGGAATATATTGACATTGTTTCTACTGATATGTTCCATCTTTTTATAAACAGGAAAGAGTATGCTAATGCAGTAGAAGAAAGGTCGATTATGTTAAGTGAGGTCGCGGCTTCCATCTTATACCGCTTTCTGTCTGATAAGGATACGGAGATCAGTATTTCTACAGATGGCGTTAGGACGTTCTTATGCTTTGATAATGTGATTATATCGGATATGAACGTAGAACAACAGTATCCTAACTACGAATATGTATGTAATAAATTCGAAAAATCTTCAAGGGTTAAGTTCGACAGGGATTTGCTTATATCGGTTCTTAATTCCATGACTTTAGTGGATAATGTTGTCAATGTTAAGGTAGATGAAGAAAACGGCATAACGGTAATGTCTGAGGATTTTGGAAATAGAAAAAAGATAATAGAATCAATGCCTTTGAATGCGCTTGAAGGCCCGTGTTTTAATTTTTCTATCGGTAAGGAAAATATACTGTCTTCCGTAAAATCACTTATAAAAGGAGATGTTGTCATGGATTGGTCTGATCAGTATAAGATGATAAAGATGTTCAATCCTAAATACGAATCAACATACGTCTTAAATCAAACATTGTATAATCTATAAACAATTAATAATATGGCTTTTAGAGAAAACAGAAGTTTTGGTACAACTTATTATTTGTATATTAATTCAGATGGTAACTTGTATGAAAAAAGTAACGAACCAAAAGAAGGTTTTGTTCAGCACATAAATCCTAATAGCGGTCAGCCGGCGGGATATTGGAAAGAGTATTATAATGGAGTAGTTGGATACATTAACTACATCGGGTTAAAGTCAAGCTCTTTCTCTAATGGAAATACTGTTACTAATTTCCTTATCGTATTAAAAGATTACGAGCTTAATGAAAACTATTGTATTTCCATACCTCTCGTCAATCAAAAAGGAAATATCAAGGGCTTTGTTAAGAGCTTCGTAAAATACTACGAAAACATCGATTTCAGTCGTGAAATTTATTTCAATGTCTTTAAGAAGAAGAAAGATGACGAGTTTGGATCTTCGGAACTTATTATCGCATATGCCGGAGTAGACGGAGAAAAAGATCAGCTTGTTGAACGTTTTTATAAAAAAGGCGTAAATGGTTGGCCTGGCCCTGTTGAAGTTACAGGATTTGATGGCAAGAAAAGCCTCGATTATTCAGCTCAAAACAACTTCACTTATCAGAAGATTACTGAATATTCAAACAGGTTCAATGCTTCTATTAAAGATATCAGAGCAGGTATAATGGCTAAATTAGGTTTAGAAGGAAATACTCAGCAAGAGCCTACAGCCCCTCAGACTTATACCCAGCAGCCGGCCGCGCCTCAACAGGTTCAACAACCTCAGTCTGTTCCGAGTGCTATTCCGTATCAGAATTACCAACAGCCAGCTCAACAGCCAGCACAGTATCAGGCACCGGCTCAGCCTGCTGCACCTGCCCAGGCGCCTACTACAAGGAGCACCAAGCCTCAGCATCAGACGCAGCCACAGCCGCAAGCACAGATGCCGAACTTCCCTCCTATGGAAGAAGATGACCTTCCATTTTAATATAAACATCAGCCCAGGAGAATAACATCTCTTGGGCTTTTAAAGATTGTGTAGAATGATGGTAGAAATAGTTACAAGATTTCCCCTTATTAAACTTCGTAGGAAAGTGACAGAAGAAAGGATTATGGCGAAGCATGGGGATAAATTATGTATGATCTACTCAGAAACCAGAGAAAAATATAAGCAAGGAGATGAGTGGGTCGATGATCCTAATGATGCAGACATAAGTACTTTTCGTGAGTGCTATGAATCAACAAAGGACATAAAAAAAGAAGGTATTGTTTATTGTACTATAAAAATATAATTATGGACAAGTTAGAAGATATTGAAAGACTTCTTTCTGAAAAAGAAGATAGCAAGAAGGATACTGTTTCTGAAAAGAACAACAAACATAAAAAAGAAGATAAGGTCGTTAATAAAATACCTGAATCGTATTTGACTCCAGGTTATCAGAAGACTGTGCAGGTAGGTATTAAGAAACTTTATCCTGATGTAGTGGTACCTGAATACAAACATGATGGAGATGCATGTTGTGATATTCGTGCATATAGAGTGGTGAAGATGGTGAATGACATGGGAGTGGAAATAGATGTTCCTTCCGATTTTGAATCAATTACCTTATATCAAGGTTATTCTGTTAGAATCGGAACCGGCTTCAAGTTGAATATCCCAGAAGGATGGTGTGCGAATGTAGAAGGAAGATCAGGATTCTCTTTTGACGAGGGAGTGGTAGTTACTAACGCACCCGGTAAATGCGAATTTACCTACAAAGGAGAGTATATGGTTAATCTTACTAAAATCAATAAAAAACCGACCGTAATCCATAAAAACGATCGAATAGCTCAGATGGAAATCGTTCCACAATACAAAATGGTATTGGAAGAGGTGACAGATATTGAGGTAGAAGACGGAAATGAACGTGGAGAAAAAGGTCTTGGTAGTTCTGGAGTTAAGTAATGTTTAAATATTTTGAAAATGAGCATGTTAGGTTTTACATTCATCACAGACAGCAAGCTGTCAATGTACAGGGAAAAAGCTATTAAATCCGAAAATCTTGCAAAAGAAATTGAGGAAATGCAGGATAAGGCTGATTTTTACAAGGAAAGGCTTTCCGAACTTAAGTCAGATATTGCTTCAAAGGATAAAGAGATTTTATCTATTGGCAAAGATCTTTCTGAGTCTAAGGAAAAGATTGACGCCTTGAAGGAAAATCAGAAAAAGCTGATAAAAAGCGTCAAGAAGAAAACGGAAGAACTTGATGCGGCCAAGGCTGATCTTGACAAAGCTAAGTCTGATCTTGATGAGGCTAATTACAAAATCAGTAACTTGGAAGAAAAGAGAGACAGTATCTCATTTGAATTAAAAAAGAAATCAAATGCATTGATTGAAGCCAGGATCAGAATCGGAGATTTGGAAAATGAGGTTTCTATTGGAGCCAAGGCAATACAGGAGTTAGAATCGAAGCTGAAATCAATGCAAATAGAATTAAGAGGCTACCAGATAGGTATAATCGGTAAAGACAAAAATGATGTCGCTGAGCCGGAATTGGATAAAGATGAGGAGGCAGATAAGGATGTGGCAGAACCGGAGAAGTCTGATGTTGTTCCTGAGACGGATGTGATTCAGGAAGAAGCCGGTGATATTGTGGAGCCCGAAAACGAAGCTGAACGAGTAAAAGACACTAAAAAGAAGAAGAAAAAAAAGAAGTAGGTATTTTAATCCTTTTTATATTTTAATGTTTGCCATATTATGGGTTAGTACTTAACTTTGCGTTGAGAGAGTTTTTAGGATAAATTATTTGGTTGAAAATTTTAGCTGATATATGCAGGCGTCTGTGAAGGCTCCTGCATATTTTTAAGGTCCTGTAGCTTAGTGGTGAAAGCAGGCGGCTCATAACCGCAAGATCGTGGGTTCAAATCCCTCCGGGACCACTGTCCAATGGTGTAGTGGTAGCACAACAGATTTTGGTTCTGTTAGCGGAGGTTCGAATCCTCCTTGGATAACGGTACATATTTTGTGTAAAGTGTTAATTATCTCGGTGTTTGCGGTGTGTGAACATAGCAAACATTAAACGGCCCATTAGTTTAATGGATAAAACCTTTGAGTCCTAATCAAAAGTTGCCTGTTCGATTCAGGCATGGGCTACATGGCTTGTTGGATGAGTGGTTTAGTCAGGGATCTGCAAAATCTCGTAGGGCGGTTCGATTCCGCCACAAGCCTCTAAAAAAGTAAGACAATGAACTACCCAGAGCAACAAATGCTTAAGATCCTTAATAGGGATCTGCTAAGTAATCCGATGTATGTTATTAACAATCTCCATATATATGATTGGGAATCTGACTTCCTGGCCATAACAAGATCATTGTACGCTTATGAAGTAGAGGTCAAGATGTCTAAACAAGATTTCTTTAACGACTTCAAAAAGGATAAAAAACATAAGGTTCTTAAAGACGGCATTATTAAGGTAGGTGGTGTCATAAGCTATCCTCCAAACTATTTCTATTACGCCTGTCCTCCTAATATGATTGACGTAAGTGAAGTTCCGTCTTATGCTGGTCTGATTTATGTCGATGTTAGTAAAAATAGGAAGAACGTCGTTAAGGTCGCACCTTTAATTCATAGACAGAAGTTTGATGTAGTGGGTAGGAAACTGGTGGATAAGTTTTATTACAATATGCTTACTTGGAAGAAAAGAGCTATTTCAAACGTGTATGCTGACCCAGCCAAGGAAAGAGAGAAAGGCGTGCGTGCCGGGGCTGAGGCTGTGAGGAAGTCGGCCTGGGATGCGTTCAGGGCGCAGTGCCCGCACATTGCTTTCCCCTATGGAAATGAATTTCCGATGTGTGACGATCACGAACAAGATCATCCCATGAGAGACTGCATTCTTCAGTGTGAAAAAGGTAGAATATTTAAAAACAAATTAAAATGAGCACCCCACGTGAATTAAGTAGAATAGCTAATAGGATAGCCGGTAAGATGACTGATGATGGATGGGTTAGCCCCGGTAGAAAGAATCTCGTTTCCGATAAGAAGGTTATGGAGTTAATAGATTCGATTTTTAATGAAATTTGGAGAGAATTAGATGACGGGAAAAGAGTCCATATCAGGAAACAGATGATTTTCAAAAAGATTTTTGTCAGTAGGCAAAAAGATAAATACTATATACAATGCATAGAAAAAAGGGACGCCAAATAGACGCCCCTTTTCTTTTTCTGTAAGTAATTGTTATTCCATTACTTTCCTTACCAACTTAGAAACAGCTTGCGTGATAGTCCACCTTATGTTAGCATTAACATTGATAGTCTGAGGAGTACCGTTTGCATCCAAGTTAATTACCTCCTTGTCTATTTCCAAGAACGGATCACCTGCTGTCTGGGTAATAACCGTATTAGCTGTCTGACCACCAGCGGCCGTAACCTTAAGAGTATTTACCAGATCGTTTATATTAGTGTTCGCTGCAATACCGGAGAATACGATACTGAAAGCAAAGCCCCCTGTTGCACCAGGGTCGTCGGCAATAACAGCGCCGTTGCGGGTAGCCTTGCCTGCTGCCTGATAGGAGGCCGGTATTTGCAGCGTCAGAGGATGAGTCTTGTCCGGAGTTAAGGAGAACGTTAATTTAGTTGAGTTACTTGTACCGTTGATCGTTACAGTACCACCTCCTTTCCTTACAGATGCAGTAGGATCTATTTTTACAAACTCAGCTGCCGCAGCTTGGTTGATGGTAGCAGTTTTCTTAACACCGCCTGATTCGGCACCAAATTCTACTTGTTGCGTGCGCTGTACACGACCTCCGTATTTTTCACCTGATACGGTGACTGCCTGATCACCGTCACCTGATCCCGGATTGAAGGTTACAAAACCTATTTTCAATTCTGCCATGACATAAATAATTTTGTAGTTAATTAATATCTTGACAAAGATAGATTTATTATACGAAAATCATATTATTCATGTTTATAAATTAAAAGTTATCTTTATCCCAAAATAAGACAATCATGAGAAGAAGATTTTTTAACAAAATAGGGGGGGGGCGGTCTCCCTACTGATAATTTCATGGTTTTTGATAAATCAGTATCAGATCCGGCTAATATAACAATAAGCGAAGACAGCGATTTTTTATATAGGTTGATTACCAGTGGCTTTTATAGAGTTCTTTGCAAGAGTGCTATGGGAGGAGGAGAGGTTTTTGTATGTAGATTAAAAGATAACGACAGTAACTTCTATATTGATGGTAGTCCGGCTGTCCTTACCGGACAAGAAGGTGATGTGATGGTCGTTTTCCTTGAATTTTGGTATAAGTGGTATAAGGTGGATGATAATAGATTTCTTTATCATTTTGCTGATCATGATATCGATGGCACTTACATTCATGTTCCCGCGTCTCTTGTTGGAGCATATAAAGGATATGTGTCTTCAAATAGACTATATAGCTGGAGTGATGTTACTCCTACGACGAACGTATCATTATCTGATTTCAGAAGTTACGCAAAAGCACGTGGTACCGGTTTCCAGGTGATAGATTTTCAACAACATTGTGTGATTGCTATGATGTTGTATGCTAAGTACAAAACACGTAACCTACAAGGCGTATTAGGACCCGGTGGAGCAGGAAGTAGCCCAGTTGCAACAACGGGAAGCAGCAACGCTACCGGAGGTGTGGATACTAAAAACGAAAGTTCAAAGTATGTTTGCGGCTTAGGACTTGAAGGTGTATTTGGCGGTATCTGTGAATGGGTTGAAGGTGTAGAAATAAACAACCGAGTTTGGAAAATCACCGACCCGGACGGTTCGACTCGCAATGTGAACGCCGAGACTTTCAGCGGTTGGATAATAAATATAGCAGCCGAAAATGGTCCGTTTTTTGATGTGGTGCCGACACAAGTTGGCGGTAGCGATTCCACGCATTATTCAGATTACTATAGTCGGACATCAGACAGCTCCCTTGTTTTGGCGCGCTCCGGTTACCGCTCGTATCCGACTGGTGGCGTGGCGTATACGGATGCGGCTTACGATGCGTCGGACATGGATTCGAGCTACGGTTCTCGTCTTGCTTTCCACGGAACCATATCCGAATTGGCTCCAAGGCAATTCAAAAGATTACCCGTATTATAATATCATATTTTAATTGTTTTTAAATTGTATTGTTAATATTATTACGTATATTTGCGATACAATTTAAAAACATTATATCATGAAGATAAACTTTTTAAGCGGTAAAACCTATGTAGGTTCTAAGACAAAAGAAGCTAAAATCAGAAAGCTTTCTATTAGCAAAGATCGGATTATGACCATATCGGTGGACAATCTGAAATGGATGGGTATCGAAGATGCGGTTCTGGTTGGTATGGAAGAAGGAGCTGAGTTTAAAGGGGTGTTGGATTCTAATTTGTATATAGCTCCTTCTAAGGTAGAAGACGAGAGATCGTTTTTATTAAATAAACAAGGTGAGAAATATAGACGTATTTACCTCCGTGATGTACTGTCTTCGTTAGGTTGGGATATCGGTGATAATCAGTATGCGGTTTATGATATTGTGAAGGTTAAGGACGAAGATGGTGTGTTCTGCCTGGTTCCGAGAGAGATTAAGAAAAGTAAGTTTGAAAAAGGAGAATGATATGGTACAAGATATTGATATAAAATCCAAACGAATATTATTGTTTGATTTTGATGGAACGCTTATAGAAACCGCTTCTGGGAATACGTTCGCTACAGACTTGACAGATATGAGGATTAAGATGGATGTGGTGAATAAGGCTCTTGACCTCATGCAGGAGAACGGTGTTAAGGTATTTGCTATCGTAAGCAATCAAGGAGGAGTAGAAGCTGGGTTTGTTTCTGGAGCTGATATTGAAGCTAAGATAGAATACGTACTGAGGTCCGTACATGATCTGGCGGTAAAGAGAGGCATAAGAGGCGTCCTATATGAAAAAAGGTTGTGTTATTCAAATGATGAACAAAATCCGATGAGGAAGCCTAATACGGGCATGATTGATGATATTCTTATGAAGTGTAAAGACACGGTAATGCGCGGTATGAATTTCAGTCAACTTAAGGGATGTTCGTTGATGGTCGGGGACGCCAGTGGCCTACCAGGGCAGTTCTCTGATTCGGATAAGGTATGTGCTTATAATTCCGGTATTAACTATATGGATATTACTACGTTTTTGGATAAAGATCTTGATTTAGAATATGTATTGTCCAAAGAACATACAAGTGAAGGAATAGTTATTCTAAACAACGATCATATATATATCCTTGAAAATCCATATGGGGTTGATCTTAATATAAAAATCACTTTAAAAGATTTTTATAAGATTGAAACCGATGATGGAAAAACTGCAACTGTAGATGATGTATTGAATTTAAAGATTGATAAAGATCAGAGTTTCAATTCATATAGTGATATTATAAAAATAGAGACATTAGAAGACGGTAGTATCAAATATATAAGCTTATATCATGAAAGCAAAGAAATCAGCGATAGTTTATCATAAATCAGATTTGGATGGTGTGGCGTCGGCTGCCATCGCCTCCATATACGAAAATCGTAAGGAGAATGTGTTTGTGCATGTCCCGTATTCGTATGAAGATGATGTTAATATCGTACTTAAGAAAGTAGATGAATGTGAGGTAGTTTACGTTCTTGATGTGTCTTTCGGAGCAGAATCTAAATCTATTTTCAGAAAGTGGCTGGATGAGGGAAAGAGCCTGATGTGGATAGACCATCATAAAGGAATTATTGAAGACAGTAAGGAATGGGGATTTACCGTTCCAGGGTTGAGGAAGGTAGGTGTGGCGGCGTGCGCCCTGGCGGCCGACCTGCTGATGGGGAAGGTGCCGGAGATCGTGCGGTGCCTGTCTGACTACGATGTCTGGAATAAAGAAACAAGGTTCGGTTGGGATAACGTAGAACACGTTCAGTACGCTATTAGATCTGATATAGGTCTGAATGTTATGAGAATGTTTAAGTTATTATCAAAACACTTTGAGGATCATATTGGTTACACAAACGAACTTCATATCATTTATAATCTGGAGCAAGAAGGACGTAAGATAGTGCGGTATCTATCAGGAAAGAACGAAGAAGAAGTAAAGAAATTCGCGTTTGAAGCTTACGTTGATGAGGTGAAGGTTGTGGCGATGAATACTGCCGAATTTAGTTCTAAGGTCTTTGCGTCGCTAACACCAGACTGGATTGACGGGAAAGGTATTAAAGCCCTGATGCCGTTCTGTATCCTTCCAAATGGGAAAGTCCGGGTTTCTCTTTATGAATGTGGTGAAGGAAGCGCAGATTGCTGTGAGGTAAGTAAGAGATTCGGTGGTGGAGGACATGCCGGTGCTGCTGGATTCGTTATAGACGCATCAAGCGACCAATTTAAGGACTTCATTGAAAACCACAAACTTACATCAATTCAATAAATTAATAAGGTCGTGTTTTAAATAGGATTGGTTTATATCAATCCTATTTTTTTTGTGTTGTGTGGATAGGTGGGTTTGATGGGAGATAGATGAGAAAATGAAATAGGTTTGTGTGATGGGAGAGAGGCAGAAATGGTTTATGTGATGGGAGAGAGGCAGAAATGGTTTATGTGATGGGAGAGAGGGGGTACCTATCACGAACCTCCCGCCCCCGAAACGCGTTTTCTCCCCCGCACCCCCTTCGCTGGAAAACCGGAAACGCGTTTTTACCTAAAACATACAAACCCGCTGATTATCAACGGTTTATTTAAATTATTGATAATCAATGTATTATTATAATCTATTGATTATAAGCCACTTAAATAAACATATATCCTACATATTAATGTACGCGTATAATACCGCTCTTGTGTGTTTTATAACTTGCTGATAATCAGATAATAGAATCGAAATTAATACAAGTTAACAAAAAAAATATAGCATATATATATGTAGTATTGATAAATGTAGTATATTTGCAATGTGTTAAAGCGATAGCACATAGTTGACATGATGAACCTATATAGTGTACCCGTTGGGCTGACTATATCTGTATCTGTTAATCGCCTGCGTTGTGGGTTATTAAATTGAATATCATTTGTTTAACAATTAAAATATATTGAGTTATGATTACGAAGAAGAACGTTAACAAGCTGCAAAACGCTGTTATCAAAGAGAATGCCTCGAATTTAGTAGGTGCAGTAAAGTTATACAATGCTTTATTTGCAAATGGTGCAGACCTCAAGGCGGTATGTAAAGCGTTGGAAATACCGGCAGAATACGCGGTGAAGGTGGCAGCACTCGCCAAAGACAAAAAACGTTTAGTTGCTGTATGTAGCCAAATGTTACCTAAAGTCGGCGACACCTTTATTAAGTTTTCCCTATACTCTAAAGTATATAAGGATAGCAAAGTAGACAAAGAAAAAGGAATTGAGGCAAAAACGGCCGACTGGTGCGCGGAAAATGTGATTTATGGCGGGGAGTATAAATCTTTCGGTTTTTCAACCGCTGAAACGTTGGAGACTAAAAAAAGCGCAAAGTGGCTTGTTAAAGAAACGGATGAGTATAAAGCTACTTATGTAGCCGTTAAGATTAAATCTTATTCAATCCGTACCATTGCAAAGTGCGTGAGTGAGTATTTAACACATGAAAGCAACCAGCAGTAAAAAAAGGTTAGGCGCGTACCGTTAAACGCGCTTGTACGCCGTTGTTGGTGGGTGCACGTCCCGCGTATGCTTTAGACTGAAGCCGACAAAACAGAGAGTTATTTTACATATTGGGGATAGATATACCTTTGCCCTTGCCGTTGGCAATTAAAGGGTTGGTATTACTGCATGGACCATCCGAATAGGTATGGTTTATGTTAGGTATGTGAGTATAGTTTAGAAAGCATACCGTTGTACGAGGTTTGTCTCCGTTCGGGAACGTGTCTTACTGATCTACACGTTAAATAGGATCGGGCTGTAGATTAAATTACAGGGTACAAGCATGTAGCCTACCATGTAGGTACGTGCCGTATCAAAACGCAAGGACACTATGCCGTTATGTGTGGCGAAATAGTGTAGCAGACGGAAAATATAATAACAACATAGTACGGGCCTGTACACAAGAACTACGTACTAATTACAGGCTGTTGGTTGTAGCATAAAATCTCTATAGGATAGGAATGCGTGTCCGGTTCGATTCCGGAGCAACCTCTAAATTATAAACAATATAATAACATGGAAAGGAAATTTAAATCTTATATGGTAGACGTCCGCGGTCTGTCCAGGAAAGAAGCTAAAGAAAAGCGGAAAAGAGCGTATCGTGAATTTATGTTGTATCGTGATCTTAAAGAAGCGTATCATGCCGATACGGGAAAGGACAAATGCAAACGCAAAGTCCATACATCACGAACATACGTCAAGGAAAATATAAACAGTATTTAAATAGGAGTAGGGTTGTTCCGAACTTCGGAGCGGCCCTATTTTTGTATCCTACTCTTTATATTCATGGGTAGGATATTCTGAGAGTGAACGGCGGACGTGGACAAAATTGGTCTAAAACGAAACAAAAATAAGGCCATTCGGATATAATGCCGGTATTTTGTCTATATCATGTCGTTAAAATTGGTCTAAAACGAAACTTTAGGCGGTTTTCTGACCCAAAATAGGACGTCGGATGCCGCCTTTTTCGTCTCTATGGATTGAAAATTAGGCTTATTGTATTTTTCTTAAAAATTAGGTATGCTTGATTATCAATTAGTTAGGTTTTATAATCCCCGTATTTTCGGACATACTTATTGTATTTTTTTTATTCTATGTGGTGGTTTTTATTAGTAGCTGACTTGTATTTTCTGTCAGTTGGTATCCGTTCTATGTTGGAGTATGGAGCAGATCAGTATAATGTTGTAATGGTCTTTTGCTTTTCGTTTTTGGCTTTGATTATAGGTTTGAATATCTATTTGGATAGGAGGAGTAGACGGTAGGGCGTGGGCTGAAGGCCTCTATTCTCTCTATGGAATGATATTATCTCTAAACACCCTATACTTCATGCCAGAGTATAAGCTTGTAGCGCTCTCCGTATGCCTGTAGCGAGGTGTGAGAGCGCAGGTTCTATGCGGAAAGCCGGAGGATTAGCCGGGGTTGGAGAGGGGGAGAGGGAGGGCACTTCCTTCCAACAAAATTCAACAGATCAGCGTTTTAAAACAGCATTATGTAGGGTTTTCCAACAAAATTCAACAGATCAGCGTTTTAAAACAGCATTATGTAGGGTTTTCCAACAAAATTCAACAGATCAGCGTTTTAAAACAGCATTATGTAGGGTTTTCCAACAAAATTCAACAGATCAGCGTTTTAAAACAGCATTATGTAGGGTTTTCCTACAAAATTAAGACTTACAGTGCTTTAAAACAGCATAATGTGAGTTTATTCTACAAAATTCAATAGGTTGAGAGTTGAAAACTATATTCTATAGATTAGTAGTAATCGGAATGTATAACAATTAAAACATAAACAACATGAACGTATATGATTTTGCACCTGACTTAGATTTGAGTAAGGAGGGAGAAGGTTCTATTTTCGGGGTGAAAGGAATAGAAGGTAGTGACGGTATAGTATATGCTAAGGTAGTTAGCTGTGTAGGAGTTAAAGATTACAGTTGTGATAGGTGTATTTTTTATGATTGTTATAAGGATAAATGTTTGTTATCACATAGCAATAGTTGTATAGATATAGGCTGGTGTTGTAGGTACGAACAGGCTGCCATAGAGGGGGAGTAGGCGGCGCCTTGGGCTAAGGCCTGCGGTTGTAGGTGGAACGTAGGTCGGAGCAGAGCCGGAACAGTTTGTTGTGGAACTAAAAAAAATAAAAAGGAGGAGATAGCGATATGAAAAAGGCATTTAAGATATTTTCTATTATGTTTGTCATAGAAATAGTGTTGATAGCTATTTTAGATGCTATGGCGTAAGTGAGAAAAATTTCTTCATTAATTTTCTTATGCTTTAGACAGAGTGCTCCCGTCTGCGAAGATCGGAGCACTTGCTTTATGGGATTCATGGTGCGGTAGGTCGGTTCGATTCCGGCGATCTCACACAACATTAAAAACAAAGGAGGAAAGAAAATGAAAGATGGTATTACATTACATCCAGAACACGGATTGAATCCGTCTATAGAAGTTTGCATGATATGTGGCGAAGAGATGGGGATTGCTTTATTAGGGAATAACATCAAGGGGCAGGCGCCGCATCATATATGCACGGGAGAAATATGTGACAATTGCAAAAAGACAATAGATGACGGAGGTTGTTTTATTATCGAAGTCGAGGATGGATCAGATCAAAAGAATCCGTATCGTACAGGGAGATATTGCGCGATAAAGAAAGAAGCAGCAAAGAAAATACTTGGACAGGAACATAGTGTTGTGTACATGGAAAAGTCTGCGTACAGTCAAATAATACCACAAAAATAAAGAAGGGTATGTTTACAAAAGAAGAGCGATTATTCATATGGAAAAAGGTATATGAGATAATTGATAGGTTAGAGGATGGGGAATACATATGTGTTGCATTGAGAAATGTAGTATTAATGTTTTTCAAAACACATAATTTTTATGAGTTGAGTTCAAATAAACTGGTGAGGATATATTTCCCGGAATTGGAAGAGAAGATAAGTATGGCCACAGAACCAGAGGAAACTATATAATGCTTGACATACTCCCATCGCTAAAGCAAACGGGATTCTTGGATACAAACGTACGGAACCCCCGGTTTTACAATCGTTGGAATCACCCGCACTTTCCAACTCGGAAATGCCCTTCCGAGGTCGCAAGACAGGGCAAATATAATGTTTAATTATCATCTGACACATAAATGGGATCAGTATTACCATTAAATAACATAAAACAATAATAAGATGACAGATAATAACATAGATGTGAATATCGTACCTGTAAAGAATGGTGCGAAACGTGTTGTGGTATCATATTACCATTATTCACGCAAGGACAAAAATCACATGAGTTCCCAAACGGATTACGTGTGGGAAACAAAGAATGAAGAAATGTTTAAATACTTTGAGGCCAGGAGGACAAAAGTATTTTATAGTCAGATTCGTGCCATGTGTAGATTCTATGGCAAGAAAAATGTACGTAAATACAAAAAGTTATGATTATTTAACCAACAAAACCACCATGCTTTAGAAGGTGGATGAATTGGTTTGATTAATTTTGAATCAAAATTACAGATAAAAAAATGATTTCATACAAATACAACATCTATCATTCAAAGAAAACGAAATATCTGGACAAGATGCTTCGAGAATGTTGTTTCGTATGGAATCATGCGTTAGCTCTACAACGTAGGTATCACAAACTGTTTGGGAAAT